CCCCACTCTGCACGCAGAGCATTCAGGGTGGGCTGCATCGTGTCGGTCTTATAGGCTGCATTTTCAAACAGGTTCAGCAGCAGCGCCTTTGCGTTGGCGGTAAAGCCCTCGCCCGGGTCGCCTTTTGCACCCTTAACACCCTGCGGACCAACGTCTCCTTTGTCCCCCTTGGGACCTTGTACTCCAACAGCTGCGGCAGCGATACCATCTTCCATATGATTCAAATGATCGGCTTTCAAGATTTGACCTTTTACAAAGTTCTGCTTTTCGTAGCTCATTTTATCACCACCTTAGCCCAATACGAGCTCGCCGAGGGAACCATAAGCTTCAACCGTTGCAGTTCCATCATCAAGAGCCTTCCAAGTCAGAGCCCCTTCGACACTCTTGACGCGATTGTCCATAGCAGTATTCAAGCCATCCGCATAGGTTTTTGCAGTATCGCGAGCGGCATCCGCCTTTTTAGTAGCATCAGCAGCAGCGGCAGAAATTACTTCTGATTTCGCAGCAGTCAGTTCATCCTGAGACACCTTTGCATTCCAAGCCTTGCGCTCTTCGGCGGTAATGTGCACCACAGCATCCTTGGAATGACCGTCTAGCTGGTCTTGCACCTTCTTGATCTTTGCGTCAGTCTCAGCCTTGGTATAAGCATCAGGCACAGCTACATACAAGCCATCATCTTCAATTGTGATAGAGTTATTGGCTTTTGCAGATACGCGCACAGCGACACTGATTTTATTGTCGTCAGAAACGGTCACGGTTGCAGTAGAAGTTGCAACACCAACATAAATATCAATCAGAGAGCCAACAGGAATCTTAATTACATCACCACTAGTAATGGTCAGCTCAATATTTTTATCTTTTGTATTGTAAGTTCCGCTAGTAACAACTAAGTCCTTGCCAAGCGCAATCGTCAGAGTGTCACCGCCAAATACAGGCAGCTTGATAGTGCGAGTTTCTGCATCATAAGTAGGCTCATGGATAACACCGGTCAGGGTGGTGGTAACAGGTTCGTCACCCTTTGCCACACTCAACACACCAGCATTATAGGTAACATCTGTAACGAACTTACCTTTAATACCTTCCACCGCTGCAACCTTGGCATTAACATAGTCAGCGACAGCCTTGGTGGTCGGAATATCGTCATTGGTAGCATCTGCAGGAATCTGAGTAACGGTTGTTTTGTTCAGCTGCACAAACTCCACACCATTCCAAATATGCATGGTATAGTCTGTCATGCGGAAATAAATAATGCCCTGAACCTGACCAGCTGCGGGCAGGGAAGACACCATCTTAGTGCTCTTAGTGTACTCAGTTGTACCCTTAAACAATTGCAACGTATCGGTCGTAAAGTACAGTGTATCCATGTCTTTTGGAGCAAGGGCATCGTACCGTGCTTTCGTACCATACGCAAATTTTACTTGTGCCATATTTTTCCTCCTTATTAGAATTCAGTCCATTGGAAATTTGTAGATTGAGTTTGAAAAGGCTCGACGAAGAACCGACCTGACTCCACGCTTTGCTGCACGACCCACGGTTCATATTTGTCGTCTTTGCCTCGTATCATTACGGTCTGACCTGCATAAGTCGCATCATTCTGGTTAATTGCCTCATTTGCCGCCGGAATACTATCAAAACAAAGCGTCCGAGGCGCTACCTTTTGAATAGATAAGTCGTCCCGGACGTATATAAATTCTGATGTATCTTTTGTGATAATAATGTCTTTGCCATCAATCAACCCAAGCGCAATCGCGGCTTCTACGTCTTCTGCGTTACCGTAACCAAGCTTCGAGTATTTGTATGCCATTCTTTTCACCTCGCTTTAAACGATGGTTAGAATGGGACAACACGCATACTACCATCTTCAGTTTCCACAGTTTCAGTTGTGATTTTAATAGCGTTACCAATGGGTTTGCCCTCGGAGGTAAGCTGAATACGATGCTCTTCATCGTAAGTGATGTTATCAGCCTTATTAGCCAGACTGGTATTGAACCGGTCAGTCATTGCCTTATTCAGAGCCTCCAGTGCGATAATACGCTGGTCGAGCGTGCTCAGTGCTTCATCGGGGATCAAATCAGACCACTTGCTGATAGGAATAATATGTACAACGCCGGGGCCAGCCTTACGCACGCGCTGAATCGTCTGTCCTTCAGAGTCCATCTCGACATGAACAAAGGTCAGCTGGAACTCAATGTCGCCAGCCTCGCTAGTCAGACCCGTATCAAAAGGCAGAAGATATTCCAACCGGTTCTTGTACAAGTCTTTTGACTTTTGTAGAATTTCAGTTTTATAGCGTTTGCTCACAGGCAAAACGTACTCCAGCATAACGGTATAGTCACTAATATCTACACCTTTGTAGGTCTGATCGGCAAGAAAGTGCAAATTATCCACCAGCTTGCTCCGCTGCATGATACGCTCAGTCAGACTCGCTGTGATAGTGTTATCCTCGTTAATTAAAAAGGTATACATATCACACCTCCTTTCCGTTCACAATGTACAAGTAATCATCCAATGAGATCTTCTTGCCCTCAAGCAAGTTCTCCACAAATTTGTCCTGTACCATTCCATTCTTATAGAGTCGGTGCATACTCTCGACGAACTCAGTGAAAATCTTTTCCATTACAGTAGACCTCCTTGAATTAGCGTCAGTGTATAGGCATCAATAATGGCCTCAGGAGTTGTACCTCCCAAGGCCATGATTTGGTCATATTCGTATTTGTCAATCGGCTCAAGCGTTACGGTATCATATTCCGGGGATGGAATCAGGTAATAGCCTTCAACGTGCCAGATATACTTGCCGTTGCTGCTAATAATACCCTGTGCGTCATCTTCGGTGCAATTCACCATGATATCGTGCTTGGGCTGATACTTTACAAACTGAAGGCGGTCAAGAGCATCGATCACTCGACCGTCTTTAAGTACCTTATAATACACTCTCAACACCTCCTTAAATGCTGAACATCACGGTTACTCCTAGCTGCTCAGAAGGATAATGGAAGCCATACAGCTCACCGGTCTCCTCAATTGCATAGAAGTATCCATCATAAGTAGCAAACGGGCTGCGCAGCCAATACTTTGTTGCCTTACCCTCTGCGTTGTGCTTGACGCGAGAATCATTGCCGGTCATGTAGCTGATTGTTTGACCTTCGTAAACGTAAGGCTCGTCAATCATCGAAGAGCTTACTTCAATCGCAGATGGAATGAAGAAGTAGCAGTCCGAAGTCACAATTTCCTTACTCTTATTTCCGGCAGAACTCGGTACTTTGACCTTTTTGATAAGCTGTTTCCAACCAATCGGCAAAGCATCAACCAGACGAGAGTCAAGATACTCACGCAGAGAAGTACTGCCCCAACCGCCAGCATTGTTAGAAGAAGAACTCAGTACCATGTCCTGACCCAGCGTATCCTTCTGCAAGAATGTCATAGAGCAACGCTTGTTGGAATTGTCGCTCAAGTAGTAGTTCTTAAAGCTTGCTACCTCAACAATCAGGTTATCGTGTGTCCATGCGGCCAATTCGCGACAAGCAGCATCGCCAAGGTCTGCGTACCAAAGCTTAGACCAATAAACCGTACCTTTAGCGTGGCGCTCGTAAGCACCATCGTCTGCTTTTGCACATCCAAATACCAGAGTGGCATTCGTCTTTGTGGAGCGAGTACGAGTGATCTTTGTATAGTTCAGTGCAGAACCATAGATATTAGAGGAATAGACATACAGTGCGTTATCACCCTTAATGTGCCGGATAACAGTCATATCGCGAGAACCGGCAGCGACACCATTTGCAGAGTCAATACCCCAAGTCATCTTGACGCCAGTTGAGTTCCACAGACGGATACCATTCATGCCGTTCTGCTCAAAGCACTGCATCAAAACAGTGTTATTTGCATTTGTGACATCCATCTTGTAGTCAACAGCCAGCACAAAATCTCTGTCCTCTTCAAACAGCTTGAGGTCGGTATCAATGTAGTTCTTGCCATCAAACACCTGCGGTTTACTAATAAGAACCTTTTCAGTGATGTCCTCATAAGAGAAATCGTTGCCAAGCTTGATGGAAACTTCATCCTTTGGCGTGGCAACATTCTGCTCAACGCCAACCTTGTTCATCGCATAAATTTCAACAGGGCGAAGCTGACCGATTTCCTTACCGTCAAAGTAGGTAGAAGAATACTCGCAGCTATCATAAACAGCATTGATATCCTTATCGCCGGTGACGTAACCACCTTTATCCCAGCCACTGAACAGGTAATACTTAAAAGCAGTTTCCTCAGAGGTATAAGTCGGAGTATCGCCGTCATACAGCACCATAGAGCCATACGGAGCAACAGTTTCCTTCAACACAGCGCCACGGTTCATATAGCGGACAGTATACTTACGCACAGATTCGGTATAAGTTGCAGTGACAGTCTGATTGCTAAAAACAGTCGTAAACTCGGTGTCCCAGCCACTGAAAGTAAAGTCCGTAGAAATCGTACTTTCGGCAGTAGGTGTCGGAATCGGGTTCTCTTTACGTGTAACAGGATCAACGGCCTTATCACCCTTATCAATGTACTGTTCATCAAGTACCGTACCGTCCTTATTTACGAACGTCCACTTAAACTGCTGAACCAGAGTGTTATAAGTGATATTCAAATCAGGCCACTGTGCCGTAAACTCTGCCAGCTGACGCTCACGCATAATGGGTACATGGACGCTGCCCTCGATAACAGAATGATCAGTGTTATAACCATTTTCATCCAAGCCGGTCATCTTTAACAGACGATCCAGCAGGGAAGTATCATCCAACTGCCAATCAACGCCAGTCAAACGCACACGGTTCAAGTTCGTGCACTTAGCCAGCATATCAGTCAAGTCAATTGTCGGACACTTCTCGACAGTCAGTGTGGTGATATTCTTATAATCTGTAACCTTCAGGTCGGTCAGATAATTCAGGTTCTTAGCGCTTAGACTTGCGATCGCAGGCAGTTCAGCCTTCTTAATTTTACCGCCCTTAGCAAACGCGACGCCGGTAATGCCAGAGCCGCCAGCATAGAACTCTTCCAGATTCGTACAGCCGGTCAGACTGATGGATTTCTTCAGGTTCGGCACGTTCTGCAGGTTCAAATGCTCAAGCAGTGTATTGTTGCCAACTGCAAAGTCAGTCAGATTCGTATTCTTGTAGCCCTCGGCGGCAGAACCAATCTTCAGGTCAGTCAATTTTACGCCGTGGCTGAAATCAACATAGCCGGGATAGAAACCAGAAATATCGCCAATGCTCTGGATGATAGAAGCGTTGTAAACATAAACTTCTGTATCATTCATAGCTGCAATCGGGCACTGAATCTCGTAAGTCTGACCGCGCTTACCACGCACCTTCACAGGGTTAGAACCATACCGTACAGAGACATAAGTGTCGGCATAGGGGACAATATGGAAAGTGCCATCGGGTTTCACACCTGTCCAGTTGGTCGGAGTATAACCACGAATGGTCATATCGTCAGAGGTACAAGCAGCACCCGTATACTTAGATGCCATGTATTTTTCCTGATACCGCTGGAACTGGCGTCTTTGGTGGCGTTTGTTACCGTGCATCATTGGCAGATAGCTGGTTGTGCCATTATCCTCATAAGTGCGGAAATACTTACGCCGCATATCCATGATCCACAACTTCTCTGGCTTTACGTCCTGATAGTCTTCGAACTTTTTCAAAATACGAGTAGCACTCCATGCTAAAGCACTCTCGCGGTTCAGGAACATCTTTGCGAGATCATCTGCAAACAGGTCACGAATCTTGCACCACAGCTTAGAGTCGTGTGCGTTGAACACACTCTTTGTACCGATAGTGTCCATATCTTCGTAGCCGTAACTCAGGGTCAGACCGCCCTCGTTATCGTTGCCCATTGCAGTGTCGTTATCGTAGTCAAAACAGAAATCCCAGTGCACAAGGTCAGTCGTGTGCGGGAATACGTTCTTTGCACGGTTATCGACCATAGTATGACGCTCAGTAAACAGATAGTGGAACAGGGTAGAATCTTTAATAAAGTAGTTCTCAAAGTTCTTCTTGAACTCTGCATCATCTGCATTCACAACCCAGTTCTGTACGCGAATCCACGCATTTTTAGCTGCCTGAATCTCTTCATCGGTACAATTCTTATTGATGTAACGGAACTCAAAGCTGTGGTCGCCATCCCAAGTTTCCTCAGAGAAGTCGCCGCTCAGGAAACGTGTCTGTGCATCGGTGTTATTATCAATCTCAATAATAACTTCCTTGTGATTGTTCGGGTCCATACCCATTGTGTCACTATTCTTCTTTGAGTTGCCAAAATCGCCGCAAGCATAGAAATGCCACTGACCATCCTTGAAGACAGTTGCGTTTGTGGTGTCGGTCTCCTGAATAAAAACGACACAGGGGTAGAATGCCATGGTGTCGCGTACCTTCGGGTTGTCCTTGCGAGCTTGACGAATGTACGGGTTGAACTCGTTAAACTCGTCTGCCAGTAGAGCATTATTTGCATTCTCAGAAGAAGCAACATTGACTTTGATGTTAAAATACTTCTCACCAACGCTGTTTTCTGTAAATGCATACTTGCTGCCAGTGCTCTCATCACCAAAGGTGAAACCACCAGAGCAGTTGATATCAATATTACGACCAGATTCACCGTATGCATTAGAACTAGTGCCCTGTCCCTTATGTGAACCAGTGGCGATCCAGTTGTCTTCCACAGCGCGACCATTCTTATAAATGTGCTGAATAGTTGTGTTCGGAACTTCGTTCTTTTTGCCAGTCGTAAAGGTCGGAGCAGAGATCTTGATAATGCGCAGGTCTGGGCACTTCTCAGCCAGTAGGTCAGGATTCAGTTCGCCGCTCACATCCGTAATATCATTGCGGGTGTAGCGCTCAATCATTTCCTCTGCATTCTTTGCGTCTGCAATAAAGTTGTCGAGGATCTCGTCGTCCGTCAGGTTCATCATGTAGGACTTCATGCGGTAAACAAGCACGTCACAATCAGGAGAACCAATTGTAATGCCAACCGGGGAAGCCTGCGTAAAGTTGTCGCTTGCGTCATACAGCTCAACACGACAGGGAATACCGTCAAGCCACAGAACCATTTCCTTATACTGACTATCAGGCAGAATATTGAACTCAAACTCCATGAAATCATCTTCACAAGTCGGCAGGTCGATACTATTCTGCTCACTAGTCAACGTGACCTTCTGCGCCTGAATATTCAAACCGATACCACCGTTCAAGCAGGTCAGTGCCGTAGCATCGTAATTCTTGACGTTCGTAGTCTTAAACACCAGCTTAAAGTTCTTGCCTAACTTTTTTGCGTCATCACCAAACAGCTTGTAGCTGATATTTGCAGTTGTACCAGCCTTTACACAGAAGTAGGTATCACCATCTTCGTCCAGCTGATAACCACCGTTAGACCAGTCAAAATTATCGCTTACGGTCAGTCTTGTATTGCCATCAGACCACAAACGGGTTTCGTCAGCGTTAGTCTTGCCAGCAGGGTTGAAATCAAAAACCAGATTTGTCTTAACGGGCTCAATCGTAATACCAAGCTCTTTAATCTCGACACTAATCTCCTTGCTCACTGAGCCGCATACGATTTTCAACGTATGAGTGCCAATATCAGCAGATTTCCAAGTCCATGTCTGCATGGTGCGTCCAACAGTCAGGGTGGCAGTCTTAGCTCCGTCAACCTCCAGTGTTACAGTGGTCGTAGAGCTGGATGGATCATAAACGGTATAGTTGATTGCAACGTTGCTGTACTGCTTTGCACTTGCCGTCTTTGTGGCACAGCTGATAATAGGAGTTGTATTGCCTTCAGCTGCCCACATGATATCTTTGACAACCTTATTACTGGTGACCTGTTTTCCATTGATTTCAGCAGTCATGGAAACTTCTACCAAATGTGCGCCGTGGGTCTGTGCAGGAATAGCATAAGTCAACTGTCTGCCTGTAACGCTGCTTGTGGTAGAGCCAAGAATCTTTCCATCAATCGTAAAGTTGATAGTTTTTGTAATATTGCCATACGGAGTGTAGCGGAATGTTACCTCTCCACTATAAACAAGCGTATCATCAAAAGAGCTTTCAATATAAAACTCAACGACATTGACAGTCCAAGTCTTTGTACCAACACTGCCCACACTATCGGTCACCTGTAACTTAACAGTATTGTCACCGCTGTGCAGATACTGTGTTATGTCAAAGCTATTCTTGCCTTGGATAACGGTCTGCGTTCCAACTTTTGTATTGCCGACATACCATACGCCAGTGGCAGAACCAGTGTCATCGCCAGAGTTGTCCACAGAAGAGAACTTGAAATTGATAATAGCTTGGTCGCCAGCAATCACAGTTAGTGCAGAGCCGTCCAGACGCTCGATCTTGATAACACTTGTACTGCCGCCAGTGCCACCGCCTCCACCACCTTGGATGACAACTTGTGTTTTCACAGTGCCATTTTCCAACAGGCTCAGCTTTGAATCCTCGTAAGTAATATCATACTCACGCCCAGAATTCGGGTCAGGCTTCACATTTTTCAACTGCTCCTGAATTTCAGAAATATCGCCATTGATAGTGTCAATACTATTCTGCAAACCGGAAGCAGTATTTTTTACCACAGTCAAATCATTTGCCACGGTCTCAACGCTGGTTTTTTCAGCCTTTGCTTCTAACAGCTTGTTGGTTGCCTGTTTGTTGTAATAATCACTTTGCAAGGTCTCAGGCAAGTTACCAACGCTATCCTGCAGATTCTTTACGGCAGCATCGTTGCTGGTCTTATACTCGGTCAGTTCGGTCTTAACTGGTGCAATCTTTTCGTCTATTTTTGCTTCAACGGTTTTATTAAAAGCGGTTACCCAATCAGCACTCGGATCAGTGTTTAGGGTAATGGTTTTAATAATCTTTTCGCCATTCAGGAACTTGATCGTCTGTGTTTCAGCATCATACTGCACATCAAACTTTGCTAGACCGTCAACCTTGGCGATATCATCCCGAAGCAGGGTAACAAAACCGTCAACCTCTTCCTTAGTGTAATAGTTTGCCAGTGTGTCAGCCAGACCATCTACAACAGCCTGTGCTTCTTGTGCGCTCTGTGCAGCCTGAGTTGCAGCAGTCTGTGCCTCACCAACCTTCTGGCTCATCGTAGCTAAGAACTGAGTATACCAATCGTCATCGGTCGGGTTATTCATTGCGGTGCCGGTAAGCGCTTTCAAAACATTTAGCTTTTCGTTCGGCTTTGTACGCCATAGATAATTCTTCGATTCACCGCTGTTCGGTACAGTAATTGCACCAGTCGCCATAATTTCAAACTTTAGCACACCCTCTTTGATAGTGGCATAGTTACTGACCATCCAGTAAAACCGAATCTTATCAGTACTATAGCTCACGTTGATGGGTGCGGTATAGTTCTCAGCATTATTAGCGTTAACATAGTGGATCTGAATCGTCATGCTCATCAGGTCAACACCATCATAATAACGCGGCATCTCAAACGGAATGACCTGACTGTTGTTTTCCTGTGTGATATTTACCTGAGTCGGACTCAGTGTGATTTCTTTATTGGTATCAACCGTAGAAAAATCATTGTCCGAGAAGGTATCAAACCACGTATAGTTGCCACTTCTGGTGAAATTCTGGTCTTCCACAGAGAAGGTTGCCACATCCTCATCACAATCAACCACTGGACGAGCATCTTCTATGGAAGCCTCCATCGTCATTGCGGGGCTTGCAGCGACCATACGTTTGGATTCTTCAAATGATAATGCCATCTACTCACTCCTCTCATTAAGTATCTTTCTTATTATCGATATATTTTTCTTTGAGGACATTCTCATAAGTGATATAGGGATAATACGGGTAATAGCGGCTCAATGTAACATTCATTGTGCCTTCTCCAATGTTTTTATCTATCTTTTTAATAATCCACTCAACTGCAATATCAGACTTCAGGTACTTCGCTGCATATTTTACCTTTTCATTTACGTCAAGCCACGGAATCATGTGCATACTCAATGTGATGGAATCCGTCAGCCGACAATTTTTCCATAGCGTGTATTTGCATACCGTCATGGCTGATTCATCCGAGGTATATCCGTCAAACTCACTACCCGAGCACACAAGGTTTCTTCGCCCGATTTTATCAATCGTCAACCGACTATTGTACAAGTCATCAATGCGGTTTGGGTCATTTACGACAACGTACTCAAGGTTGTCACATGCCTCCGCAATCTTGTCTGCCTCAATTTGTTTTGCGGTCGGCATTGCATCCACAAACTTCGTCATAGCATGAGACTGAGACTGACCAATAAAATAGACCCGGCTCTCAATAAGAAGAGCAGGGTCTGATATCTGGATCTCTGTATTCGTTGCTGGATTATACTTCACATACACGGTGTCATAATTTTTCGTGGATGGATTATAGATTTGTTTCGGGTAATAGCGCACCTGTGGATCACGCTGTTCTTTTTCGTATTTGCCTGTAAGTGCGTTGAACTTATATGTAAATGCACCATCAGTTGCCTGATTTAGCCAATGCTCGCCATATTTTATGACGTAATAACGGCCTTTCCTTAGTAGAGAGGTATCTTCTGGTTCGTCCTCTCCTTTTTCGTTGGTAACAGCCTTAAACAACATCATAGGTCCATACACTGCGCGCGTTGTTTCCCGATACTGTCCTGCCCCAGTCGGATTCGTTTTGATTGTCGTAACAAGGTTCTCAACACAGATTCTTGCATTTATCGCAATATCTTCTGGGCAAATAAACGAAAATCTTGTACCGTCCTGAACACTTGCTTGTTTTAATTTTAACAATAAAATAGACGCGCCGGTATCATTTGGGTTCATGTTGTAGCTCATATTCAATTTATTATCTTTAAGCAGCGCTACAACATCATCCCACTCTTTTGTTCCTTTTTTACAATACACGACCTCGCCAGTACCATCTGGGTCGTTCTTCTCAGGTTTATTATCTTTGCAGAAGTAATCGCTGGAGTTTGATGCACCCCATACTTCTACACAGTTATGGATCTGACTGTAATCGACGCTGGCATCTTCACTAATGACCATGCTTTTAAAGATATCTTCGTCCAAAACAACAGGGTCGTCATAACCTGACGGAATTTCTTTGCACACAAAAGTATCGTCATCAAAATACATCTCGAAAGGGAAATAGAGGTCTCTCAACTCCGTCAAAATGTTCCAGATTGTCGTGCCAGTATTATATTCTAGGTCGTGCGGAATTCGCCGTACCCAATAGTCAACCATACTCTTTGTCAGCCCTGAAAGTTCAAATGTCTCCTTAATGGAATCACGAACATAGTGCGGCTTCTTTTTGTCATCTTCGTAGTAGTTGACCCCATCCTTAACCACGAGCTTGCGGTCATACATCGGAATGCGCGTTGCGTATCCGGTCAGTGTTCCACCAAGCGTGCCGTCAAGCAAACAGGTCATATCAAGACAAGAAAGGCTTAGTTTGTTCGTTGTAGCATCATAACTGTATCCATTTTGCTGTATTGCATATACGCCAGCGCCATACCAGTGTACACCATCTGTATCCACAAAGTTCGTGCCAGTTCGTATTTCAGCCTCACCAGAGTATAAAGCGTGATAGAAGTTATATATCTGAGTTAAACCATCTTTCAATTCCCATATCGTTCCTTGAATATCGTGCATTGAATAGCCAACAAATACACTTGTGTCATGGAAATATTTATCAAGTTCTTCTTTGGTACAGCCAGCAATCGCTGCAACATCGGCTGCAGATAATATCCTTCCTGCTGCGATACCACCCTCTACAGCAGCAATCATATTTTTTACACGTACTGTTTTCCCATAAATCATACAGTCAACACCAAAACTATCAAGTTCAAGTATTTTACTTTGTAAAGTTGAACCATCTCTTTGAACTGCATCACAAGCTGCATTGAAAATCACTTCAATATAAGACCTGATATCTGCATTCAGCAGCGGAATAACAACATCTCCTCCGCCTATCAGTAGTGGAGTGTATGCAATCTCATACGTCTTGCCATTTGTTGTATAACCATCTGAAGATGCAACAACGGTCGAATATGTTCCAACATCTCCTTGCTCTTTCACAAAAGATGCATATTTCTCTTTATTTTCATCTGTCCAAATAATACGCTTACGGTTTATATTTTCGATATTGCCATACTGTTCATAACCGCCAACCTTATATCTCCACTTTGCTTGCCTTAACTCTGTGTCCTTTTCTTTGTATATCGCACTATTTTTGATTTTTGCATCGATCTCTTCTTCTGGTATTCTTACCGCGTCCGCCCCAACAAGCGGCATACTTGTTGGAGCTTTCATACCAATCTGTAAGCGCAGCATCTTGCTCGTCCACTCCTCTGTGGAGAACTGAGAAATAGAGAATCCACTCTTCGGGAAGATATCAAGATTAAAAGTGCGCCGTGTATCTGAGTCTGCGTCAATCGAGTTAGAACCACTTAACGCAAGTCCTTCGATCGTATCAATAATCTGGTAGTCTTTATTCAGCAGTTCAATACGACAATATAATCTTTTTGACCGGCTTTTCAGTAAGGCCAGATCTTCTTCTGTAGGTAAGTAAGTCATGGCCCACCTCCTTAAATCAAACCAGCGTTCTTCATGTCATCGCTGCTATTCAAATCGCCAGTCTCTACAAAATCAAATGAGATTTCTACCTTATCCGGATGCTCATCATCTGAGTAAGAAACATTTCCATTCACATTCATCAGCCATGCGCGGCCATCGTACATCTTCAATGCTTTTGGCTTTTTGTTCGTTAGCCAATTGATAAAAGTCTCCCGATAGTCAATAGACCCATCAAAATCAAACTCATCATTGTTGCGATCCCACTTGATAATAACACCAGAGAAGTTGCCGCTATAATAATTTGCCTCACTACCATAGAATACGATGGGATACTTGCTTCCCAATGTCGTCTCCACAGACGCTTCTTGATTGCGCGTAATATTCGTGACAGCTGGCTCAAGACCAACATAATATGATATGTCTTTATCCATTAGCCATGCTCCGTCAAAATCGCTTACGGCACTTGTAGATGTGTACACTTGTTCAATTTCATCCACAACAGGAACTGCCATATACTGATACTTCGTTTTCCTGCCACGTGCGAATTTGTCATAGCATACAATCAAAATAGGCTCAACGGAACTTGTGATCTTCTTTTCATAAATCGTAATCCAGTCGTACTTGCCAACCTCTCTACGCTTTACGCGAATAGAATCAAAATTATTAGGCTCGTCCTCGTTTTTTGTAATGGTAAGCTTAATTCTGCCTTCTCTTTTTTCATTCTCTGCCACAATTTCAAGTTTCTGCAGTTGTCCGTCATACTCAATTCTGAATGCGCAAAAATCCGTGTCCAGAACATATCCGTTCACAGTTTCTCCAACTGCTCGCACATAGTACACCTTATTATTATCAAGGCTTTCTACGTTAAACGCATGTGAAATAGAGCCGTGGTATATCTCCTCATGTAACAAAGTCTTGTCTGAATCATAAAGCTGATATTTATAAAGATTCAGTGTCTCGCCCTCTTCTTCGATGTTTTTATACTCGACATTAAATGAAAAAGCGGGGAAGGGAATCGTCTTTTCAGCGCGTGCTTCCACATCAACAAACGTTAACACCGGTTTTTCATGGCAATAAAAAAGAACGGCATCGCTTAAATCACTTGTATTGCCGTTCTGATTTGTTACTGCAATTTTAAGATAGTAGGGGAGTAGTCTGTTATGTATAAGGTTCGCTGGCAACATAAACATACGCACAGAAGATGAACCACTGGTTTTCACTGTCTGGTTAACAATAATATTGCCGGAGGCGTTGTCATAGATAATATACTTCACTTCATTGATCGTGTCATCGTAACATGTGTACCGCACAATATTTTCCCGCGTAGCGTCTATCACGGAAAATTTTGAAATTATCGGTTTCGCCAATTTAACACCTCCTTATTTTACGCCATATATCTCACATGGAATAATCAAATCGTTATTTGTTGTAATGGCCGTCTCACCAGAGCTTTGTGCGTCAAAGAATGTAATTTCAGTGCAATATTTATTATTCTTTTCATATGCTTTTACATAGAACGGACGGAAAGCACTTTTTATACTTGTGTCAGAATTGTATGATACATTTGGAGTAGAATTGTCGCCAGCGCTCAAATCATAAATCATACACAGCTTCGGCGTATTCATAGTGGCGCAATGATATTCTGCACCACTCCATTCACCTGCGACTGGTTTCGACACAATAACAGAAACTTTGCTCAAATATTCGAGCACCCGTTTTGTTGCAGCACTCTCTGGATCAATCTCAACAACTTCTCTCTCTTTGTAGCCACGGAAAATAAAAATATATTCTGAATAATCGCTGTCCGCTTCAAAAGTCAACTTGTTCTCTTCGCCAACAGCAGAGTATGCATCTTTTGAATCGTTCTTCCATAATAGCTGGAAAATCTGCCCAGCCTTCAACTTGTCCACAGTAATAGTATCAGTGGTGATTTTATCCCCAGAAACTTGCGTAAGGCTGTTGTTTACAGAGGTGGAATCAAGCGCCACTTTACCATTTTTGTCAACAGATATAGCACCAGTCAAGTTAAGCTTTGTCGCCTTGATTTTTACAGTATTTGTACTCTGGTTTATCAAAGTAGCAATGTTTTTTCCAGTATAATCTGTCTTAGCCACCTTTGAATCAATGCTTTCAGTTGCTGTTTTGATGTGCTCTTCGAGCTTTTTATTTGCGTTCAGTTCTGCAGTATCCGCATACTTTTGAGCTTCAGTTTTTGTGGCACACAGTACGATGGCATTCTCGTTTTTTGAAATTTTAGATTCTGTCAGCGAAATTCTTGTATTTAGCCCGCTCATGTCCTCGTTGTATTTTTTAGTGGTTACGCGGGCTTCAATCTGCTGCTTTGTACTCTCCAAATCAGAATTATATTCCGTTTTAAAGCTTACAAGGTCACCATCTATTTTGCCAGCGGCATCCAGTGCCTCGTTTGCTTTTGTATCATCCGTGTATTTTAGCGCCACAGCCCAGTCAGTCCGACTAAAGCTTTCAGTTGTAGGACGCGCTGTCTGACATACAAGAACTTTATTATCACCAGAACTACTTGCCCAGATATCACCACGGCTATATGGGGTTGAAGGCGTTGTGAAAAAAACACGTCTTGATCCATTTGCTGTATCGTTTTCAAGGCTCGCAGCTCTCAAAACTTTCAATAAATTCTTGTCACTAAGAGCCTCCCATATAAAAGTGTCCGTCCACCTATACGCATCATCAGCCTTCATGTCATAATAAAGGTCGCCAATGTGCAGTCTCTTTGCATCCTCCGTTACCCAATTTACTGTCGGAGCTGTATCAGTAGATGGTACACCACTGTAGAACCATAAGCTGAGTTGTCCGTCTACCTGATCTTTCAGCGTTAAAAATTCACTGACATCCGTGTATTTAACAATAGTGTCAGCAAAATCTGTATCAATAATGGACAGCTGACTGCCAACCACGTTGACTTTGCTGTCCACTGTTTTCATTGTACCAATATTATCGGGGGAACATACCAGTCGCTTCATATCACCCTGCAATGCAGTCACAACCACACTCTGTCCAACCGTGTAAATCTGGTCAGAGGTAATGTTATACTGGCTTCCAAACACGGATATTGTGTATGTATTCCCACTCACCGCAGTTACCACGCCAGTCTGCGATTTGTCAAATTTTGCGTCATTGAGTTTCTTTTCAATCGTGTCTACGATGACTTTGCTCAACACGTCGATTGCATCTTGACTATTTTGTGACATCTCGTCCCTCCTTTATAAATGTATACTCGATCTCAACCTACCCAACCCACCCTGAGCCAAGTATACTTCGTATTTATTTTTGCTTATTGTACTGCTTAACGTCTATTCAGTTCCTGTACAACCTTGTTCGGCAGACGATTTACCAGCTCACGAGCCAGTGCATCGCTATCACCAACGGGATTGTTCACATTCACATCACCAATAGACAGGGAAATACCACCAGCGTCACGGCTTTGCACCATAGAAGCAGAACTATGTTTTGCCAATTGATCGCTGAACCACTTGTCTGGATTGCCGCCCATCTCAAACAGGCGAGAGGTAATATCAGCAGGAACAACACCATCGCCAGTCTCAAGATATGTATAACGTCCAGAAGCTGGCTTACGAACAATAAGTTCTGAACCTCTTTCGTCAACGTTTGCAAAATGATTCGTTTTAGAAGATTTAAGACCATTCGCATGACCACCCAAAAAGAAACCAGCAAAACCTCCCAAAAGAGTACCAATCAATGCTCCTACAGGTCCACCTACTGCCATACCCGCAGCTGCGCCCAGACCAGCACCAGTAAGAGTTGTAGCAGCCGTTTTGACTGTTTTATCTTCATTGGCGGTTGCGTCATTCTTTTTGTCTGTTTCGTCAGTTGCTTTATTCTCTTCTTTAGATACGATCTGTGTAGCGTTAATTGTGAGATTTGTTGCGCTCTTTTGTGTGTTTTCGGCAGTTTCAGAACTACTATTCGCAGTGTCTTTTGTATTCTCGGCAGTTTCTTTACTCTTACCGAAAATGTCCTTACACAGATTTACGATTCCACCAATAGGACTTATGTCCCAGAAGAACGAAGCAACGGACTTTATTGCCTTCTTACCAAAGCCATCTTCTTTATTGGACCAGATTTTCTTCTGATTCTTCATGGCCTTTGTGCCGCCATAAATACCAAGCCCGCCAGCTGCAAGAATCGGAATCGCAGCGGGCCCAGCAGCAGCCAAGGCGCTTCCAGCTGTACCAATAAGTTTTCCAGCACCAGCAAGCAACTTACCTCCGCCACTAAGTAATGTAGTTCCAACCTTACCAATCCCGCCAAGAATCGTGGAACCAATCTTGCTCTTACTAACAGCATTACCGACAGCCTTAAATCCGTTTACAACTGTGGAAACAATGCCGCCGCCTTCGCCGGAACCGCCGAATAGGCTTTGAGCGCCACCTTTGATCGTGTTCCAAATATTTGTAAACGCATTGATAATTCCATTGCCAGAACTTACAACCTGTTTTGTAATATTGTTATTCGCGGTTGTTAATATGTTCTTTAATGCGGTTCCCGTTTCTGTTGCAGTATCAACGAGCGTGGTTTTGACAGCGTTGACTGCCTGCTTGGCTGCATTAACATAAGATGTGCCAGAACTTGCAGCCTTTTCGCCACCATTATTTAAGAATCCTTTTATCGTATTCCACAGACCTTTTGTGCCGAGATCTTTGTACTCACCAGTCTTAAACATGGAATACAGATTATTTAGTTTTGTTAGCGTATTTATCAGTGATTCAAGGTTTGTAATCAAATTCTGGATGCCGGTGATCGCGCTGCCAGTATTTAGACTTGCAATGATCTTATTGTGATATCCGTCCAGTGAGCCTTCCATCTGAGATAGACTCATCTTCTGGATTTGCGCAGTGTACTCAAGCTCCTTCTGGTAATCCTTCCAGCTCTTGCCGATATCATCCATGACCTCAGACAACTTGTCCTTAAACTCATTGTACTTTTTGATCTGGTCGTCAATAGCCTTTTCAGCGTCTTTATTATTCCACTCGCGCTGCTTGTCAGCAAGGTCTTCACGTGCAGTACGCACATCTTCGGCGTTTGCCTGCCACTCGTAGCCATTCTCAGTGTACACACGGGTCGTGCGCTGTTGCTGGGCACGGGCGAGAGCATCTTGTGCCTTGGAAAGTTCAATAGCACGTTCGGTGGCTTCGTTATTTTCTTCTAGAGCTTCCTTCTGCTTATTCAGGGCTTCAATCCGCTTGTCGATGACTTTGCCCATAGCATCGCCCCAAATCTTGAGGTCGTTGTTAGATTTGTCATTTAAAGTGGAGAGAAGGGAAAGGAAAGAAGACAGAACAGCTTTTGCATCGGATAGAGCGGACTTGAATTCCTCGATTACCTTTTCGACGCCATCCCAGTGTTTTTTCAGTTTTGTTGTAACCTGTGCGTCGGTCTCTTGAACTTCGAGAAGAGCCTTTTCCAAAGCGTCATCAAGTTCCTTTTGAACCTCGGCTTTTTGCTTGAGAGCTTCGTCTTCTGATAGATCCTTGTTAGAATCAATGGCAGACATTTTCTTTGTGTATTGCGCTAGAGCTTTTTGGTACTTTACAGTTTTCTCCGCAAGCGCTTTATATTCTTCTGGAGTCGGCTCACGCACATCATCAATCATGGCTTGAACCTGAATACCAATCGGACTGCCTTCAAACTCTTTTGCAAATGCACTCAGTTTATCAACGTAGCTTTGGCGAAGCGCCTTTACGTCAATTTTAGCGTTACCATCCTCATCGTAAGTAAGTAGATTAGAAAACTCTTCAGGAAGTTCCTGCAGCTTCTGCATGGTATCCTGTGTCAGCTGGCCGGTAGTATTCCACTCGTCCATCGCATCTTTTAGCGTGCTCCAATTAGTCTGGTATTTGTCCAACTCGGTATTTACACGCTCAAGGTCAGTTCCAAGACCAACAAGATAATCACTAACAGAAATTTTGCCACTTTCAATATTTGCCTTATCAGAACTTAACGAGTTTGCAAGCGCAGTAGCCGCAGCACCACCGGTTTCGTTTGCAGCTTTTATGCGCTTATCCAATTCATCAAGAGTCGCTTTCTTAAACGCCTCAGTGTTGAGATTGATGTTCCCGTTTTTGTCAACGAGATTATCCATCAAATCCTTGTTATCACCAAAGAACTTGCTCAGTTGCAAGATAGACTCTATCTTACTTTCTGTTGCATCAAGGTCACCAACACCGAATTGACTATTCTTGATTTTCTGCTGAATATCATATAGCCCAGAAAATGCGGATTTTATAGCGTCCGTCTTTTCCTTGGCTTCATCCATCGCGGTGCCGTAGCCCTTGATGGCATCAGTAAGTTGCTCAAAAGAAATGGTTTCGGAATCGACACTAGAGTTCAACCAGTCGAGAATCTTCTTCATCTCGCCAGCAGACTTGCCACCATCATTAGCTGCATTCGCTTCCTCAAGCTGCGCTCTGACAAAAGTGCGGAATTTTGCGGTGTTAAGCTCAAGTTTTCCATTTTGCTCAGTTAAGCAAGCAGTAAACTTATCATCAACACCGATTAACGACTTCATGGTGTCTGCACTAATATAGCCATACTGGTTATATTCTTTCATCGCTTTTGTTAACGTATCAAAAGCAGATGACAGGTCAGCAACAGATTTAGAAGTTGTACTAGATGATTTTCCAGCATTTTTAGAAGATGAGCCGAATCCATTCAACTGATTTGTTAATGCTTGCCCACCCTTTAAAGCGGCATTCATATTGGTGTACAGCAAAGAAAGCTGAGTATTTGTGCGATTCGTGATTTCCTCTAGTTTTGCAGGATCTACGCCGCGTTCGCCGGCCTTCTCTACTTCATTTGCAAACTCCTGAGCCGCACTGTATGTCGCAGTAGCCGCAGTAGCATTTTTCAAGGCAGGAAGAAGATTTTCCAGAGCAGTCTTTTCAGCCTCTGTTTTTTCTTTTAAATCATCAGTGCTTTCAGCCGTATCATCGGCAGTAAGGTTTGCGACCTCATGTTGTGCGTTAGACAGAATTGTTGCCGCAGCTTCTGCGTATTCAGCAGCAAGTAACTCGGCATAACTCTGTTTATTTATCTGAAGCCTACCATTAACAAGCTCAAGGCAATTCAGATACTCGGTGTTTATCGTCAGTAAAGACTGAAGAGAATCGAGACTCATGTAGCCATACTGATTGTACTCTTCCATTGCACTGGTAGAAGCTTTATACGCAGACTGGATTTCATCCATTTTGGAAGAAATATCCTCCATCTTCTGTGCGCCAGCAGCCAATGCGTCAACACCATTTGCAGAAGACTGAGCTACAATACCAACTTGAACAAGTGCTTGGATAAACGCATTTACACCGTTTGTGTCAGCAGAGAAGTCCATGTCGGTCAAAGCTTTACGAAGATTTGTGAGAGCTTGCGCTTGCTCGTCTGATAATCCTTCGTTTGTGCCCCATAAGAGCTCGTTTAACTTACTTGCATCAAACCCATCAATGGTATTTTTTAGAGTTTCGATTGCAGAATTGACCTTATCGAAACTATAGCTTACGTCCATACCATTGCTTTTGCCGTCGCTCCAAAAGTCAATAGCTTGAAGCTTTCTACGAGCGTTTACATTCTCGTTAACAGCATCCGTTGAGCCGTTGTAAGAATCTACATCATCACGGAGAGCAGATTGCTCATCCATTAAATACTTATAAACGGTATTGTACGCACCGCCTGCCGCTCTCTGTGCTTCTGTTGTGTTTTGTACAATATAATCCAGTGCTCGTCCAAGTTCAGAATAATACTTTGCGATAGAATCTGGATCATTCAAGTCCTTCGCACCAAAACTACCATTCTTATTAAAAACATCAATACCAGCATCTTTTAACTCGTTCATAATACCACGATTGGTATTGGCGGAAACAGAACTAAAGAAATGTGAACGATTGTTGTCTTTTGCGGTTTTAACTAGCTTATTGCTTTGAGCATCCTTGGATTGAATCAACTTCGATTCGGAAGCTTTGAGCTGTTCTTCTGTGATATCCTTCAGCAAACCAAGCTGTTCTTCATATTTTCCATTTTGAAGATCAAGCTGATTTGCTTTATTTTCGTCAAGAGTGCCTTGTTCTTTTGCAAGAGCCAAAAGTTCCTCTTGGATATCCGTTGCTTGGTCAAAATCTTCTGTACTCCAACCAGACTTGTCGCCAAGTTCTTCGTAGGCATCAACTAGATCCTTTAAAGAGGAAGTGGCATTTTTAGCTGCGTCAGCTTCCTCTTTAGTCTTTGTAGCCGCAGTATCGATTCGCTGTGCGTAATCAGCTATGGCGGAAACGACTCCGTTTATTGCCATTCCAATTAACGCACCAACAGCCATCGACAAAGCGAGATTTAGTGCTTTTGCCGCGAATGTTGCTGCCCTCATCGAGAGAGTCAAACCGTCAGTTGAGGCTTTACTTCTTATTGAATATTTGATAAAATCAAAGAAAGAAGTCCCAGCTCCACGCTCTGCTACATCTAGCGATAAAAATTCCCTGTAAAGATTTCGTATTTTTGTTATTAGGCCAGTAATATGATTATTGTCATCAACGTCAAAAACGTTCATGAAAGATAATATCATTTTTGAGGAGAATAAATATGGATAAATATGTACGCTACTGCCCGTTATGTGACAAGTATTATCCCCAAAATCAAATGCTGTGCGCATTTTGCTTTAGAGATGTCATATTATCGCCTAAGTGGAATAGTATGAGCCAGCAAAAGAAAATCAATTGGAAGTTTGAGCATCTGCCGCAGGTTGACATTTCAACACTTAGCGAAGATTCGCTCAAAAAAATGCAAGATAAAGCCAACGCCTTTGATGCTCAATATAGAGCCGAATTAGAGGAGAAAGAACATCCGAAATACGTTCCTACCTGCCCAACCTGTCATTCGCCTGATATTGAAAAGATTAGCGGGACCAGTAAGGTTGTTGATGCAGTAGTCTGGGGCATTTGGTCCAAGAAGGCAGGGAAGACATTTAAATGCCGGAATTGCGGTTACGAATGGTAAGGTGTATCTAACTAAAATGACATAAATAAAGCCCCTGCTAAAATCTAGCAAGGGTGTGTTTACTATATTCAATTTACCGCAAACACCATCTAGCAAGATGAGAATTCTTGTTATCGTACAGAAATTCAAAACGCTTAACGTGGCACATCGGAACACACATTACTGTGCTTATAGGATGCCTTGATGCTTCGTCCATATCTTTTCCATCTGGCGTAGTTGCAGAAGAATGATGGCTTAAAGTGATGTATTCATCATCAACGGTGTCAATACGTCCAAGAATATATGTTCCATCATCCAAATAAAGAAGAACATTAGTTTGCCCTTCTGCATCAATATGTCTTGTCCAAATATTATCGGCAGTATCTACACCAAAATGTTTTGACGCCTTCCAGCGAACCCATACACAATTCTTTAATTTAAAATATACAATTGCTGACAGGATACCAACAACAGAGTAGACCACAACAATAGGAAAACCATTGAGTCCAATGTGTGCTTTCGATAAAAACGTGTCGATATAGTCAACGATATATTTTATTACAAAACCGATTGATACGCTAAGTGCTAAGAAACTTTGCGTTTCGATTTTCTTTAATGCCAATTTAGTGTATAGCGAAACACATAACACGCCAGGCACAAAGACACTAAAAAGCATAGTAACATTATTTATTAGTTTTATCAGTTCTGTCATTTGCACCTCCAGTAGTTTTATTGTTATTCCGTGTTGCACTTCTGTCTCTAAAATAAGAAATTAAAACTGATGTGTCTGCTTTTGGCTGATTCGGAGAATAGGTGAAATTACCGTCTCTTTGATAAGTTGAAATTTCATAATCCGGCACATGCTTCTTATTGTTTTCCATGATTCAACACTCCTTTTATAAGAGTGTATCACAGGATGTCGTAAAAAGCAACGCAAATTAAAAACGCCCGGCCTCCCAGCAGTAGGGAAGTCGGGCTTGTTTTATGATGATGCCTTACTTCAGTTTTTCCAGAATCTCGTCTGCGCTCACACCGCTAGACAGCAACTTCTTGAGCACATCTTCGGCTTCGGCCTTCTTTGCAGCTTCCGCAACCTTTGCGTCGGCATCAGCCTTTTTCTTTTCGAGCTTGGTGATCTCTTTGTTGAGTTTTTTCAATTCTGCTTCTTTTGCTTTACGCTGGGCGTTCAGTGTAGCGATATCATCACTAATAGTTGCAATCTCCTGAGCAATAGATTCTGCGGCAGTATTCTTTTCAGCGATCTGTGCTGCGTAATCAACGCCGTCGAGAACCTTTGCTTTATTCTTGCTTCCTTTAGGACGTGCCATAATAAAATACCTCCGTATATTTTGAATACGCGATTGTACTTATATTATAGCCAGAAAATTTCAGAAAAGCAACCTCTTTTTATGTATTATAAATTACATTATAGAAATATTGACATGATATGACAGACGGGTGTATAATAATGGAGCAATCAGGAGTTCCACATCGAACTTGTCCAACCATAGATGTAAAAAATAGGCGGTCACCCTCCCAGTAGCCGGAAGGCAAGAAGGAGCGTGTATTTCTTTAACTGCCTTCCGGCAATATTGTCGGAAGGAGGATGTTGCCATGAATTTTGACATTCAGACTGTCTACTATGTCGCAATGCTGTTCTTCGGTTTTGCTGGCTTTGTTAAGACTGTTCTTGAGATTTTCAAGATGCTACATCATCACAGCGAGAGCCGTGATAAGTAAAAGAGCCGCCTATGTCCAGTAGGCAGCTCTTCATTGGGATTGAAATTGTCCAGATTTTAATTCCATTTGTTTGATGCTAACCGAGGGAACCGTCTATTGGAACTCTTGGTTGCTTTTATTATACACTTTTTAGAGTACGCTGTCAACGAACAACAGTGTACTTTTTCTTTTTATTCAATTATTCAATCATTTTTCTCTTTCTTATATCGCGCCAGAGAATAGCGCGTCTCCTCATTTCCACCTACTTCTTTAAGTCGTCTGGTTACGTCTGAGGTGGACTTCTGAACTTTCGTCCAGAACTGACTATCCTTCCAGTGGTTGCTCACTGACCCTTTTTAGTCGATGAACCTTCCACCCTCCTACATTATATAATAGGGGAGTGAATCGGCTGCTGACCGCCCATTATAAACGCTACTTAGCACTCGATTATTACCATATTTTGACAATACGATAAAACCGAGCTTTTATCTCAGCATATAGCATCCATATCCTTGTTTCTATCTTTCGATTCCTACATTATATAAATATAACAATAGGCGATATGGCTCTTAGGGTTTCCCAGCACTCTAGGGGCTATTTTATTTTTACATGGTGCCGCATCCTATATTTTATACGCAACAAATATAAGAGGGCATATTAACTTTACCCGCACCATTTTTGAGCTTTCCGCTCATCTGCATTAAGGACAACACGCCAGAGATGGCAGCTGTCAGAGTGGGTAATGCACCTGCAAATTTTACAGCACTATCTGCACCGTCAACAAAAACCGTTGCAAGATCTACGAAAAACTTCGGAATATCAGACTTCATCAAGTCTGTACTAAATTTCTGAAACGCAGAATCAAGCTGATTAAGCTTCGCTTGCAGGCTCTGCATATAGGTCTCATTCTCACGCATTGCGCTTCCGCTAGAATTAAGAGCCTGCTTCATAGCATCTTCAGCAACGCTAAAATTATTCAGTAATGCAGAAGTTCCCTGACCTCCACGCTTACCGGAAATCAATTCAGTGATATTGGCCTGAGTAGTATCAGACAAGTCTTTCCAAACCTCAGAAAGCTCCTTCATAATCTGGTAAGTAGATTTGAAGGTGTTGTCATTTTTCATAATGTCAACGCCAGCAAGTTGCTTCAGCTCGGAGCGGAGTTCGGATACAGAACTTGCCATGCCGTCCGTTGCAATACCGGCATTTTCTGCATCTGTTTTCGAAGCACGAAGATACATGCTTAAAGTTTTCAGGAAGGTACCACTCGATTCACTGTCCTGAAGTACACCGTTCAGTGCAGATGCCATAGCCAGTGTTTCTTGATATGTATTCCCGGCGGCTGACATCGCAGCAGAACTTTTCTGCATTATAATTCCGAGGTCTTCCATACTTACAGGCTCGGTATTAGCAATCTGGTTCATACAATCCAGAAGATGTTCTGCATCATCGGCAACCAGACCAAAACCTTGCATGGTAGAAATCAAATAAGAAGAAGCGGTGGTTGCATTGTCGATACCGTCTCCAACATTCGCCATGAGCGCAGCGACACGAGCAAGTTCTTCAGAATCTTCATCCGTATATCCGAGTCGTTTCCAGTCAGCAGCACTACTTACAAGGTCAGAAATATTCGCACCAAGCTCACGAGCATTTGTTGCAGTTCTGTCGAGATATTCATTCATCTCGTCGCCAGTCATTTTACTGACCTTTTTAAGCTCTGTTACAGCCGTGTCCAGTTCCAGGACATTATCATAAACCTCTCGCAGACCTTGTTTGACCATTGCAACGCCAGCCATAGCGATGGCGGTCTGGAAGTGCTCCTTAAACAAACGAGACAGTTTTTGACCAAGCGTTTCGGCAGAAATACCTGCCTGTTCCATACGAATCTGAAGATTTGATAACAAGTTACTTAATGTAGAGTATGTAGAAGTGCCATCTACTGCTGCCTGTCGAATATTATTTAACTCTTCAGCTAAGTCTTTTCTTTTATCTAAACCAGATAAAGAAGCTGCGTATTTATCAATTTGCAGAACAAGATTGTTTAGATTCTTACGCTCACGCTCATAAGCACCAGATTCCTGGAAACGCTTCTTAAAATCTGTAACTTTTTGTCCAGCAGTGTCAATTTCTGCTTCAAGTTCTTGAAGAAGCCGCTTGTACTCAGAAACATCTGTAGTTCCGCTCAAGGTATTCAGTTTTTCACGAAGACCCTTCAGAATACCATCTTGTTGATCTCCATCCTTCTGCCACTTTTCACCGTAAACATACTTCTTTAACTCGGTATTAAGAGTGTTACCAGCGCCACGAGATTGATTTTCAATACTTTGAATAGAGTCGGCAAGGTCATCAAGCTTTTTCTTTCGCTTGTCAGCTTCTTTTTCCAAATCCTCTTCTGATTTTAGAGCTTGATCAATTTCAATCTTTATTTTTTTCCACTCTTCAACAATACCTTCGAGGACTTGCTTGTAGTCTGCTGATTGTGAATTGTACCGCTTTAAATAATTGAATTGACTCTCAAGACTTCCATCAATAGAAGCTGATTGACTATCACCTGTAAGAACATTATCAAATTTATAATTTCCTGCTTGTTGTAGTTCTAACTGCTTTTTACGAATCTCAGTCAGGGTTTTTGATGCAGTGGATTCAAGGTCTTTGTATCCATCTGTGTAAACAGACATAGACGCCTTTGCACTAATAAAAGCGTCATCCAAATCTTTTACGCCTTGTTTATACGTCTCAGAACTATGGTCAGAATCTAACTTCTTAGATGCGTTAATGATGCCGTCAATAGAATTTCTCAGTTCCTGCGATGCAGTATCGCTATCTTTAATTGATTCCTTCCATTTCTGAGCTTGTTCTGTCATGCTCTTAACACGATTCTCAGTCTTCTTTTGAGCCTCATCAAAAGCATCCATCTGCCGAGTGGCGTCAGTCCAAACAGTACCAATAACCTTTAGCTGGTTAGCATAATCTTCTGTGCCAACTTTAAGCGTGTCCAGTTTCTTGATCTGTACATCTACATTATCAAGAGAATCACTCACATCACTTGGTACACCAGACATATCCTTATACTTGTTTCTGGCAGTAGCTAGGCTATTAGTATAATCGTCTGTTTGTTTTACCTGACGTTTTTCCTCAGCGGTTGCCTTGGTACTCTCTCGCGCATTCTTTAAGTCTTCATAATGAGCTTCAATACGGGTTACTTCGTCCGCTAAGTCGTTTTCGAACTTTTCATATTGGCGAATGATTTCATCGAGTTCATTTTTTGAAAGAACATCACCAAGGTCTGTTTGCAATTTGTTTAGATTGTTTAATGAATCTTCCATTTGCTGATTAACAAACGAAAGTTCATTTTCTGAATTGCTCTTACCTTCAAGACGAGCCGAATCTAATGTCAGCTTCTTAAAATTTGATAACTCCGAGTTGTATTCAGAAATCTTTGCCTTTTTCGCAGCATTTAACTGAGCATCCGATTCGGATTTCGTTTTAGCTGCATTTTGGTCGGCAATTCGACCTTTAATTCGAATTAGATTGTCATCGAGTTCGTTGTCGAATTTTGTGAGCTTATCAATTTCTTCATCAGAAAGCAAATTTGAAAGTTCAGTTCTAAGATTTTTTGCGGATTCCTGTGCCTTTTCAAGCTGTGTTTTAACAGCTTCTAACTCTTTACTATTTGCGGTTTTATTGCCGAGAGTCAGTGATGCTTGTTCAAGGGCACCTGCTTTTTTCTGTTGAGTATAAAACTCATTAAGCTTTTCCTGAACCTCTCGCTTTGTAAGAGTGGCATTTTTTGTATCTTCGCGCCTATTAAGTGTACCACTAGCGCTTTGCCCAGCAGCGGCAATCCTAGCCTGTCCCGAATGCCATATCTCGTATGCCTTAGAGTATTTATCTGTCGGAATCTTTCCTTGTAGTTCTGACTTTAGTTGCTTTAATTCTGCACGAACTGCCTTTAAACGCTTTCCAGCACCGTCAAGCTCAGGATTTATTACTCCATTTACTGTAGAACTTGCAATTTTTGCTTCAAGATCGTAACGTTCTTTCAGACGCTTATAATAAGCATCAAGCTTGTTTTTAGTTTTGTCATCAACGTCAGTCTGAACCTTGATTTTCACCTTGTTTTTGTCTGCAACCTGCTGACCTGCATCGGCTGCATTTTTAACCTGATTCTTGACCTTGTTTTCAGCATTAGTGTCAACACCGGCACCAATCGTAATATTAGTGCCTTTGCCAAGAATTTCCTGAAGTCCTTTAATGATAGCATCCTTGGACGTTTTCTTATCAACACCGAAAGTTAATCCAATCGGATCTTTCTCAATATCAGTCTGGATTCCAGAAAACTGTTTCTTTAACTGTTCAGTCGTAGTATCAAGAACGACTTGAACTTTAATTGCGGTCACGGAAGAAGTATCGGTTGCTCCACTAGCACCAGATTTTGCATTAGGATCCATGTTGACCACCTCTCTTTTCCATTTTCAATACCTTTTCCTTTCAAAATAAAAAAGAGAAGCGGCCAGCTCATTAAAGCTGACCCTCCTCTCAAAATATTTTTACAAATTATGTAACGCTGTCTTAACAATCATTGCCGCCTCGACTTGCGCAGGAGCAATAAACGGACGAGCAGGGCGTTTCGGTTTATCATCATCTTTCGGATATCCCATGCTTGCCCAAGCAACAATATCCATCCATAAACCGTGCTCAATCCAGTTTGCAAACATCGTTCCTTCAAGTGCATTGTTTTGCGCCTCGTCAAAAGTACCCCATTTGGGTCCCTGTGGTTTAGCAATGTCTTTCACGACCATCGTTACCACGTTACCTTCACGAGTAACGCTACTAACAATATTTTTTGCACTGGTAATTCCATTTTTTCGACCATTTTTCGAATACACATTCTGTTCTGCACTCACTTGCAAACGAGTTTCGATTTGCGGAGCAACGCCTCGCACCGCTTCTTCAATTCCATTCGCAACACCGGCCAATAAATCATCAAAGTTCGTATACGAAGAAGCAAGACTTCCCATTCACTCCACCTCATATTCCGTACTTGTTTTTGGCAGCGTAAATCTTTGTCATGTCTTTCTTGATGTAGTATTTATTTGTGACGTCTGTTCCAGAGTGATTAAGTAGAGTTGAAACTTCCTCAAGGCTCATTCCCATATTTTTTAAAATGGTCGCACCACTATGTCGAAAATCGTGTGGATGTAGTGTGGGCTCATCAATCATCTCGCCAATTTTCTTGCACCACTCACCGGCAGTACTTGAAGTAATCGGCATCCATGCGCCATTGATTTTTGTACCAACAAACACATAGCCACCATCTTCGATGCCATTTTCTTTTCGATACTTTTTAAGCTCTTGCAATAGATCTCTTACGTTTTCATTAAAAGAAAGATCTACAATTTTTCCCTCTTTTTCTAAAACATCACTTACAATACAAGCATCGAAATCAATATTCCTCCACACAATATTTCTGACAGCGTTTACGCGAGCCATAGTAGACAACGAGAATAAAGCATAGAGCCTAACGGTCATTGCATTGTTTTTTGCCTTAATGGTGGTTGTAGACTCTACATACTCGTTTAACTTTTCTTTCATAAGGTCAACTTGTTTTTGTGTCAAATAAGTTTGACGCACTACCTTGATTTCTTTATTTGGACGTTCAATAAAATCAACAGGATTTTCTTTTATGATTTTTTTCATACGAAGTGTCTTATACATGGATGATATAGAACTCAGCCTCCGCTTAATGCGAGCCGTATTGTTTCCATTCTTTTTACAGAAATAAATAAATTCTTCAATATCGTCCTCTGTAATATCCCTAATACTGATATTATTTTGATTATCAAGAATCCAAATCATCCACTGCATGAGATCAGACTCATAATTGTAAATAGTACTGTCGCTCTTACCAGCATTAACTTTGGCTTTCTTAAAAATCGTAAATAATTCTAATGAATCAGGATTGATAAGTTCCTTCTTCTTTTCGTCATAAAGAACGATAGGTTTACTTCTTGTAGCCATATTAAAATTCCCTCCAACCCACCTCTAAAAGTGTTTATTCCTTTTTATCTTTTGTCAGCACAGCAGAGATCTCCTGCTTATTGTCCAGCAGGGCAGAAGTTACTTCAGAAAACTTTTCAACATCAAAGTCTTTCAAGTTGCCCTTCACATCATTCAAATAGTTCTCCATAAAGTCAACGAAATCAGAAATAGGGTCAGGCTTCTTAATAATCTCGTTGAGCTTGCCACAGAGACCAAGAACAAGCCATTCCTTATGAGAACGGTCAATCTGCTCGTGGACAGCCTTCTCCAGAGAATCGTACTGATCCCAGAATGCAGAAGTGTCACAACCAGCCTTGTTAATCTTGAAGTTAAAAGACTCGTAAGCAATACGCGGCCACTCACTCTGCGGCTCACTACGATAATCATAATCCGCAAAATACTTTAGAACGGTCAACCGAAACACCACATCAAGCAGTGCGGGCTGATAATCACCGTCAATAGTACATGCCTTAACTACTTCATCAAGAAACTCATTTCGCTCCTGAAAATTTAAAACCTTCATTTTATCTCCCTTTCGTCTGTGCTTGCTTTAGTTTCTTTCGCTCTTTTCGAGCTTTTTTTAGGTCGTCATAATCGACCCAGCCTCCATCAATTTTGGAGTATGTAATCCAGCGGTAATCTACATCAGGATAGTGGAACCAGAACATCTTGCGCTTCATCAGCGCGACACTATCAGCGAATCCCTTCGTATCAATCACTTGTTTGCTGCCATCTCGATATGTAATTTCATAGTCCGCCACATAATCAATCTTCCGCACCGCTACGTCCTTTCCGTCCTTATCGACCCGGCGGAACGCTTTCTGTAGAAGAAAGGGAACTTGCTTACGACACTCTACAATTTCGCCGCTTGCCAGCCTTGGCAATACAATATCTCGATAAAACAACATTTCTGCCTTACTATCATAAACTACGCCGTCATATGTTCTATCTGCTGGATTCTTACTGACATTAAACTTTGTCCTGTTCTTTTTCTCCATAAAACCACCACGAAAAACAAAGGGGCGGTTATGCCCGCCCCTTACGATTTGATGTTCTCTTAACTACCGGCTTCACGGGCGTCTCATCCTTTACATCACTAGATGACTCATTCTCAGCCTTTGCAGGCTCATCCATGATCTCATGGAAAACATCACGAACAGCTGGGATAAAAGTCTCTACCTCGGCTTCCGTAACATTCTTGTACTTGCGCATCAAAAGAGTAGTCAGATCTGCTTTTGCCGTCTCTTTTGAAATAATTCCCTGACGATACTGGTTTACGGCAGTCCACACAAGAAAGTGCGGCTCAGTGTCGCAAATCATTCGCCAAGGATTAAGACGCGCATCCTGCTCGCAATGCGGGCAAACCGGATATTCTTTTCCGCAAGTACGGCACCAATTCAGATTTGCCATTAGGCGGCAGCAGTCTCAATACGGAACAGGCGCTTGTCTTCAGAGCAGTATTCCTGAGTAGCGCTAATCTTGACCGGATGAGCCAGCTCATTAGTGAAAGTCATATCGATAGCATTATCCATCTTGGCATTCGGGAAGATGATACGCATCAGCTTCTTGTTTGCCTTATCGCAGGGATTGTAGCAGAATGCCTCAATCACGAACTCGCCCTCGGTAGAGAACTTGTTGGCGCTATCATTGATAGCAATGCCCTCCTCGCTCTCGTACTGATACTTCACAACAAAGCGGTCGCCAGCCTTCAGATCTGCACCAGTGGGCAGAGTGACCTCAGTACCAGTAACAGAGAACTGAGACTCTGCAGTCTCACCCAGCTCAAAGGTCTTCAGTGCATTACCCTGACCATCGACCAGATCGATGTACTTAAAGGGGGCATTTGCAACAGCAGTCTTGGGGGTATGAGTCAGAGTCAGCTTCTTGCCGTCAGCAGAAGTCAGGTACTCAACAGTGGTAAAGACCTGCTTTGCCTCAGAGGAAGCAACCTCCTTCTTGGAGCCCATCTGCTCTGCCAGAGCACCCAGATGCATCAAAGCATTAGACCAATCTGCCTCTGCAGTCTTGCTCTTATCGAATGCCATGATGTTAACGCCCTGTGCATCCTGAGCGTAAACGGTCTCGCCGCCCAGAGTCAGCTTGAAATCCTTAACCTGATTCATGGTCCACAGACGCTTGCCGTTCAGATCATACTCGTGAATGCGATGAACGCGGTCAATAACGACCTCATTGAAATTAAAATCGCTCATAATATTCTTCCTTTCAATTTATTTGGATAAAATAAAAGAGCAAGGTCAATCAGCCCTGCTCGTCCAATCCAGTTGTGCTTTTGGAATCTTTCCAAATTCCACGGTGCCAGCGTAAACGCCATGCATCGTATTGTCGTAACTTTTTATTTGCTGAATCTTTCTTACATGATTCATAAATACACTCATAGGGTAATCCATAGCCTTGAAATAATCTGCTTTAAAGCCGGATGAACACGCCATCGAGAGCACAAGCTCCGCAAGGTGTGGTTCATAACGCTTTGTTTTTTGATACTCCATATTATCTCTGGCTTCCTCTATCATTGCAATTCTTGTAGGTTCGTCGGCAGCAAATTCAGAATGCTTTTCAATTCCATTTGCGGCGCATAGGTACTGAGAAATTGTTTCATACACTACATGGTCGATACGGGTGTCCGTAAACCTGTTGTGTAATACAATCTCACCACTTATGTTATCTTTTGCCATCATAAATCCAGAAGTATCCATATCGCCAAGCAAAATAGACATATCCTGATTTTTATTACCTATAAAAAGTTGCCGGAACATTTCAAAGTCCGAAACCTTCTGCCAATCAACCCCAACAGAGTCAAGTTGTGCTTTGTAGTCGCTCGATGTAGAACAGAACAGATAAACCAACTGAAAATACTTTTGCTCGCCATAATCGATAATGTCACCGACAGACGGCATATGAATCGTAATTTTGTCGTTGATTTTAAAATCTCTTCCACGCATCAAACTTGGCTCGTACATCTCTTGAAGTTCCATCAGCCACACCCCACAAGGTCATCCAGATCCTGCGTCTTGAACGTCATAATTCGCACACGATGGTGCAAATCCATATTGTCCTCGATATTAGATGTGATTTTAAGCTGCTTGATTCCAAAAATCGTACTGCCGTGCAGTTCTTTTTCTACAAGACCACTCAGATAGTCAACTCGTGTTGCACCGCCATGACCTTTCATCTTCATCAACGCTTGATTCACAATAACCCATACAGTAAGAGTAAAGTTTTCATACCAGTCGTTGACATTACTGCGGTCAGTCATGTTTACCTTAAAACAAATATAGCTATGTGCCGCCTCAATCGTGTCGGGAATATGGAAGTAAGGGAAGATATATGTATAAATCGCCTCGTCAGGCTCTTCAATATCATCATTACCCATCGCTTCAACAAGTCCTTCAGTATTGACCAGCTTTAAAGCCAATTTGTTTTTGTAGTCAGTAATCAATTCACTCGTTGTCACAGCAAACTCACCACCTTACATTCGATAGATGTATTTGCCGTACCATCTGCATTTGTCAAAGAAATCCTAACAGTTGCGCCGTCCATAATACTATTATTCAAAATACGAATTTTAAAAGTACCATCGTCGGCAGTCTGTGCCTCAACAAATTCCTTGAACTCATCAAGGCAAATAAAACTCCACTTTGCAATCTCCGCAACCTCTTCGCCAGTAATACTTGTGAACACCGGAGTGAACTTTTTCCAAGAGCCGCCAACACGAACTTCTGGCTTACCTGCATACTTAATAGTAGCAGTCACCTGTGAGTCAGCATCCGGTTCGTTACTCTTGTTTGGTTCAAAGTAATCACAAATCATCTTCTCGGCATTGTCCGTCTTACTGTTATACTGATCCTGCCGGATATTCAACACAAGGAATCCCTGCGTTTTACCATGCAGTTCGTAGCGCTCTGTACTCTGGTCAACAGAAGTCGTAACATATGTTTTCGGTTCTCCATTGATAATTTCCAGCATAAAACGCTTATCAAGGTCAATCAATGCAGTTTCATCATCAAAAGGCATCTGCACCTTATACTCACGCTGGCTCAGGGAAGTCACAACGAGTTCCTTGTTGTTCGCATAGTAAGGCTTACTCAGCGTTGCCCAACGAGATACTATCTCACCAGTAATCGGATTTTGCCATTGAATCTGACGATTACACAGCTCCATTTTTCCACGAAGAAAAATCTCATCGTTCGGTTCAATCTCGGTCACTAGCCATTTACAGTTGTAGCAATCAACAATATCACCAAGGTTCAAAGAATCACCGGGATAAGCCCAAATCTTTTTCTCCTTGACTATACTATTACTACGGCTGACAACCAACTTCTGAGGTAAACCATTCACTAGAGTATTATCCTCGTAGTCAACACTATCTTTGAAGTGCGCAGCGAAGTCATGCTTTGCAAAAGCAATTTTGACATCCTTTTTGTTAGACATCTTTGCGGCACCACCAACAGCTCGTGCCCTCGTATAAAAGTCCATCTATGTACCTCCTTACTCAGAGTAGGAAGCGTATGTATCATAGTCGATGGTCTTACGCTTACGGGTCGAGCGGTCTTTTGCCATATAATTGTCCAACATCGTCATATTCTCCTCATGGATGTCTTTCACAAGGGCACGAATACTCGCACGCTCATTAGCAGGGGAGAATACCTGTAAACTTGTAGGAAGGTCTTGTGCGCTGAATGCTTTTAGCTTTCCAAACTCTCGTTTGAAATGCTGCTCTAGCATCAGGTGTGCAAGCATATCAATTTCGTCATATGTAAGGTCTGAATTAAATTCCTCTAGCTCAGAATCATAATCATCAAAGCTAAAATTCTCTTCAGGCTCAATATTTCTGAAAATAACAGAAAGCGACTCCATTAAATAACTCTTTGCACGGTCATGCACAAGGTTTCTTACTTCATTCTCGCTCAGGTCAAAATACTGAAAGAAATTACTATCAGTTTCGACCAGTTCGCAGAACTTGTCGTATATTTCCGAAAATGCGGTCACATTATCCCTCCAGTCTTACTCGGCGGGAATGACCTCCGCCTTTTCTGCCTCTGCCTTCTTACGTCCACGCTTAACAGCAGTCTTTTCCGCAGAGCTATCCTGTACAACAGTCTGTGCGCCAGCCATCATAGACTGCATCTGTGCCATCATAGCCTGCATCTGCTTCTGCATTTCAGCCATCTGATTCTTTGCAGTTTCAAGTTCGGCCTTAACATTATCAACAGGCTTGGTCGCAGGTACAACAGACAACTCACTATTACGCTTGCCAGCACGGAGCTCCTTGTAACGCTCATCGATCAGACGCTTGACCTTAGTAGACAGGTCTTCACCGGCATTGGTCATACGATAAAAGCGACCACGGATACGCTCAAACTGAGCACCATCCTTAATGTCAATCATTCGCTGAAGATTCTCAACGGTGGGATTCAGGATCGCATCATCAATATCTTCAATGAACAAAACATCGTCGCCCTTAATGCCAATAGCCTTAAAAATTTCATTCTGCTCTTCAGGGCGAAAACGCAGAACACCATTCTTGAACGCAGAACAAGTGCTGTTCATATACATGATTTCCTCCGGCGGAATAGGAATCACACAAGGCTCTTCCACGCTGCCGGGCTCGAAAGTATAGCCCTTACCGTTCAGTGACGAAATGGTAACCACGTTATCGTCGCAGTTCAGAACGTCAATAAACTTCTTTTCCATCACGGAACTCATAATTTGTCTCCTTTTCTATAAAAGCGGAGACCGCAAAGTCTCCGCCCAGATTTGTCTTTGGTAAAAAATTACTGCAGAACAATCTTAGCAACACGCTCGATGTGATCAATGCTATAGCCGAAGGTGAAGTCCTTGACCATCAGATGGATCTTCTCGTTATTGTTGTCGTGATCCTCGTAAGTATGAGTCTCACCCTTCATGTCAAGGCGCCCGATACGACCGGCAATACCATAAATTCTGCGATCCGGGATCAGCAGGGAACCATCACCCAGCTTCTTAGCAGAGCTAATACCAGTGATAGCAACACCATCATAAGTCTTAACCAGACCATAACGGTTAAACTCATCCTTAGCTGCGTCAGACAGATACTCAGCGTAACCGGTCATACGACGCATCTTAGCACAATACTTCATCAGGCTGACAGTGAAGGGATTACCACCATCGGCATACTCATTCAGATACAGAGCCAGAGCGTCCATATCCTGCATAGTGGGCTCCTTACCCTGTGCATCGATCTTCTGCTCGCCACCAGTGATAGCGTCATCAACCATGCTGAAGATGTCATAGAACATCTGGTTCTTCAGAGCCTCAGTCATAAAGGTAGTCAGAGTTGCCACACTCTTCCAAGCATTACGTCTTACTTCCACAAAGCTAAGATCAGCCTCAATCTGCTTATTACGCCAGACGGGCTTAATGGTCTCGTAGTGCAGGTAAGACTTCGGCACGTTGCCGCCCTTAGCTGCATCATAAGCCTTCAGAGTGTTCTTAACAGTACGACCTGCCTCGTAGTCATCAAACTCACCAACATTACCACGCTCAAACATGGAGTCCAGCAGCTCATCAGGTGCACCATACAGCTCATCAGTCACAGTGCGGTTAACAAACTGAGCAATCTCCTTGTTGGGGTCGCCCTTATCAATCAGCTCCTCAACATGAGCGCCAACAACCTCAGCAATTTCCTTGTCCTCGGCATCCATAGCGCGATTGTACTGAGTCTTCTCAGCAACTTCATAAACACGACCAGGCTGCTTCATCAGCTCGGCCACTTCAATATCCAGTGCCATAATTCATTTCCTTTCTCTTCGCGCAAAATAAAAGAGCTACCGCCAAAAAACGATAGCCTTAAATTTCACGTATCATATTCAAGATTTTTCTCTTAATCAAGCAACAGTCTTTGCCTCGGGCAGCACACTGATCATAATCAGCTTGTGGCCGTTGTCGTCCATCACACCAGCAAACTCAAAACGAGAAGCACCAGTAGTAGCAACCTGCCACTTACCGTCAGTGTTGACCTCCAGCAGCTTGCCAATATTGGTATCCTGTGCATCAGCAGCCTTATACTGGTCGGTGCCGTACAGCTCGCCAGCATACAGAGGAACACGCTTCACCAGCACACCTGCCTTAATCTCGGTGACCATCTTGTCATAGTCATCAAAATTAGTCTGGCTTGCATAGATGCCCTCCGGGATAAACTCATGGGCAACCATCTCGATGCCCTCGGCGGTAGCTGCGTCAGGGAACTTAACCTGACCAGCCTTGTGATCAACCTGAACACCCATACCGGTGACCATATCGACCTTTGCGGCATAGTTAGCGGGAATATTCTTCGCGCCGTTCACCATCAGTTCACGAATCATAATATTTTTCCTTTCTCTTAAATGTTATTACTTACCCAAATATTCCCGCCATGCGTCACGCTTGTTAGCGTTAGTGGTGTTATACTTGGTTTCATTCAAATTCAGCTTGATACTCTCAGACTTATGTACCTCAGAGGTCTCAATCTTCTTTTCAGCAGAAGCCTTCTTGGCGGCTTCAACGCAACGCTCGGCAATCACACTCTTAATGCCGGTCTCGTTCAGATCCTCAATTAGACTTGCGTAGTTACCACCCTCGGAAACTTCAGCTTCAGTAATCATATTGCTGGAGATTGCGTACTGACGCAAATCCTCCTTTTTCTGTGCAAGTTCCGCAGCCGCCTTTTCTGCCTCTTCCTTCTCTGCCTGATCTTTATATGGAGTCAGAGAAGCAACCTCTTCCTTTGCACTCTGCAACTCAGTGTTCAGGCTTGCAATAGTGTTATTCAACTCCGCAATCTTGGTATTGACATCAGAAATAGAAACGGTCAAAGTGATATTCTGCGGCTCGCCAAGAGAAACTTCATCGCCCTCAACAGTATAAGGGAACATAATGTAATCTAGCTCGTTCATGTAGCCCCACTTCTTGCACCAGATAGTGTGATCTTCAGGGAACACATCAGTCATGTAGTAATCAGAGCTAATCTTTGACACTGCATCTTCAAGCTTCATATACAGATCACGATCAGTCAGACTGGAAGTCTCAGTGGTAGACTCCGGCTCTGGCTCACCAGCAGGCTCAGTACCGGTTTCAGGCTCAGTCGGGGGAGGGGTTTCACCGCCTTCCTCAGAAGTCTGAACATTAGGCTCTGCCGGAGTGGTGGGCTCGGTGGTAGACTCAGTAACGGTCTGCTCTGCCTGCTCAGTCTCGGTTGGATTCTCAACCTGTGCGGTCTGAGTCTCCTTGTCCTTATTCAGTTTCAAATTTTTTGCCTCCTTTTCATTAGATTCTATATTTGAAATCTCTTTTGTATCCTCGATATAGGCATTTGCCAATTCAAGGCCAAAATCGGTTTCAGCGACTTCAAGCAGTTTAGAGCACTTATATGCCGGTTCAACATTTGCACCAAGCAAGCAATGTGCAGTAAACACGCCATCGTCAATAATTTTTGCCATGCGGCCACCCACGATTCCCTTATGAGCTTTCAGCACATCAATTTCCCAACTGGTGTTCAACGTGCCACTCTCAATACGGCGCAGAATCGTCGCACAAGCCTTTGGATATCGCTTCCAGATCTTACAAGAGGCAACAATAAAGTCGGTATCGTCAATTTTCTCGATACCGACTGACTGAAAACTACCGAATGCATCAGTGTCAAATTCGGCAGTCTTGTATTCATTGCCATCGTCGTCTTTTCTGGTGACGACTTTCATATTGTGACCGGAAAAATCCAGTTCACCCTTTGGAGCTACGACCAACTTACCAACAAGCGGGTTGCCAACCAATGTACTCATCCAACTTTCAATGGTGTCACGGTTTAAAGCAACCTGATTCCCATTTACTGAGAAATCACAGATGACAAACTTGGCAAGATAGTGGTCTGGATGCTCCGTAATCTCAGAGCAACAGATATTTCTACTATAGAAATACTCCTTACTCATCGTTCATCACCTCACTTACTATCTTTATTTCTCTGCTGGTCATAAATTTGTTTTTCAGTTTCCTCGCCCTTTGGACGGCCTGTCTTTTTATCACTGTCACCACCACCGCCGGAACTACCGGTCGATGTATAAGAGGTCTGGCGAGCCACAAACACATCGTCATAACCTTCTTCGGTTTCAGCCTGACGCTTGCGTAGTTCGTCCTCAGCATGAAGTCCCATGTACTCGTAAGCAGTCTTGTAAGAACAGTTCAAAGTGGTGAACAGGAACTGAGCAATCGCCTTCTTCATCTCCATGCCCATCATTTCAGTAGTAGAGACCTTCACATCAGGACAGTACATCGGGTCCACACCTGCATCTTCAAGGCGAATACGATACCATCGCTTTAATACATCTTCAATCTGTTCTGCAATCTTACCGATATTTTTCATCAGCTGGTCAAGAGACACCTTTGCAGTTGAAACAGTCTGCTGACCATCGGTATTTAAGAAACTGATACCCAAAGCAGCCATCTCTCGGTTGCGATACTGTTTAACAGTCTCGATATTTGTCATCTCAACTTTTGGCTCAACATACTTGATATCCTTTACATAAGGAGCGGTCGTCACAAGCACAGTATTTTGTTTCCATGCACGCAGCAGGTTATCGTGCGCCGTCACTTGTTCAGAGAAGCCCTTTTTATCTTTGTTTGGTCCCATCAACTCAGGGTCAAGCTGTTGCCAGATGATTTTCTTTGCCTTTGCCTTAGCATTTACACGGTCTGAAGTATCAAAAGTTTCAAGCATCAATGCCGGACGTAATGCGCGGAACAGGGGAGAGACGCCATATTTCTGCCCCATGTTGCCAATACGAATCACACCACAATGGTCAACATCCAATTTTGCGTATGTATCACCATTCTTAAATGCCTGATACACCTCATCTGGATAGTTGTTCTGAATCTCAGTCTCCTGATTTTCAAAGAACAGTGCTTTATTCTTCTTATCCTTCAGCATAGATTTACTCAAAGCTGATTTCAGCTTAGACATGTTGATAAGCACAACAGGCTGTCCATTTGATAGGTAATCACTTATCTCAGCAATACCAAGAGGGTAGTAGTCTACAATGTAGTTCTCATCCTTCTGACGCAGATATGTAATATAAGTGCCCTCTGCGTAAGTCATCGGAATGGCAGCACGCAGCAGACTTCGCACATTGATTTGTGTATTGAAGTCATCAATCACTTCACGGGCATAATTTACCTGTTTTGTCTTATTACGCTGCTCAGGGAACTGTGCAAAACTGCATTTGAACTCTGTATTAACATTCGCCTCAATTGCATCATAAGTAATGCCAATCAGGTCATCTTTATTGATGTAATTACGGATGATTCCATTTACCGTCTGCACATTCGTCAGGCTTGACTGTAGCCCTCGTGCAAGTTCATCAATTCGGTCAACTGTCAGCGTCTCAGAGGAGGCTGAGATTTTCAAATATGTACTATATTGCTTATTTTCAGGATCATAGGATGCGATAGCATGGCGGATAACATTATCCATTCTCTCTTCTGAAAGCTCATTCAAAGAGGTAATAACGACAGTACCATCATCTGTTTGTGAAGCAGTCACGACATCAAAATCTTCCTTTTTCTTTCTTGCCACATTTTCACCTCCTCTGCTTAGAAGTCAATGTTAGAAATGCAAATCGGCGGAGTAGTCATTGTCTCCACCACAGACTGGCGCACTTTATCTTTACGACGTAATTCGTACAGACGATGGGCGAGTAACACAAGTGTGTACGCGCGATCATCATGCATCTTATGAATTCGGTCTGGTGGAAGAGCATAAGTAACCGTAGTATTCTCTGGATTTGTAGTCTTCTGCATACTCGTAATCTCATTCTTCATGAGGTCAATGTTGACCCACGAAGTCTGCTCTTCCAAAGAAAGCTCGTGTGTTTTCAATATTTCCTGACCGGTTGTTTTATCCACTCCATCCACGACCTGAACATAATCTCCACCGTTATATTCAAGAGGGAAGTGGATAACACCAAGATTCATCAACTCAATAAGCTCTTCAAACATAACAGAACGAAATTTACGCGGACTAATCAACCGCAATTTATCTACAGCATCAGGGTAACGAGCATCATACCCTTCGTAAAGCTCATGATTTGCATCAATAAATCCACGATGTTCTGTGCCGGATTTATCAGTCCAGTTATTAAGCAAACCATCTGCATAAGTAGAAGTACCACCACCACCGGCACCTTGATCAACCATTAGAGTATCAATATATTCATAATCTGGATTTTGACCGTTATAGTGAAGGATAATATCTCGCAATTCATCAATCTGGCGATTTGAGTCCATTTTGTATTTTTTCGCATTTGCCAAATCAACCATATTTACACAGTTGATGATGTCCCCACACATACCATTTTCAGGGTCATTATAAATACGCATGACCGATACGATAGAGTTATCCATGGTACGAGCAGGATCAAAGGCAATTACATATTTATATTGTTTGTCCCAATATAGTTGCGGTAGGTATTTACGTTCATTACGTCGCACCGTGCCCCACTTGACAATTTGATTCACTCCACCATCTCGCTCTGGAACATTAAAATATTCCCTGCGTGCTTTAGACGCATTGCTTTTGAGAGCAGCTTCCACTTTATCTCTTGTCAACAGAGCCTTGTATGGTTTTCCATTCATATAGACCTGAATTGCAACATCGCAAATCATGTCGCAAACAAAATAATCACGGTCACCGGCAATCATACGTTTTGCAAAATTCTTATAATAACGATAGAATAGTTTGTCCATCGTATCCTGACTCGAAGCATACACAAGCTGAGTAGGAACCTTGCGCGGTTGTGTCTCTGGATTATAGCTGTCGTCTGTATCAGTCACGAAGTCTGTGTTCTGAGTTGCAAATGCTTCACAGACAACAATCAATTCGTCAGCACAAAACGCTGCCTCATCAAAAAACACAAGACTGGCACGGCGACTTCTTGCACTATCCGGGTTGGAGTTCAGTGTACTAATGGAACTACCATTATAAAACTCAACAACATACCCGGCGGGATTATGACTAAAACCACTCTTATTCGTCGCAGACTTTTTCGTTTCCTTCTCTGCAATATCTTGCAGACTACGAATAGACGCTGCCGTCTTGCCAGCGCGAGTTACAATTTCTTCGATTTTATTAAAAGTTTCTGAATGTATTTAATGTACATCGCAACTGTACATTGCCGCATAAACGACCACACAATTTCTTGTCGTGAATAGACTATTTCATCATCCAAAATAAATTTGGAGCTTGATTTTTCCTCCGCCATAAGCTTGCGGTTTTACTCTCCCACAAGGAGATAGTCGTTGAACCTCACCCTGTCATATAGACGTTACGGGTAGTGGCTGCATGAACATGGATTATTACGAGCCTTAGCACATCATAAGACGATTTTATTTCAGCATAACTCATCTCTACGTTTTTTCTGCTTTCGCACATTTACGTTTATCGTTTCCGATTCCGCTTTAGTGTAGAGCTTTACCAATTACCTGCAATTAACCAAGAAGCACACACACATCTCTGTATATGTGAGGCAACTTACCTTACTCTGATCACCAACGCTACTTACAATATAAATAGCTTGGTTTTCATACAATATAGCCTTCAGTAGAATGAAGACTGACCCAACAAAGGACTTACCAAAGTTTCGACTACACGCCCAAAGAACATGACTTGCGTTCCAGCTTTGTTCTAGCATATATGCCTGAGCGTCAAATAGTTGGATACCTAACAAATCTCTGGCGGCAATAACAGGATTGCGCCGATAGAATGCAATTGTTGCTGCATCACACTCATAAATCTTACGTTTTGCGGCTGTAATAATAGGCGCTCTTTGTTTCATTCTCATACGGCATCACCATCCGTATCTTTTGCGCTTGCATCAATACCGGCATCTTCCAACAGCTCCTTGAGCCGCTGATTCTCGATAAGAGACAGCCTGTATTTTTCCTTAGCGTCATCACTTTCTTTCTGGAACTTATCAATCAGTTCTCTTTGTGTATCGAAAATTTCCTGCATGTCATTTTCGTCAAAGAAAGCATTTTCCTTGATTGCCTTAACACTCATATCTGCCGCCCATTGAGTGCCCGGAGACCGTAACTGGTCGTAGAAGTTTGCTTCTGCACCAGCAATATCCTTTTCACGCATATCCTTCATCAAGAAGGTGAGTGTGTTGCGTCCGGCATCCTTATTAGAACGGTTCTTGACAGAAATCTCGTTTTCCTTAGCAATCTTATCGTTGTTAGAAACCAGCTTAACCTTGATATCATTCAGACTCTTGATAGTGTCTGCTGAATTCATCGGGTCAAGCTGGGCAAGTCGGAAATCAATCTTACGAATCTGGCCGTTATTGATGACAACCTGAATAATCTGAGATAGTTTATAAGGATCGTCCTCAATACCATCTTCAAAATATTTAATAAGATCACTAAACAAATAACGTCGGTCGTTTTCAGAGTGTCCTTCAAACGGGTCGTATCCGACAACCGAAATAACATCATCACGAGCTTGAATTTCAGCCTTTGACCACTTTTGTTCTTTTTCATCTCGAACATCTAGAGCATTCTTATTCAATTCACCATTTGTAAGAACAGTTGCAAATGTCTGGAATTGATACTGCCTACACGAGAGAGCTCTGGCGTACATTCCTGGTTTGCAAGAGCCGGAGTTCTGCACAATAGAATCATAAAGACTGTTATAGAATGGAAAATCCAACATATGACAGAGAATCATACATGCTGTACGTTCACTCTCATATCGTTTCGTGTACTCATCGAATAATTCATTGACACACTCCTTACAAAGAGTAGAAAACCCACCTCGATTTTTAAATAATTGAGAAAAACTATTTTTATAAAAATGTCCAGTTGGAGCTTCATATGAGTGTTCACAACGAGTGCATTCCCATTTTTCCTTGGTGGGTATAGATGCCTCGACGGAATCTAGTACCTTTTTCTTTCTCGGCATCAATACACCTCCAATCAAAACCAAAATAAAAGCCGTAGAACGTGCGCACATCCTACGACAACAAATACACCCTCTAATGTGCTTGCGTAGCAGAGGCCGAGAGTGTTTCCTTCTATAAAAGACCTATCATGATACGCATCGTCGAGAGGCTTAATAGGTTCCGTTTTTAAAAGCGTCTCTCATATGGTACGCACTGCAAGTAGGCGAGTGAGAGACTAATCATCTATTTGAGCTTGCTATGTTATCGACACAAATGTCGTGAACATACCTTGCCCTGCCAGCAAACCGGCATAATAATCAAAATAAACCTACCGCCAGAGGGAGTAGAAAACTGACGGCAGGCTTGCAAAAGGGGAGATGCTGGGTGCAGAGGGTGGATTCGAACCACCGACATTCTGGGTATGAACCAGACGAGCTACCTGACTGCTCCACTCTGCGTTATATGATGCCTAAGTGTCACCTATCTCGCAATCGTGTGCGCATCACAGATTGATTTATAGTTTGACTTCGGACTTGCCTCCAACCGCGAATTGGAAGCCATTTTGTTGGTAGGTTGAGTAAGATTCGAACTTACAACGTTTCTAATGTCACGGAGTTACGGTCCGCTGCCTTCACCGTTCGGCACACCAACCTAAATAAAACCTACCTTTTAGCCGGTGGTAGGGAACCGGTATAATATAGGCCCTCCGGGAAAAGGACTGGCGCGGTCTCAGAGATTCGAACTCTGGCATCGGGTTTACCAATCTAACGGTGTTCAGGACCGTTCTCTTCAACCACTTGAGTAAGACCGCACAATAACCCTACTTTCCTGCACAGCTACCTTTGTATAAAGGTGTAGGGAATAGCCGTACAATCTTTGGTGAGCTAGGTTGGAGTCGAACCAACGATGTTTCTAATGTCACGGAGTTACAGTCCGCTATCTTCGCCACTGGATATACTGACCCATAATAAAACAAGCATCTATCAAACCATCCGAGCTAAGTTGAATTGTTCTCGTGTCGATAAAACGCTTGTTTTTAAACCTTCGCATTAACGTAGCGAAACACGAATAACTTATCATTTCATTCCGCAGAACTACTTTGCATCCAACCATCCGTAGATTGAGTTGGTCTAGGCGGTAGCAGCTATTGACCGCACAGCTTGGAGCCACTTGTAGGAATCAAACCTACGACATATGTGGTACGAACACATTATTCTATCTACTGAATTAAAGTGGCATGGAGCCAGTGACATGACTTGAACATGCGAAATCCATAAAGGCATCGGGATTACAAAACCCGCGTTCTACCAACTGAACTACACTGGCACAATAAGCTGGAGCAATCACTCCAGCCCATAGAAAAGGAGACAACAAATGATGTCCCAAAGCAGACCTTGCGGTCGTACTTCTTTTTTAATTACCCACTTATTGGTAGGGTGTCACCGCTTTTAATTCAAACGCACGATGCGTGTTTTATCTTCATTCAGCCTTCCGAACTTATCCTGATAGACCAAAATAAATCCTTCTCGCTGAGATGGGGTTAATTTTCCATCTGCGTAATCCATTTTTGACGTTTCACAACAACAGCCCTGCTCATAAATTACAGAATTGCCGATATCATAGTGACCTGTTTTATGAGTGTGTGCCATCACGATATTGTCAAAGAAATAATCATTATCCTTGAAATACCGATATGCCTTTTCTGCCGTTTTCAACATACCGCTGGAATAAGCAAGTGGATGCACAAAAATTGTTTCACCAACAAAACTAAACCAAGTATCGTTATAAACGATCTCAATACAACTGTCCTTGAAAACATCAATCAAAGGGTCGTAATGAACCTTAGTATGAAGCTCCTTGTTGTAATGATTAAAGCCATCAACAAAAATAAGCTCCAAAGATGTCTTTGGCATCAGTTCAAGCAAGTCGGTGTCCAGATTCTTAGCAAGATAATTCTGGAAGCGTAAGTCATGATTACCATAATTGACAACAACTTTCTTAGGCTGAAGCATCTCAATCAGGTCAATCATATACTGACGTGCAATCAGAATTTCCTCCATTGGACTCTTACGATACACTTTATTAAAACGAGAAATGGCCTGCGCATCTACCAGATCTCCGTTTATCTGAAGAATATCAATCTTACCAGCGTACTCACTAAAAGTCTCAATAGGCTTCTGGAATGGAATATGTAGGTCGGAAATAGACAGAATGCAGGTTCCCACATCTCTATTAGATAAGGACTCCTGATACTGCATACCCGCACGGAATGCCTTAAAACGCTTGCGATATGCGCACTCACCAAAATTCTTACCCAATTCATCATTGAGCACTTTAGATGCGCCATCCCAAGTCAACTCTCTAGCCAGAACAGCATTCCCGATTCTTACAAAGAAGTCATCACTCGTTTCTTCTGGCCGTTTATTATAGCAACCCATTAGCATCAAGCCGGGTCGCCCAGCAGCTCATCAGAGGTGGAAATATTGATGGTAACACCCTCAATACCATCCCACTTTGCCAGAGCTTCCTTCAGATTAAAGACGTTCTCGCCGTCCTTGGTGATCTCGGTGATAGTGCCCTCTGCAGTATCAATAATAGCGTTCTTAAAAACAACACTCTTCTTAGCAACCATAATTTTATTCTCCCTTATATTTTATTTCTGGATTAGAAATCTAACATTGCTGCCCATTTACTAATCCAGCTATTATGCAAACTTTCAAATTGCTCAATTGCTTCATCAACAGTTTTTATATGACGTAAATCAATTTCGATATACCGACCATGCTTATCAGCGTATTTTTCTTTAATATTATCTCGCTCAAATTGCTTTTCAAAGTCGTTATCATTCCTCTGAAAATATGGAATTCTCTTATAGTGCTGTTGCCCCATAACTTCACAAAAAATATTTTCCGATGGAATATAAATATCATACGGCATATAGCGGTCGGTTTCGGGATTCTTAACTACTTTATATTCCGTGATGGTATCAGGATACATTTTTTTACAGTATTCTTTTAGACCAATAGCGACTCTACTATCATTTTGATGAACTGCACATTCTGGGCATCCCTTGCCAGCTCGAAAATTACTCCAATCAGTCTGTTGCTCACCATGAATAGGACAAAGATATCTAAGTTTCTCAAAAGCTCCGTGATATTCGTCCTTAGTTGAAAGCAATGTGTACCCACGCTTCTTGAACTCTTCAGAAATCATATCGAAATCCGCATACTGACGTTTAGCAACTTCTTCAGTTGCACACTTACGGCATCCAGCTCCGCGAGAGAAATTGTTCCAAAGCATCTCCATTTCGCCATGAATAGGACACAAATAACGAACTCGATAATATGAATCAGACTCTCCTGTAAGTAATGTGTATCCTCGTTTTTCAAACGCAGTTTTTACATCATCATACTTCAATTTGTTCTTCCTAGTTCTTGCTAAGTCTTTCGCGGCACAAAATCTGCATCCTTTTCCACTAAGAACACTTTGCGCCGGAGTGAAATACTCTTTTCCACATCTGTTGCAACGCACCAAAATAGAATCTCTCATCTTTGTGTACGTTCCAAGAACTGTTACTTTTGAGTTTTTCTGTTTTGCATCAGCCTGAAATATTTCATTTGTAATAATTTTAGACATTAGCTCACGTCCATTTCGTCAGCCCACTGACTAATCCATCCACGGTGGTTCGTAGTCAACTGGCATACGGCCACACGGTCATGCTTCGCAAAATGCTGAAGACAACGCATAAAGCCAGAGTCGGAAGGTTTATCAAGGTCACACTGCAAATCATGACCAATGATAATCAACTTTACCTTTTCGCCATCACTACCATCGCAACGAGAAATAGTCTTCTGTAACTCTTTAGGAGTATAGTTCTGGCTCTCGTCCAACAAAATAATACCACTCAGGTTCGTGCCACGAAGGAAAGTATGTGTTAAACAAGAAATATAACCAGTACCATTCTTCTGATTTACCATAGACTCGTCATTGATAACCTTGTTAGGGTCAACGTTGCATTTAATCAGAGCCTGATAAAAAGGTTCAAAGAAAACTTCCGATTTTTCCGTGATAGATCCAGGAAGATAACCCTGACGCTTCTCACCATAACTAGATACAACGTAAGTCAATTTATCGAAATAGCCAGCCTGAACAAGCAGATTTGCAGTCGCAGTCGCAATAAGTGTCTTGCCAGAACCAGCTGCAGCGTTGCAGATCACAACATCAATGTTTGGATTCCAAATAGCGTCACGGAATACACGTTGTTCAGGGTCTAAAGAAATTCCATAAAAACCATACTGATCAGGATCAGTAATCTTCTCCATAGGGATATCAGTAGGAATCTTTCTCTTAGCCATATATTTATTCTCCCTTAATTGAACTCATCCACATCATCGCAAATCTTATCTACGATACCAAAGTTGACCTGTTCATTAGCATCCAGATACCAATCCTTAGCCTTATTCTTGGTCATGGTCTTCTTGTCAATAGTAGAGTGAGCCATAATATACTCACGCATCTTCACAACCTGCTTCTCATAGTAGTCCATAGCCATCTTAGACTGTTCAAAAGTACCCTGCGCACCGCCAGATCCACTGTGAATCAGCGCGGTAGAGTGAGGCAGAGCAAAACGTTTCTGACCGGACAGAAGCATCACAAGAGCAGCACTCATTGCAATACCTGCATTGATAGTCCAAACAGGAGTCTTACTCAGCGCAACAACATCAATAAAGCTGAACATAGCATCCAGCTCGCCACCGTAGCTATAAATAAACAGCTTAATAGGCTTACGCTGCTCAACAGGAGTATTCTTATCGATACGGTTGTACTGCAGAATCTTGCGCTCAATTTCAATCAAAGACTGATCAATCTCAAAGTCAATGAAGAAGATGCGGTCCTTCTCATCAACATAGAAGTTCATCATCTCAGGAGAGGGGAGACCGCCACCATTCATCAGGTTGGTGATCTCTTCTGGCAGTTGAATTTCAAAGTCAAATAGTCTATACCTCGTTCTTTCAAAGATTAGTAACGTGCGTTACGCTGCATCTGCTTCAGCATCTCGACAGCGGCAATATTAAAAGGAAGCAACTCAAGATATCGAGCAGACTCTTCCAGATACCGCTTGTGACGGGTCTTTGCAATGCAAGCATGAGGGAAGACCTTTCGTACAGCCTTCGCTTCGGACTTAGTGATTTCAATCATTAGGTAAAACACCCTTTCAAAATAAAATAGGTAGGAAGAAAACAAGCGTCCTCGCTCTCTCCCTACCATGACTTTCCGCACTGTGTTTTACTCTGTATATGTAAAATTATAACGTATCTACGTTAAAATATCGCACTTTTTCACATTTCATAAATCAAACATTTTTCTATTTTGTGCGGTTTTTTCAATATTTACATTTTTGGCGCACTTACGACAGTATTTTTGTCTGCGTCCGGTGCGAGCAACCATCTTTCCGCAACAATCACACTTGATGTATTCTTTCCCACAATACTGACTCCACAGAATACCAGCATTCTCAAAATCGTCCACGAAAATCTCATGAGGAGAATCCGGCTCCGCAATTAAAACATGGATATTCAAATTGTCAATCTTTTTCAAGCTGGCAAACCCAATAAAGCCAAGATTATGTAACTCACAAATCATCTCGTTCTGTTTTTTTTCATTCACGGATACGTTTGCCATCCTGAAGATATCAGCTGTGTCTTCCGTGATCCAGTAGTTGCATTTTTCATTAACGGAAATATGATATTTTGCTAGACACAACATCGTGAACATCAGACGCTGCATCTGCTTGCCTTCAAGTGCTTGAATCTTCTCAACCTCTGCTTTTGTAATGCACACACCATCAAGTTCCACCATAGGACGACCTTTAGCAGAAGCAATCGCTTTATCAATCAGTTCTCTATCCAGAACCTTGTTGTACCCTTCGAAATGACGCAACATATACTCGTTGAGCTTTTCTCTTACGTCATCCTTTGAGTATCCCTTATAGAAATAATATTTCGCTACATAATGCAAAACATGCCCCGCCTTCTTCCAAGGCACATCCTTCTCTAGCCACTCTTCAGCATAAAGAACTTCATTCAATACAATCATCCGCACCCTCCTTGCTATTCATGTTGACCAACACATCCTTGAAACGCTTGCCATCATATTCAATATCGCCATTCTCATCCTGCACGAGAGAATGCACCATACCGTTATGGCGTTCCAATAAGCGTTTAATCAAAGTATCGTGAAATAGTTCCCAGACTATTGCAATACTGGATGCATTCTTCTTACAAAGATCAAGCATGATGTCGCAAAGTACATCGTCATTAGAACACTTATCGTGAAGATTGCGGAACATACTTTCCTGATACAGCGCAATTCGCTCCTTGCGGTCTGCGCCGGTTTCCTTATTATTATTTCCGTTACCAGAATTGATTGCGTTGCCACGAGCAAATCTCAAATAGTCCTTAAAGATAGAGCGGATACCATAGTATTGAGAATTAGTGTACTCAACGCCAGACTTGAGCGAATCGTAATCAAACTTGCGCTTTATCTTGAGTCCTTCTTCAAAATCTTCCAGCTCGTCCTCAACAGTCCAGCACAAGCGGTTCATGGTACAAGAATTGATTCCGACCGGCATCCGATAGAGGTAATACTGGATAACCATTTCATCCACATCGTCCTTGACGGTCTTTTGCATAATCTCATCCAGACCGGCAAATCCATCCCACTTGATACGCTTGCGAGCTGCGGCCACATACTGCTTGTAATCACGCATCTGAGCAGGGTAGATGTAGCTCATAAAGTATGGCTTACGCCATGCGCAAATACTACTCCAGAACTTCTTATCCTCGATAGTATCAGGATTATCATCGTCTTTAACGGCGCAAGCTTTATTGTCATACCAGTATTGCGGCATATCTGTCGTAGCTACGCCCTTTATTTTGTCGATCGCGTTCTGTTGATAAAGCTGTCCGCAGATAATGCGATACGTAAGTTCATCGTATTCTTTACTACCTTGCTCAAATTTACTTCGCACATCAAACATCGTTGTAATTCGGTTTGTTGTACGTCCAATATTATCTCCAAATCCGCTGATATTAGATTCAATAAAATCCTTTTCGGTCGGAATTTTTTTCTCGCATTTGCGCTGGACACAAAGAACGACAGGCTCATTTACCCATTTATCAATGAGAACTCTATTGTCTGTAGAAAATGTAAGGTCGGCATCGAAATCTTCACCGTTAAGTGCTGCACACATATTATCCCACGCATTGGTGATAAACACGGACTTCATATAGCGATACCAGTATTGGCAATCATCAGATACATTCAAATTCATGCACCGAATATTTGCCATCTGACTCATAGGAGCTCTAAAACAAGCAACCCTCTTGACGTCTCTGTCATTCCAAAAACGACTGTAAACCTCACCGGCCTTCAATAGTCCGGTTACCTCCATCCGAAACATAGACTGGCAAAGCGCATATGGATCGCCACTCGCAACTTGAAAATTCCCTCGTACCTTTACAACACCCGTTTTTGCCTGAGAGATTCGCTTTTTAATAAAGTATCGAATCCGATTCTGCACATAAGGGTCGTTAATCATTTCCGGCTCAATCATAAGAGCCTTAATATAGTCGTTTTCCAGACTGTTTATGTAATTCGGGTCATCACGCATTCCACTACCACGCAAATACAGCAACGCATCACGCCAATCACCGCCCATGACGCCCTTGATTTCGTCCAAAGTCGGCTTTACAAGCTCACGAATCTCATCATTCGTAAGCTGATAGCTTTGAATAAACTGATAATTCAAATTGCGCTCCTCATCAAGCTCCAACTCACAAGTCTTGGTTACAGAGAAGTGATAGTGGTTCTCTCTACAGTTTTCAAGATAGTCCTCACAACTATGGTAACTATCCCAGAGCTTTAACATAGAGGTGCTAAGAACGACCTGAATTCTATTGATGTCGCGATAATCTCCCCATGCGTCCTTTAACATATTCTGTTTTGCTATCTTCTTAGCGAACTCACGGAAAGGGAAGGGAAATAACATGCCTTTACAGAATGCATTCCGCACACAGAAACCAGACGCAGTAGATGGCAACTTCAAATCCTCACTCCACTGTTGTGCAAGATCATAACTAATAAGTCCAAACCCATCATTCGCACACAGCTCGCAATCGTGTTCCTTATCTTCAACTATCGTAGGTTCTCCAGACACTCCATCGTCCAGAACAACAATATGGTCTTTAAAGCGCGTGTAGCAATCATCTATAACAAGTACACCATCAGGGTCAGTAACCGGAATAGAAGCGGAACAAGCAAGAGCTCTGTATGCTTCCAGCTTTGCCGGAATAAACTCCATTCCTTTATTACGGCCATTATCGATTCGCTTGCGGATCTCGTCAACAAGACGGTCACTCACAAACACAATCGTACTATTCTTAACGCCACCAGTGGTTCCAACCAGACGACGATACGTGATTCCATTGATTTTAAATCCCTTTGGAGAACACGCCCGGCGGTAGTCGTTCTTCTTATCAACCACCAAACACATATAATCCGGCTTAAACTGAACTGCGTCCAGCTCAGTGTATAATCTACGAATCTCCCGGCGGTTCTCTAAGCAAGACGGCTCATTCCGCAGCATCTTGATTCTACGCTTAATGCTCCGTGCTTTAGCCTCTGCGTCTGTAACACCGTTCAACTCATCAATCCATCGTAGAACAGTGCTATCAGCCAGCGAGATGATCTCGTGGTTTCGTCTGGCTTCATCTAATGGTAGGGTTAAATCCCATTTTGCTTCAACCAGACGCTTCGTATGGATCTTAAAAACAAACTTCTGGCAAGTTTGCTGCTTTGCCATTCGGCAGTCACCTCCGTATTCTTCTGAAGCGTATCCTGTATTGTATAGCTATAAAGAAAAAATATAAAATTAGGCTTTTACAGATAGCAGATCTCGCCATCTTCCATAGCCTTGAGCCAAAGTCGTTCACGCTCCTGGTAGAGCTCATCCAGCATATCATCAGCAGCCTCATACTCGCTGTGCGTCAGGCTATTGCTATTCATGTCACGCACAAGCTGCTTAATCTCTGCGTTAGCATCCTCGTAAGTTCGCATCGTTCATCACCCTCAATAGTCTTTAACTGTAATCGTCTGCTCGTCCATAATAGCACCACAGGCACCGCAGAACAGTGTACGGTCAATTCCAGTAGAATTATGACAACTGGAACACTCACAATACAGTGATTCTCCAAAATCCGCCTCATGTTCAATCCAATGAGCATGAACCACTCGACGGAACTCACCGCCAGCAGACATTTCTTTTTCAAGAATGCTCTTTGTGTATTGCATTGCCATATCGCACCACATACCACCAATAGACTTTGCATTACCTCTGACCCTAGGACGAGCGAGGGCACTATCGAGGACGCCAATCAATCGTGTTGCATTTACAAACTTATCCATCACTTGACCTCCTCAGCCACCCGGCGGATCGTCTCATCAATCTGTTCAAGCTCTGCCAGCAAAACATCCACGGTGTCAGCATCACTCTCGGAAATATTCAAATCTTTAATCTTATGTAAAGCCCATTCAAGGTTCGGGTAATAGCCGACCGTAACCTCCTTTACGCCAGTGCCCATTTCACCAGTCTTTGGATTCTTACCAGCTGGCCGCTGCTCAACGATAACGAGATTCCGCTCGTCGCAGTTCTTTATAATGTATTTACCAATTTGCACTCGCATCTCTTAATCTCCTTCTTTAACCAAATTCATACAATCAATATATTTATCATAGATTCGTTTTGCGAGTTCTCCATCAACATGACTTACATCGCCAGTTTTATTATTTTTAATTGTGCAAGAATACAATACAATAGGAGACTCAATCAAAATATGACCATATTTATCGTAAATATTATACCGACGGTCAAGTTCTGTTGCGATTTGCTTAACAAAATACTTTCCACTAAGCAGTTTTGAGAGTTCAAGATTTAGTAGCTCCGAAGCTTTTTCACAAATATCCTTTTCATTCATGTGTATTCTCTCTTTTAATATGTATTTATATTTCAAACAAGAGCCACATGGACTCTTATTCTTTTATATAATAGCGCATCCTTTCTTCATCAAATGTTTGAAATATTCAATGAAGAAATCCTTGCCTCCTTGGGTAATCTTTGTGACATACACCAGCTTGTCGCCAACCGGTTCATCTTGATAATATCGATAAATCGGCTCTCGTTTCTTGAATACTTTAAATAGCCCAGAATCTTGATATTTCTTACAAGGAGTGTTATACAACATGCTGCCCTTTTTCATTAAATAACCTTTGTGCCGTAGAACTGAAAATACATTACTACTATTTGGAGTAAGCCTACCAATGGATGCCTCGTTTATATAAATCTCATTTTGGATGAGAACTTCAGCAAGTTCTTCTGCCGTTAAACAACCGTCAGACGGATCTTCTTCATCGAGCATTTTAATTTCAGGAAGAAGTGTTAACTTATCTTTTAACATTTGATAAATAAACTTTTGCCCTTCTTGTGTCCAGACAAGATACTCTTGAGAATAATATCCTGTTTTGCTAGTAAACAATGAAGATTCAGTGTATCCGCTATCTTTATACTGGTCTGTTACAAGCCATGTTTTATGCTCGTCACTAAAATAGATCACATCATACTTGTAAAGAAAGCTGTTTAATCGTGCGGCGCTCCAACCATACTGAAAAGCAATAGTTGAAATAGAAACTTTTTCTTCTGGCCCAAAACCAAATGGTAAATACTTCTCATCCATTTATGTAATTCTCCTTAAATATTTCTAGTAGCCTCAAATGCGGCCACATCGTTCATGAAGTCATTGATATGTAAATACTTGTCAGCCTTTCGCACAGTCTTAGGCTTGAATTCTCGGCACTTGCATCGCACCTCGTCACAAGTCGTAAAGCATGGAATCTCGTACCGGCACTTCGTACAAACATGTTTCTTATGGAACTCCGGCAAGCGCCCAGCTTCTTGGTAGCACTCGTAAGTCACCTTTAAATCAATCCAGTATGGGTTATCAAAATTCATTGTCGTCACACTTTCTTTCACAATTTGTTTCAAACGTTGCATTTGGAACATCATCGTCGTCCCAAATATCAATATTTACTCTCATGGTCTCTTCTATAAAATGGCGGATTAAATTATCATCATCAAGAATCTTTATGTCATATAAAAATTCTGGTTGTTCACCCCAAATTGTGTTCTCAAAATTTGGATTCAACTCACTCATCATACGACCGCAACGAAGACTTTTTAACTTGAAGACACCATCACACATAGCATTGTTTACCTTTATGTATTCTTCTGACGGCGAGATTTTTTCGATACGTTTCATTGCTCTATGGAGAGAGGACGTTTCTGTGATGATATGATACATTGGATAAGCATTGTCGTATCCGAATTCCTTGAATATTTCCTTTCGTAATTTTCTGTAATACTCTTCGCTTCTTCCGTTGAAAAATATTTCACGTTCACTCTCGCATTGTTGACCCTTTCCATTTTGAAAGCTTTCAATGATTCTGGTGGTCATTTTTAAATATCTTGTATATTCTTCTTTTGTTGGTAAATGAAGCTCACGAGGAGACCGCCTAAAAAATACCACTGGCTCAACCTTCCATATGATTTCTTTATTTCGAGCCATCGCCTTAAACGCGGATTTTACGTATCCTTCCATTGCTGCTTTTGCATTGTACTTGAAAAGCTTTGCTTTTATTTCCATATCAGAGTCTATATCGTGAAACTGTCTACTATAGTCTCTAAAGCTTTCATTCGTCATACCGCAAGAGAAAAATATGTCATAAGGATTCCAGAAAAGTTCAATCTTGTCCTCATCGTGCATATTGCATTCTTGAATCAGCTGATATGCAATCATATTTTCAAGCATCAGTGTGTACTTGCTGGTCCCAGGTGCTGGTCGTGGTGGTTTTATTTCTGAATCTGGACGGATACTTATAATGGTATAGACGTACCCATCTTTCTTAAATTCAACAAACCTATCAAGATCAGCCAGAAACTGAATCTTACTATTTCCTCCAACAGGCTTATCATTTTCAGATGAATTTGTTAAGGCTCGGAAGAGCGCCCCGAAATTCTTAAACGAGTCTCCATCTTGAAGCTTTCGCGCGTTCTCTTTTGTCACAGTATGTATCTTCCTCATAAAGCCTCCAATCTAAATTGCCAAATATTACCAGTAGTTTGTCCATAACTTTCATATATAAATAAGGAATAAAATTAGGAAAAGTTATGGACAAACTTTTCTTTTCTAAAAAATTAGTTGTACTTTGAATTCTGTAAGGTTCTATCGCCCACAACTCTTCTTACAAAATATCTCTTAATGGTTTACTCGACTTGAAGCTATGGCGCGCAAGCGGCATAGATTCAATTTGAGTAAACCTACGAGCGTCCTCAGACGCGAGATCCCTCTCCACGCCCTGTCTGGAAGACTGCTATAAATATCCACCACAGTCATTCAATCACTAACTCCTTTACAGTATCCTGTATTGTATAGCTATCTACACTCATTATACCATGAGTTTGCCAAAAATTCAATAGCTACATAATACAGGATACTAATATTTCTAGCGCCTATTATAATAAGGTATGTTTCTGAGAGTGTTACTCTCTATGAAGGACATCCAGATGCTCTATATGTTCTGTGTAAGTTGCCAAAGGCTACAATCATGCTTCTTATAGGTCTTTGGAGTCTCTGAGAGTGCTGCTCAGATACCAGATCAGTCTATTTATGGTGATATGGGAGTATAGATTGATATAAATAGGTACTTTATGCTCCGAAGAATGGTCATTTTAGGTACATTTCGGGTACACATCGGGAAAACCCGCATGAATCCTAGCTTTTTCGGCTTTTATTGGGTCGAAAAGGAACAAAATAAGTGGTAAAAAGGTACAAATAAAAAGAAAAACTAGCCAAAATATAACGAAAATACGTTAAATTCTAGCTAGTTACCGAATGAGCTACCGATTGAAAAATAGCGATTTTAAGCCATTTTTAGGTATTTTGGGTAGAAAAATGAGTGATTTGTGGGTATATGTAAGAGAGGGTATAGGGGTGTATTTTGGGATAGTTTTGGCAGGGAAAAGTATACCTGGGAAGGGGAGTAGGTAGAGAGTGTGATGGAGTGCCAGAATGGGAAATAAGATGTAGATTAGAAAGGTTTGATAGGAATTGGAAAGAAAGTAATTTTTGTGGAGATTATTGTGCAAATTGTATAGCAATATGGAATACAACAAATTGATAATTGGTGATTATGAATAAGAAAGATGTACTGGTGGCTCGGTCTGCTGCCGGGAACGTCCAAAAAATGAAAAGTGCACCCCCACGGCTTGAGTGCTGGAAATGCTCAAAATACGACACTAATCCCTAGCAATTTACTAGGAATTTTTTGGTGCAGATTCAATCCCTAGCACTTTACTAGGATATCAACAAGTTGCAATTCCTAGCACTTTGCTATGATATCTGATTTAATTCCTAGTAATTTGCTATGAATTGTTCGATTATTCAAATTTGAAATACTTTAACAATTTAGCACTTTACCATACTAAAATATTCCATTGGCCTGATCAGGCACTTTGCTTTATCACTTTACCACGCTAAAGCATTCCATTTTCCCTTATAAGGTAATTATAATATAAAGCAAAAATCCATTTGTTGCGTGTGCAACATTTACGGTTAAACCGCTTGACTTTTCCGGTTTAACCGGCTATAATAGTGCCATGCTCAAGGGCAACACCGGAAAGCGGAAAACATGATGGTTCTGGAAAACCGGAAAATTCCAGTTTCCACTTTTTGACGTTTTACCGTTTGAGCGGTTCAAAAAATAGGGCTTGACAAAACGGTTAAACCGTGATACAATACAGTCAAGCTCAAGGGCGAAAGCCCAAAAGCAAAACCCAAAACCCAATAGCACATTGACAAGTCAAGACTTCTGATTTTAGCCTGTTTGGTTTAACTCTTGTTTAATTACAAGAAAAATCATGCAACAAAAGTCAAGATTAGAAGTTTACCGTATCGGCAAACATTTACTTGTTTTGTCGGTTTGGTGCGACAAGTCACAAAAAATCGTACCTTGAATTTTGATAACACTATCTTTGCAGTAGGGGCGGAAACGCATAACCAAAAGCAAGAAAAGCGCATATTGGCAAACAAGATGTTTTAGACGCAAGTCTTTCACTGGTCCCTAGGTAGACTATACCTAAGAGGATCAGCAAGGATGGTCAACAGTATGCACCTTGTATCAAAAGCGTACTGTACCAGAACATAAACAGAAAAGAGGTGTATTCAAGTGTTCAAAGAAAAGCTCAAAGCCGTTCTTTTTGTAGCTCTTTTTACTATCGGTTTCATCCTTATTACCGCTGGTATGCTGGTTAGCTTTTGCGGATTAGCATACATGGGATATGCGGTTGTTTTAACCGTCTACGGCGGTTGTTCACTTCTTGCAACAGCTCTTGTTGAGGACATTCTCAAGTAAGTCTATCCGGCAAAAGCCGTCATGTCAATACACAATAAGTATAGCACAACAAAGGAGATAATACTATGTCTAACCTGTCTAACGTCTGTCTGTCTATCCGTAGCTCTAACAACAAGACTTCTACCGCAAGGGGCTATGCAAGCAACGGCAAAGCTCTTGTTAGCTTTACCAACAAGGGCGGTGTTAATACGCTCAAGGCATACCCTAAAGCCGATAAAGTGCCGTCTTATCTGCTGATGGACGAAAAAGAGTATACGGCATACGGCAACGCAATCAAGTACGTTTACAATTCCGCTTGCCACGTTAACGCAAGCACTACCAACAAAGAGGATGAAAGCATTATCAAAGTTTACACTACCGACTTCCATTCTTGCCTGTCTGATCTTGCAAACATCGTTTTTGGTGAAACTTTCTCTATGCAAGAGTATCCCTCTTTTGGCACAGAAGTCCTTGCAATGGCAAAGACTTACCTTACCACCACTATGGATGGTGACGTTTCCCCGGCAAACCTTCCGATCAATCGTTTCGTCAAGGCTCTTGAACCTATGCTTTTGAGCGTAGCAGCACACAGCGTTTTTCTGAAAGACTATGAACGAGACTATAACCTTGCTTGCAAGCGTTGCAACTCACGTATCAACAAGGCAACGACACAGCTTGACAAGGCACAGGCAGAGTATGATAAGGCACTGTCTGAACTTGACAAGGCAAAAGAGCAGATTGTCAAGGACAAGAGCGATAACACCATCAAAGCGTCTACTAAGAAAACCCATGAAAACAATCTTGACAAGGCACAGAAAGAATTTGACGCAAAAAAGAGCGTCCTTGACACCATCAAGAACACTATCAACACCTGGACTATCAAGTTGGCCGATGCTCAGAAAACCTTTGAGCAGGCAAAAGCAGAGGATGAAAAGAACTCTTAAAGTCAAACCCAAAAAGTTAGTCTAAACATACCAGAATGCAATACATAATACGCCTGACGACTAGAGGTACAGGGGAAGAAGTAACCTCTACCAACGGCAAAACGCCGTCACAAGATACCATAAAAGAGGTGAAATATCTTGAAATCCTATCAAAATACGATGGGAGAAGTGCGTCAGAACACTTCTGGACACTCTATCATCTACAACGGCACAGAAGTCAAAGAGCTTGATCTTTACGGCACATTTGACGGCGTTGTGTTTGTCAGTCGTCCGTTTATCGCAATGGAAACAGGCTTTATGCCTATGTACGTCAAAACGTCTATGGGATGGACTTCTATCCATCCTTGCAAGATTGTTGACTTCCTCAAAGAAGCATACAAGGCAAGAAGTGTTTCCCTTTATGACTGGAATGCCTATCAGCAGAGCAAGAAAGAAAAGCGTCTTGCAATGGAAAAGGTCAAACAGCAGCAGAGTGAAACGGCTTTTTTCAGAGCATCACAAGCTAATGCAGAGGGTTCTTTGCGCTATCATAAGAGCAAGAAACGTCTTGACGATCGCTATAATGAAGTGGGTAAACCAGTTCAGAAAAAGCATTCTCAGCGTGTCGTATTTGGCTCTAGCGAATACGTTACAGTTTCCAATTGGATTTATGGCAGAGAAGTCTTGATGAATAATCATAGCTTCCGCATGGATGAAAGAATGTCGTACTACATGGACGGCACTGGATGCTGTGCCCGTGATTTCGATAACAGAGATATGCGCCCTTTGAATGACGTATTCCCTGTGAAATCCGGCAAAAAAGTAAGGTGATAACTTTGAGTTTGACAGTAATTCGTCAGAATGATATAATTGTACCATCAAGAAAAGGCGGTGCAATTATGGCAAATCGTGATTATAAAAAAGAGTATCAGCAGAGCAAAGATAAGGCAAAACTGATTGGCCTGAAAGTTGATGCTGATTTCTTTGATGCTTTTACCGCTAAGGCAGAGCTGAACGGAACAAACAAAAATGCGATTCTGAAAGCCTGTGCAGAAGCGTACACTTATGGAAATCTCATCATTGATGAGAATGGAAAACCTAAGATTGTAGACTAGCCCTATAACCCACGCAACGAAACGTCTTGCAAAATCATGCAAGGCGTTATTTTTATGCCATAAAATGAATATTTATGCAAATAATATTCAGAATATTCAATAATGAGTACAATGAAAACACGTCAGAAACACACGATAAAAGAGGAGTTTTATTATGAGAGATTACGAAAAACGGGAAGCCGCCTTTTCTGCTTGGAAAATGGCAAAAAAGCCTTTTGATGAGCGGTTGGCCGCAGCTCGATCCGCTTGTGAAAAAGCTCGATTAGAAGGTGAGAGTGCAGAGGAAGTATCAAAGAAAAAAGAAGCAAAAGCACAAAAGGAAAAAGTGCTTAATGAGCTTCGTAGAAAGCTTGAAGAAGTAGAGGATAAAATCCGAAAGGCAGAAGACTTTCCTTGTGATGAGCTTATTTCAGAGTATGTAGCATTGAACAACAAAATCAATGTTGCAGAAGTTTGGGTAACTTCTTTAAAGCCGATTTCTCGATTGGATTTTGCAAATATCGAATACGATGAAGCATTCGAGGCTTGGTATAAATTCGATAAAGAAAATCCAATGCCAGACTAATCCATCTTTATGCCGTGAAGTTAGTGGGCACGGGGCAGAAAGGTCCCACTACCAGTACGAAAATTTTGTCATAGCCTTAACTATGATTGTAGCGTGGGCTGTGATATAATAAGGGCAGAAAGCCCTTAAAGAAAGGAGAATTATTATGGATGCAAGAATGATTAGTTTTTGGGGTTACGAAACTAACCCATGCGCAAACCCCGATACGGCAAATAACGGAGGGGGATACTCTCAGCCGTCCGGTGGCATTCTTGTTGCCCTCGAAAACGGGGAGTATCTAACCGTCACTGTGGACGATATGTCTTGCGGCGATTTCGGTAGCCGAATCGGTTGGGATATCTGCAGTTCAGATGGCCGCAGATGGGGCGGCTGTTACGGCACCATGGACGATGCTATGGTTGACAATGATTGGACAGAGGAATCTCTGGATTCTGTGTCTGGTGTGTACGGGATTGATGCCCGTGCAATGTTGTCGGATGCGATCCATGCAGTACATATTGCCGCATAAAACAACCGAATATCGTCAGAAAGAGTCTTGTGAGTTAATTCTTACAAGGCTCTTTTTATATGCAAAAAAAAGGATAGTCTATCATGAAAAGTCTCTTGATGCTCTTTGGTTACACCGCATATCAGGCGGGTTGTATTGCACCTATGATGTGGGTTTTCGTTATTGGCGCTATCACTATGGGCGTGGCAGAATGGAAAGGGTGGCTAAATTGATGTATCGTGATGTAAAGAATTTGCGATTCATCGGCACGGACGACTTTCACCGTGAAGTATTTATCGATAAGTTCGGCACAGTATGGAAATACACTGAACCCGGTGAAATGCCGCAAGAACGGCATGACAAACTTTACACTTCATCCAGCAACAGCATGGATGGAGAACCGGAAGAACCGATGGCAGATGACCTCGATTACAAGATTCTAATTACAAATGCAAAAGGAGAATGCAAGAAATGAAAAAAGAAGATCTTGTTGTTCTTGAGACTGGCAGCGCCTATACGGCACTGTTCAATAAGGCAAATTATTACACACCATACATTGTGGCGTGGCATTTTGACCCTGATTCCTACACATGGGATCAGGGTCATTATTTTGAATCCCTGAAATCCGCAAAGAAATTCTTTGCAGAGCAGGAGAAAGAAAACGCGAACTGTCAGTATTGTGAGAATATCGACTGTCCGCACCGTGACGCACTCAGGCGCTTGCCTCGTGAAAAGGGTGGTTTGGGTCTTTGCAAGAATTTTGAGTAAAGGAGAATAAATATGGCAAAAATGAAACTCGATCCTGTTTACCCCGATATTGTCAATCGCTTTCAGTATGTGAAAACGACTAACGCAGACGCTTGGCAGAAATATGTTAAGAGCGTCATTGCAGAGCATGAGTACAACGACCTGTTAACCCGGATCGCGTGGGATTTGCTCAGGTATGTGTACACTTCTGGTACGATTTGTGGGTGGTATGATAAGTACAACGTACATGATTCGCATATCACAACGGCAGTCAAGAAGGCTTATATTGAAGTTTTTGGAATGCCGTCAGAATAAAAGATATGTTTTAAGGAGAGCTTGATATGACCGCAAGAGAATATTGTAAGAGCCATCCTGTAACTGCTTATGATAGCAGCTACGGCAGATGTGGTGGTTTCCAGATTCATGGTGACGTTCAGTATGGCATTGATGATTATATCTATGCTCAGTCTGGCGTACTCATTGAAGATGAAAAGTATCACAGTTACCATCACTTGAAGATTATCTATGCACCGTCTGGCAGAGCATACGTCAAGTGTTTCGGTAAACGAATCTATCTTGATGAGTGCATGAGAGTGTAAAGGAGAACGCAAGATGAAAAAGGGTCAGTGGTTTATGAACGATGAAACAGGTGTTATCACTAATATTCATCGTGAAGCTGTCGAGTGGTATCGGCAGGGCGCAAACATTTCCATCTGGATCAACGGCGTTATTGTTTGCCGTTGGGGTCATTGATAAGAAAGGAGAACGCAAGAATGCGTGCTACTGTTGAGGTTTACGAGAATAATGCAGGCGGTATCTTTGTTGCCGTCTTTGGTAAAAATGGCTTGAAAAAGCTGTTTGTTGTTACTCCTGATAATAATGAAACAAGAATGACGAGGGCATTCTATCAGGAAGCATTGTACGGATTCTCTGGTGTGGATGACTACAACGCAGCAGATTTTTCTGGTCTGTCTATGGATGATGCTTATATGGATATCTGCAGTGGCAACCTGATTGCAGAATTTTACGACAATCGTGTTGTAAACCTGTATCCGGCAGACATGGGTGTTGCCGGAATGAAGCTGTTTGGTATTGCCTAAGAAGAAAGGAGCTACATAAAATGAGACTTATTCATATCATTGCAACTGTTATTGCTAGCATTTCTATGCTGGTAAACTGCATGACCGCTAATGCAGCAGAACCTGTGAAAACTCGCTTGCAGAATCGTTATGTTTTGGCCGGATACGTTGGTGAGATTGAAGTATTCCGCAACGGAATCAAAACAATCCATGTGGTTGATGAGAACGGCGAGGAATGGCTGTATTCTTATGCAAGCATGGAAGAAACCCCGGCAGATGGTCAGAAAGTGACCATGGTTATGAACAGTAACGGCACAGAAACCATCTATGACGATACCATCGAGGACGTTCTGTGGGCACGGCCTGATGAAGTGAATGTTGATTGATGTTCACAAAATGCTTACAAATAAACAACGTATCAACGCATTAAAATGTGACGTTAATAAAATCTACATTTTAGTGCTTGACAAAATTAGTGGTATCCTGTATTATGTAGTTAGAAAAGGCAAGTCCGTCATAGGACTTTTATTTTTACCATATAGCTATATAATACAGGATACGATAGGAGGACTATAAAATGGAGCAGAGCTGGAAGCTTTGTGACGATATGGTTGTAAGTGACAATCTTCTGGATGGTATCACGTTTGAAGATCTGATCCTGACAGTGCATTGCAACTGTCCACAAATTACAGAACGGGCTGTAAAAAAAGAACTGAAAGAAATTCTTGCGATTCATATGCAAGATATGGAATTTTTACTCGAAAACAATATCAACAAGATAATTGAGTTAGCAAGTAAAAACAGAGAATAAGGAGATGTGAGTATGAAACGCAATAACTATAATTACGAGAATTTTCACTACACAAGTGATAGCTGCCTGATTCTTATGAGTGAGGTTCGTTATAAGAAAAATGATTTTGGGGAGATGGTTCTTGTACCGGAAGAAACAAAGGAAGAAGTGGTTTCGCCTACGTTTTACACGAACTATATTACAGCAATTCCGTTCTTTGATGATGATTTCTTTGGCCCTCATGCTTCTTGTGAAGCTAAATGGGATAGAACACCGGCAGGAGCTGTGCCTACTGTAATAACGACAATCAATGGCGCAGGTGACGAAAAGATTGTTGCAACATTTACATTCCTTAGCAAAAGTAATCTTTTGAATACTGCTGGTTGGCGTGAAAAGGAAATTGTCAAGAACGCAAAATACTTTCACATTGAAGAAAAAGCTGATGGTGCAGATATGATTTATTTCTACACCGAAAGTGATGGCGATACGTCAGAGGGTATTTTTGACACTAAGAGATCTATTTGGAGGGGATAAACGATGACTGATGTTCAGAAAAAGATGTGGGATGCACTGGTTAAAATGTCTGGTGAGGACGTTGCAAGATTATTTGTAAATTGGTGTGGAGAACAAATTCTGGATGATGATTTCTATAAAAATATGATTGATGAGGGAGTGATTGAAAATGAAGAATGATTTTTACTGGAACAGGAACTATATGACTATTGCAAAAAGTATTAACGAAAAGCACCGTACAAAAATTATAATACATAAAAATTGGCAGTGGTATTTAGCTGAATTTGATTCATTGGAACAACTGCATTTCTTTGAAAACGTAGTTGGATTCAGAACTTGCTATCTTGGAATGGAAAATGGAATCGCAAGATTTTCTTTGAGTCATGAGTTTGAAGAAGAAAAATATTTCTGGAGATTGTCTGAACTTCCAGCTGGTGCAAAACCGATTAAAGCATTATGTAATGGTAGTATTGTTACTTGCTATTTTTTGAATGATGGAAAAATTATTCATTGGTATCGTCCGAATCCTAATGCAAGGAATGTTTATAAACCAATGACGTTGCAACAGCATATTAGGCATCATGAAGTGTTTGGTTCATATTGAAGAACAGGAAAATCAGGAAGGTGAAAACTTTGATTATTGATTCTATTCTTGACCGTAAGGACGGCAAACACTACAGTGCACATGATTTCTATAATGAGGTCAGGAAATATGAGCGTCTAGGTGTTGGTACGCACGGAGAAGATATTTCTATCGCGATGGACTACGGTGACAACCGTGATGTCCAACGTGTTCTGTATCAGTACATCCAGCGCAATGGATACCCGGCAGACATTGAGGACTACATAAGAAGTCAGATTTGGGTAGTGTGAGCAGTAGATGCTAGGTGATTAGCGGTACTAGGGCAGACATAACCGCTACCAGAATGCGAAAACACAAAAATATTAAAAGGAGTGTTAGGTATGAAATATTTGAGTGCAAAAAAGTTTTCAAGGGACGCACATCCATCAATCCATTACACCGGCAGCGTCCGAGGTATGAAAAAGCTTGGATTATGGGGAAAACATGATAAATGTGTTCGTTGTGGTAATTATATTTATAATTTATCTATCTGGATTGGTGGATACGATTTTTGGCATTAAAAGGAGCGATTGATATGGAAACAATGTACGACCGAATTAAGCGAATGGATAAGCATGAGCTTGCTGAGTTTATCTATGTTGTTTATCAAGCTGGTGTTAAAGATGGTGAACAGAATCTTTGTGATTCTCCTGCTGGATTTTTTGGTTGCGGTTACTTCCTTAATGATAATGCAAAAGCATGGATGCCGAATGATAAGCCCGAAGATCTTTATGATACTTTGGATATCTAAAATCATGCTTTTATCGGAGGAGAAATATTATGAAAGTTATCGAGTTTATTAACCGTCTGAACCTGATCGGCTACGACGAGAACACGGAGTTGGTTTTTGGTGTCTATGATGATACGGAGTTTCGTGATTGGCACGAATTGGGAAATCCTGTTTGTTACCGTGGCCTCGATATTATTGATAACAGTGGACCGAAAGATATCATTGCTGTCGATATGGATATGTGATAAAACAGATATTTTACAATGATTGAGGTGGTAATATGACTGAGAAAGATAAACGGATTCTAAAATACGCAATCGATAACTTGATTGCAAGAGAAAATAATTTGTGCGAAGGATTTTGTAAAAACAATCCCACACACAGAGCGGAACGTGAGCGTGATAGGGATTTTATTATCATTGGTATTCGTAATGTTTTGTGTGAAGTTGAGCGTCTTGAAGAACAAGAGAAAGAGATGCTGGAGAAAGTCAAACATGAAGTAGTTCAGTTTTGATTGAGGTGATAGAAAATGTATACTAGCGAAACTGTAAAACAAGTTAACGATTGGATGATTAACAGTATTTCCGACTGGATGGTCGAAAGTGGAACAAGAAGCACCACAGAAGGTAACTGGATTATTCATGTTTATGAAATCACTAGAAAATTCAATGTAACAAAAAACTGGATTACAGCATACCGTGATGAAATTATTGATGCTCTTTATAAGCACAATGCGGTTGCAGATGTGCTCTATGGTTTTTCTCCTGATGGCACTGTGGAGGATTTTGATATCGATTTTTATTTAAGTTTTTGTCAGAACTTGAGCGATGAAGATTGAGGTGATAAAAATGGATACTAACATAAACCATTTTAACAGTAGAAAAGAATACATGGATCTTGTTTATCATAATTCTAGTCCGTTTGATTTTTGGGAAGAAGTGCGAAAATTTCACAAGGAACGTGAGCAGGAGGAAAAAGAACATGACCAACACTGAAAAGAATATCGTTCTCGCAGCTCTTTCTTCTTATCGGCGCAAGCTGATGGATCAGAGTGTTTCATTCCTTAGAGCTGGCAACCATGAGGATGCTAAAGTAAGTACGATGGAAGCAGCCAACGTGAATGCGCTGGTGATTAAGTTTACAAGAGAAAAGGAGTTTGCAATATGAGAAACCTGTCTAAACAGAACCGTAAGAAAATTTTTGATTTGATCAAACGTGATTGCACATTTGTTGGCTCTTACGATTTGGAACATTCTGAAGAAAGTGTTTTGACTTATCTCCCGAAGCCCGGCACACAGATTCACAAAGATGTTGAAGAGGTTCGTGTCATAAAGAACCGCAAGACTGGAAACTGGGTTGAATCCGTTGTTGATGTGCGTTGGTATTACGGTATGACTTGCGCTGATGCAGAGATGATTGAACGCAAATATCAGTGCAAATCTAACAAGTGAGGGTGTGGAATATGAATAGCGAAAATAAGATTGTTGTGACCAGCTGGAATGGGAAGTCTTGGGAGATGACACCTGAACAGATTGAGGCGGCATACCGCCACAAAGAGCATCAGTATCGTATTGAAGATGCAGAGAATCAGCTTGATGGCAATGCTGATTGGATTGAGGAAGAATACGGTTATTCTCACGATGAGATTATGGACTTTGCTGACGAGTTAGTAGAACGATTCGAGGACAAATTTGATTGCAATGTATCAGAAAATGATATTTGGGTAGCACGTATCACAGAGATGTTTGACGCCGCAGGTAGAAAGGAGAGCAACGATGACTGATCCTTGCCGTTATTGTGTAGCACCTGAGCGTTATCCTGGTTGCCACGACCATTGTGAAAAGTTAAAAGCCCATCGTGAAAGTGATGAGTATAAAAAGCTGTGCGAATATAAGAATACATACCTAAAAAGCCATTCGACAGCAAGCTCTACACAGATTAACAAAGCGATGCGGTACTTCAAATGTAAAGGTTATAGCCTTTATGGATTCAAGAATGTTGGGAGTGTTTGATATGAGAGAAAGATACGATGAAGTATTAGAGGGCTATACCATACTTGAAGATGAATTAAAAGAAGAATCGGAATTTGATCGGTTGATGGAGAGCTCGTATCAAAAGTGGCTTGATACACTTGATGAAAGAGTAAGCGATTCATTAAGAATAATGGATATGGAGGTTTAATAAAAATGAAAGAATTTGAAGGTTTTATTTTTCCTAACGGAAGAATTGTAGCGATTCCTGAAGAGGAATATATGGAAGCTATCGAAGCAGGGAAAGAAATTCTTGTGTTCTGCGGTGGATGGGCTGGTGGATACGCTAGAGCGTTTGGTGCAGATAAGGAACGGGATATTTACGAGCCTGATAAAACTTGTTATATGGTCTATTCGTATGATGTCATGGATAAGACCTTTACGCCAGAAGACATGAAGCGGTTCGCTAAAGTGATTGTCACAGATGGTATCCGTGTGTACATGAAAACAGGTGAGTCGGCCAGTGATTATTATTCTGGAACCTTCTGTGACTGTGATACGAAAGACAGGCTCGAAGAACATTACCCTGACACTTGTAGCAACGATATTGAACAATACGATTTCAGTGATTGTCAGACAGTTGATTTTGATATGACGGTTCGTATGTTGGGTGCCGATGATAAAGATTACGAAGGTATGGTAAAGATGCTCAAGGGGATTTTGAGGTGATAAAATGATAAAACGTGACTTTGAAAAGTATGGAGTCAAGTTTCATTTAAATGATTTCCGTCGTAATGAATTCGATGCTCGTTACACACTACTTTATTTTAATGAGGCTATGGGACGCTGGGACGAGTGTTGTCACGTATCCACTAAAAAAGAAGCAATTGACGCAGTTGACTATATGAAAAGATGGAAGATAAACGCATTCAAAGAATAACAAGAGGAGTGATAAAATGTGGGTTTTAGCTAAATGCCAATATTCAGATGATAACAAGATTGGATATGCTGTATTTTACGATATTGATAAGCTTGGGTGTGTAACACTTATGTTCAAAATATATGAAGATACAAACTCTATTGAGTTCTTTTATTGTCTATTAGAAGTGAGCACTCGGCTAGAAAAGAAAACGTGTGAGAATATCTTAAAAGCCTATTTGAAAGAGAAAGGGATTTTTATAGAGGATTAACTATGTGGGATTTAATAATAAATAATTACCACGAAGAAGATGGAACAGGTTGCGCCTTGATGTTCAACACAAGCGATAGGTATTATCTTGATGTTATGTACAGGTGTAGGCCGTTATACAATTCGATTCGTGTTTTTTATTCTCTTAATATTTCGGAGAATGAAAAAGAGAATATCGAAGAAGCACTTGTAGAAGAGCTGAGAAACAATGGAGTTTTAAGGAGTGAAGATTATGTGGGATCTGAGGGAAGTTCACGCTTGTTTTGATGGCGATGGTTGGGTTTGGAATGAATCTTTTCATCATAAGGATGTGTTCGTAGGTGAGAATGAAGATCCGAAAGAAATCTTCTGGCAGGAATGTCAGATGTTCTTTCTTCAGGATTATCTAAGCAAGTGTGAAATTGTGGATGTTAACGGTGGCGATATTCTGGAACTTCAGCTGAAAGATTCTGGTGAACCAGTTCTTGCTATGATGATTACAGAGTAAAGGAGAATGAGTTATGCAACGATATGAGATTGTATTTTACCGCAACGATATTCTTGACAAACTGATTCCGTTTAAGAGAATGCACAAGGAATTCAATTCTTATCAAGAAGCAAGAGTGTGGGCACAGAATGAGTTGTATGATTTGCCTACGGCAGTCGCAATGAATGTTTTTATGGAAATTTGAGGTGAGAATATGGACGCTTTACATACAATCATGGACGCACTGAAATCCGGTAAGACTTACGGCAAGACTGAACATGGCCGTATGGGTGATTATTTCTGGTGGGAACTTTATAAGAGCGGTAAATTCATCTACTGGCAACATTTTGGTCAGAGCGCAAACCGTTGTACGCTGAAAGATTTGGAATGGATTATTAGAGTGATTTTTAGAACTACGCCAGAGAAGTTTCTTGAAAAGTATGAATGTATTGGTTCTTGGGAGGTGTAAACATGGAATTACTTACTTTACTTTCTATTATTCCGAATGACATTAGCTTTACGCTTTGTGATTGTGAATCCGGCGAAGAGATGGAAAGTTACAATAATAATTCTCTTTTTGAAATTTCAGAGGCAAGACGCTATACGGTTGATTTTATCACACCAGAGTTTAATATGCTGATGATTTTTGTGAAAGAGAAAGATTGATAAAAGGGAGATTTTAGATATGAAAAACCTGTGTTGTTACGATAATGAAATCATAAAGTGGACTTACGGCGACAATCTGTACTGCTTACATATTCAGCACGATGACGTTGCAGATAATAATCCTCGTTGGTGGGATGACCATGATTCTGTAATGGCTTGTTTTCATTCTCGTTATCGTCTTGGTGATAAGATTGATGCGAGTACGGCAGAAGAGTTTTGGAACGATCTGGTTTACGAGTATTGCTCTGATGAAGAAATTCTTGATGCACTTTTTAATATGAAGTTGGAAGATACCTGTGTCGTTGTTGATGAAAATTATAGCGACGAAAAACGATATGCCATCTGCGGTATTGGAACTCTTTTTGATAAAAAGGTTTCTGAAAACCCGATGTATGTTGGTTTGAAGTATAACGAAATTGCTACATACGTTGCAGGTGAATTCTCTATTCGTGATTGTCAGATTCTTCTGGACAAGCATATTGCATGGCTTCCTCTTTGGCTGCATGACCATTCTGGCTTGTCTATGGATTGTGATACACGATTCAGAGGTTCGTGGGACGATAGCAATGTTGGTTGGATTGTAACCGCTATTACGGATGGTTCGGATAATACCAAAAATGAAGCAGAACGAATCATGCGTGATGAGGTGAAAACTTATAGCGATTATCTTTCCGGTGAGAACTACGGCTATATGCTTTATCGAGAAGAACACGGAGAATGGAAGGAGATTGATAAAGCATTCGGATTTATCGGTTCCGATGTGTTTGAAAACGGTATTGTATACAGTGTTGGTTGTAGTCTTGAAAAGGCATTAAAGGAAGATCGGTGCCGTATCGGTGATGCAGAGAAGGTTGTGACCGTCACTTATAACTTTGATAAATGTTGAATTTTAGGAGGAAAATAAAATGGATGACAACATGATGGAACGTCAGATTGCTGATTATATGGTAAAATACGGCACTGAGAATACAAACTATGGCACATGGGTGTTTGAGGTCGATGAACTGGCGAAAAAGTTCAATATTACAGAGAAATGGATTCAGGAACATGAAGACGGTATTATGTCTGAGCTGTATCTCAGAGAAGAAGTAGCTGACGTTGAACGTGAATTAAGCGGCAATGATATGACTATCACACTTTTTGATGTGGATTTTTACACCGACTATTGCCCCAATTATATTGAAGACGAACAAGAAAAGGACGATGACGTAGATCAATATTGGTTTGCACCAACGTGTTGGTGTGTTGATGACGTTATTGATGCAGCGAAAAGAAAAGGCATTGTATTGAATCCGCAACAAGCTGAACAGTGGTGGCAGAAGAACGAAAGGTGGTTCAAGGATACTCTTGCTGAATACGGTAATGAGATTCTTTTCAATGCGAATTTTAGTGAGGTGTAAAAGGAGAGTTTTATTATGAAGTATCAGGTAACTGTAGCTCGTACTGGCTATGTTGAAATTGAAGCCGATAATGAACAAGAAGCGACGGATATTGTTGCAAACGATATGAACTCAAAAGATATTGAATGGACGTGTGATTTTACAGTAACGGATTGTGAAGAAAGTGAGGAATAAATTATGGCTATCGTAAATGGATTTGATACTCAGAAACTGCGGTATATCCTCTTTGGTGATAGAGGCTATGAGATATACAAGGAAAACGATTTTTACTACCTAAGTAATGGATATGTTCTTGTAAAATGCGATTTTGATGTTATCGCTAAAACACTGTCAGATTTGCCAGAGTTGAAGATTCCTAACAATGGATATGGTTATAAGTTTGATGAGAAAGATGGTTGGTCTGATTCTGATATTACAATGCTTCACAAATATTTTGAATACGTAATCCTTAGTCGTTGTTCATATTGGGAAAAATTTCATGATGTAAAAGAGTTTAGACGAATTCAGCACAAAAAAATCAGAGGTTGTTGTGAATATAGTTATCCGTGTATTGTTTGCGAGATGGACAATGGAAATAAGGCTTTACTAAATGAGAAGTATACAAATATTCTAGCAAAAGCGAAAAAGTGGGGCTGGTTTGCAGAGTGCAAGGATAGTTTGAGCAGCGTTCACTTTATGAATAAACAGAACACTCTTGAAGCATGGATTTGCCCAATTCGTTACAAAGAAGGTGCCATCTGATGTATTACCATCTTGAATATTCTGTCAGACATTTTATGTACGGCGATACGTATAGAGGGCATGAAATCTATCCCACAAAAGAGCTGCGTGATGCAGAGCTTGACTGGATGAAAACGTGTTACAGCAAGCCGACAGAGCTTGTCTATGCAACGTATGAAACCGAAACACTTAATGATGATAAGATAATAATATAATGAGGAATTAAGGGAGTGAGAATTATGATTATCCAAAATTGCGGATGGGATCATTCAGTGGATGAAGTTAAGGAAGCTCTTGATACACTTTCATATTGGTTAAGAGAAGGTGTGAGAGTTGGGATTTTTAATGAAGAAACCAACAAATATGAGTTACTAAAACCTTTTGATTCAGAAAAAGCTTTTATTTTGGAGGACATTAACTTATGACGGCACGTGAGATTGCAGAAGATTTTATTTCTAAGATGAATCCGTCTAGGTGGGCTGGCGTAGGCCAAAAACCTGATAACTTTGACACTAGAATTAAAACATACACCATTGATGGTTTTTATGAATATGAACTTGATATTTCATATGATGAAGATGAGCTTGGTTACGTTGTTATGCTTGAAATAAGATGGGCAGACGATGGAGAGCTAATTTACGTTCTTAATACTCAAAGGGTTAATTCTGAAGATGCAATCGAATACTCAATCGATTCTCTTATTGATAATCTTTAATAGAATAATATAAAGGAGAATGAATATGACAAAATTTGAGAAACAGACGGTTATTAACGCATTGCATTTTTATAGCGAATATTATTGCAACCACAGTGAAAAATCTGCGAATATGATAGCACAGAAATGTACGGCTGAAGGATTGCTTTATATGTTTCAATCTATTCTGGATGAAAAGGCAGGAAGTGTAAAAATCTAAATAGAATCGAGGTTTTAAAAATGTGGACTTTTAATAGGATTTATCTTCGGGAAAGTTGTATTTTGCTTGTTGAGGAGGACGGAGAAAAGAGTGCAATCACAACAAGTGCATATGACTTAATAAGAATGTACAATAACGGCGAGAGTGAATGTCCTAGTGATAACGCAAAGGTTATTTATTGCTCGATTTTTAATGTAAAAATGAAATGTAAAGCGTTCAAAGAACTTATGGATATGCTTGAGAAAATTGTAGCTGATTGTTGTTGAGGTTTTAGATATGAAAAATAAAGCAGTGGTTGTTGTTTATGACGATACGATGTGTAATGGTCCTTACCGTGTAGAGCACAAAACAATGGAAGAAGCGGTAGAGTCTGTTAATAATGATTTTGAGAGTCTGATGAAAGAACTGCGAGATGAAGGTTATGAACCTGAATGGATTCGTGACGGCCATCATATGTTAGAGATTTATGTCCCGAATACATCTATTAACGCATGGTGGGATTTTGAATAAGGAGATTTAAAAATGGATATTAACGAAATCAAAATGTTTGAGCAGAAGATGGTTGATAGTGCGTTTATTGACGCTGTTGATTATGATCCGAAGGTGGCTGCACGAGCTGTTGGAGCACGTAAGATGAAAATGAAGGGCGTGTGTTCCTTTAACGAATACATTGGTTATTTGCAGACGATTACCGGCAACGCAAAGTTGTTCTGGAAATATCAGTTTTGAGGTGAAGATATGGTTTTGAAACTTGAGTTCACTGATGGTCACGAGCCTTGGATATCATTTCCAATGAATAGAGAAGAGGCTCTAAAACTGTGGAATAGTCTAAGTAAGATGCCAACGGTACGACCTGAATTCCGGTTTGGCAAATTGAAGTGCCGCTGTGATTGTCTTGGTAACTGGTATGTTGCTCAATGGTTTGATGGAATGCATAAGAGTAAGGAGTTTAGATACCTTGCCAACGCCTTGAAATACATGGAAAAAGAAATGGCTTGATGAATAGATTGTGAGGACAAAATGTTTGCGATTATCAATATTTATATTGCAAAAGGTGAGAATTCATTTCTCCCAGAAGTTGTTTATAAAAAGGGTTTCAATACGATTCTTGAGGCGGAAAACGTAATGAATAAACAAGTGGATGATATGCTCGTAAATCATTATTGTAGATATTACGAAGATGAAAATGGTGAACAAAAATTTAGTGTTTTGCGATTAAAAGGTGATATTCGTATTGATGCTTGTGACGTATACGATTGGTGGAAAATCGTAGAGATTTGATAAAACAGTTCTTCTAGGAGGAAAGATAAAATGAATGAAAAGCAATTTGCAATTGATACACCTATCGGAAAGATTATCGCAGAAGGCATTACAGAGCCATATCCTGAGATTGTGATTTACCTTAAAAGAAATGATGGCGAAACAATTAACCTGTCCAGTATCAATTACGAAAGTTGTGGTGATATTGAAAGTTATCTTTGGATGGATGTGTTCAGTGATGAGTACACGAATCATAAGAGCTGGCCGTTTGAAGATTTGACCGCAGATTTTTCTTAATAAATATAAAGGAGTAAAACAAAATGACTACCAACAATCCTATGACCGTAATAACCTCAAAGTCCTTTGGCGCACTGAATGTGGATGTGTACCAGAATGACAAGCACCAGTATTACATGACTCGTGAACAGATTGGTGCAGCGCTAGAGTACAATAATCCTAATAAGGCAATTCAAAACATCCATGTTAAGAATACGGATCGTCTTGGCCCTCTTTCAACATTCCTCAAACTGAGGAAAGTTGAGGGTGGAATCACGAAGGAACGTGAATATATTGTTTACAGTTTGCGTGGTGTTATGGAAATCTGCCGTCTGTCACGTCAGCCGAAAGCAGATTCGTTCATGGATTTCTGCTGGGACATTATGGAATCTCTGATGCGTGGTGATTCTGTTTTGGCTACTCCTAAGATGGATGCTGCACTGAGCAAAGAATTCATTGATGTAAGACTTCACGCTCTGTTTGATAGTATGAAGAACCTTCAGAACGAACTTAATTCCACCCGTAAGGATCTCAGTGAACAGATTGAGGAGGCTCGCGCCACCAGCAATGAAGCGCTGAATGTGATTAGCAACGTATCTCAGTGTGTCCATCAGATTAAGGACAAGCAGATGGATAATGCAATTCGTTCCACCAGAAACTTTACTCCTCGTAAGGATGTGATGAGCGACTGGCGTAAGAAGATGTATGAACGTATCAATGTGATTGCCGCAATCAATGAAATGAAGGTTCAGGATGTGTTCCGTGATATTTACGAATATATGAATCGTGTCTATACCTTCGTTATTGAGGAAGAGCGCAGAAAGTATTGTGCAAGAACCGGTCGCACTGGTCACATTCCTACGATTGATGTGGTTGAAGCAAGTACGATGTATAAGTCCATCTTTGGTGCCTTGGTTGAAGATTCGTATACTGAAGCAATCAATAAGAAGAAGGAAGAGACCGCTGATCAGAAAGCTCTGCCTGAAGCTAAGGCTGTTGAAGCAGCTCCTGAAGTGGATGTTTGTGTTGCTCCTGTGATTGATGTAGAAGCCAAGGAAGTTGAACCTGAGCCGGTTGTAGAGGAGAAGCCTAAGAAGCAGACTGAGACGGCAAAGATTCTTTTCCCTATTATGCTTCCTCTGGCAGAAAAGCTTGGTGATAAGCCGCAGTACAAGCACACTTACACTCTGATTTATGAGCGTATTGGCTATAAGAAAATGAGTAATTTGTTTGTGGCTTACGAAAAGGCACACGGTAAGGCACCGCATCCGAAGACTAAGGTGTTTATTGAAAATGAAAAGAATCTCGCGCTGTTTAAGAAGACTGTGAAGCAGCTGATGAAAGAACAGGAGAATCAGTAAATGTACGTAATATCGAATGGTCACAACTATATTATGAAACGGAAGGGAGGTCGAATCTGTGCCACCTGTGATATCAATCTGGCATTACAGTTTGAATCTAAAGGACTGGCGATTTGTGAAATCAACAAGCTTCCCGCCGGGTACAAGAACGGACACTATGCACCGAAATCTATGGATGAAGCTACAATTGCAGGCAAGAGTCCGAATATAACGGCTCCGGCTGTAAAGCCAAATACATACGCATTTCACATGGAAGATTCTGAATGGCTGGCGGAACTTAAAAAGAATTTGGTTATCACAGATAAAACCATGTGTAATCTGAAAGAGATGTATTCAAAAGTGTACGGTGATTTGACTTCCGCAAGTGATGAGATTGATGATCTAGAACATGCTATTGAGTTTAAGACCGTGAATGCAGCGCAAGGTTATCAGCTTATGGCAGAGCTTAAAAAGGCTCGCCGGAAGCGTAGAGAAGCTAAGGACGCAAAGCTTTTGCTTGAGATCGTTATGAATACAGAAACCAGAGAATGGGGAGATGGCAAGCTAGAGACTGCTATTGAGCAGCTTGGCACTCGTCAGTTTACTCCGAAGGTTCGTAATGATCTATTTGAAAAGAATTGAGGTACATAAAAATGAAAGTCTATATTTTGCACGAATGCATTGATTCTAGCGATTTTTATGCAGAAGATAATGTGATTATGGTCACAAAGGATAGAGTCAAAGCAATTGATAAAATGGTATTCCTGTTTAATGAAAGCAAGAATGACCTACAGCCTGTAAGTAATGACGAGACATGGTGCGAAGCTGCGGAAGCATCTGTTGTTTGTAGTGGTGAAAGTTATTATCGTCATCACTGGAAGATTGATGAATTCGAGGTGTAAGGTATGCCTACTATCAGAGGAAACGGACACTGTAAGGTTTGTGGTGCGCCGGCTGCTATAAATCATGAGTATTGTGATCATTGCCGCAGGATAGTAAGAATCGAAGCGCGACAGGCTTATGAAAGAAAGAGACGAGAACAGGAACGAAGCAAAAAGCCAATCTTGACATTCAGCGATGTTATTAAACTTGCGGATGCCGAGGGATTGTCTTACGGAAAATACTGTTTGAAGTATGGAATTTGAGGTGAATGTAATGAACGCACTTGAGAATGAAAAGGGAAACGAGAATACTGTTGCTTTTGATTTTTCTGAATATGATTCTTCCAAGGAAGAAAAACACCAGAAAGTAATCAAAAGGAATTATAACTTGACTCGGATCGAAGCGAATCATGGAACGGTTCAGCCGATTAAAGACAAAGAAGATATTAAACGTGTTTCAGAATATTTCTGGATTAAACGTCAATATCGTAACTGGTGCCTATTCAATGTTGGATGCTGTACAGGATTTAGAGCAAGCGATTTGCTTCGCTTGAAGGTTTCTGATGTAGCAGTAACAGATATTGATGGAAATGTTGTGGTGAACTTTAATACAAAACTTCGCGTTAAAGAAAAGAAAACAAAGAAGTATCGCATTCTTAAAGTTCCCGCTCCGGCACTGAAATGTATTCAAACTTACATCAATGCTGACGGTTTATCTTATGATGATTGGCTTTTCCCGTCTCGGCAAGGTAGTTGGAAAAGCTCTATGAGAACAAACGGCGGAACAAGCGTAAGCAAATCTGATGTGTTCCGTAAGTACGATGCAAATCCAAAAGAGACAGGAGACCCACTTGATGTAGATTCTTTTGGTAGGATTATGCGTCAAGTCGGTAAGGAATTAAATCTTCCTGTCCAGCTTGGTTCTCATAGTTGTCGTAAAACCTTCGGATATCAGTTTATTGCATCTCATCCAAATGATATAAAAGCCTTAGCTTGGTTACAGCATAGTCTTAATCATAGCAGTCAGGCAATCACGCTTCGCTATATTGGTTTGGACGAAGAAGTTGATGATGAATACTACTCTGGGATTGATTATGGCGTGGACTGCCATGAAAACTCTTGAGGTGTGTTATGGCTGATACTTATATTAAAATCTGGGATACTTACGAGAGCTACTTTGAACCCCTTAGTGCTGCTGAGGTGGGGCGTCTGGTACTAGCGATGATGAAATATAAATCGTCTGGAATGCAGCCTGAACTCAACGGAAATGAGCGGTATGTGTGGCCTGCTGTGAAGAGAGATTTGGATAAAGATGCCGAATACATCGAAGGTAAGAGGATTTCTGGTAAAGCTGGTGGCTCATCAAGCAAGCGTAAGCAAAACGAAGCAAACGCAAGCAAAACAAAGCCAGAAAAAGAAAAAGAGAAAGAGAAAGAAAAAGATAAGATATCGTCTTCGTCTTGTGGTGAGACGACAACGACGAAACCTATCGAGGATGTTTTCCGAGAAAATATCGGGAAGCTTGGTGCTACTAGTCAAAAGGCTTTAGCAGAATATGTTGATCGCATGGGTGACGAACTTGTGCTTGCTGTGATTGGTAAGTGTTCGGATCTGGGTGGTAGTACATGGGCTTATGTGCGAAAAGCTTTGGATGAAGCAGAATCTCTTGGTTGCAAGACTGCTGATGATTATCGCAGGGCTTGTCCGATAGGGAGTGGTCGTAATCTTAGAGTGAGTAGGGAGATGCCTAGCGGTGGTGATTGGCTGAAGAACGCAACGCATAGACGTCCGCTGATAAAGAAAGACGCTTAAAAGTAATATTTTAGGAGGAGCTTATGGGTAATTGGTACAAAGTATCAGGTCAATACGATGACGGTTGTAAGGTGTATAAGAAAGACTATATCGTCTTTGCAGAGTCCAGCTCTGATGCAGAACAAAAGATTTTTCACTTGAAATTGCCGTATGATTGTTCTTTTTTTCCTTACACGGTAACTCAGTTGATTAAAAATATTATTTATGAATTTTAATAAAAGAGTGATTTTAAGAGGTTTGAATTATGGGATTGTTACTTGGTTTGGGTCTGCTTGGCGCAGCGTTTGCGATTGACGGTGCGAAGCAAGCACCGTTTGATAGAGCGTATCGTCGTCTGGAAAATGAGTGGGGAACTTGTACATCAGAAGAGAGTAGGCGGTGTGATGCTCTGAAGTATGCCGTGCAGAACGGTTTATGTTTTGAGAACGAAAAGAAGCCTGTGATTGAGTGGCAGAAACTGAGAGATCTTCAGTGGAAGTATCAGCTGGCTGGCATCTCTTGGCCGAGAGAATCTGCGATTCGAGATGTATGCAGGTTAGCGGCTCGTGACCGTGGATTTGAGTATAAGGGATATCTTCGTAATACATTGACATTTGGTTACATCACTGATCCGAAAAATATTTGCAAGCTTGGCATCGTGGATTGAGAGGAGATTTGAAAATGAACAACACTCGTAGAAAAGCTATCCGTAAATCTATTCAGGACATCAATGAAATCATTCCAAGAATCAATGCACTGGTGGATAGTCTGAAAAGCATTGTAACAGATGTTGAAATCATTAAAGCTGACATTGAATGTATTCAGTATGATGAAGAAGACGCTCGTGATAACATTCCTGAAAATTTGCAGGATAGTGAACGGTATTGGGCTTCTAATGAAGCGTGTGATAATCTATCGGATGCAGTGACTGAACTGGAAGATATTTTGGACAATCTGGACGTTTCGTTTGATGAAGCTATTGAATATCTTAATGGTGCAAAAGAATGATTAAGGCCACGTATCCATTGAAAAGAAATGCGTGGGCTGTGTTCTTGTATAGAGGCAGGCAAGTTTGTTCATATCTACTGCGTAATAGTAATCTTGGCGACAAGGAGCGTATGGTAGAACGGCTGGCACGAAGGTATATGACAGAGCCTGAGAATATTGTTGTAGATATTGAATTTAGAGATTGAGGTGATAAGAATGACCGCGTTTGTAATGTTTACTTTCAATGTGGCACTGATAATAGCAGTGAATAGTAATCCGTTTGCGTTTTAAGTGGAGGCATGAATATGAAAGAACTGGAAGAAATTTACAATCGATTATATGATGAATACATTGACGCTAGACGAGAGCATATTAAGTCTAGTCTCGATATGAAAAAGAATGGTGACAGAATATATTTACATGGAAAAATGCATGGGTTAGAAATTGCTATTAGCATCGTCGATGAAGTGCTCGAAAGGGTTAAGGCAGAATATACCAAGGAAGCTTTTGACGTAGACCCATATAAAACCTAAATTCTTTGGAGGGAAAACTAAATGATTGTTACTATGTATCGAAGAAAATGGAAATTCTCGGTGATGAGTGCAGAAGATGCAGAAGACTTTATCCGACAGCCACATTTTGAACGGATACGGTTTATCTCAATCACTGAAGCTAATGGTCATCATATTGATTTTCATAAGTGTGAGGGCAATATTACTTTTCTCCCGCTGAAGTTTGATGATTGCACTACTGATTTAGAAGGCACCTGTATCACTGATATTCAGGCTAAGGATATCGTGAATTTTGTTCTGGATAATCACGAAGCAGATAAAACCGATTGGTTCTGCGTGAATTGTGCTGCTGGTGTATCGAGATCTGCCGCTGTGTGTGCTGCCATCATGAGAATCTTGTGCAATGACGATATGCCGGTATTTACCAACAGTCATTTTTGCCCGAATATGACTGTGTATAGAGAAGTGTTGAACGCTTGGATTGATCGCCTATCTGATGAGAATGACAGCACTTCGACCGAGGTATGGAATTCTGTGAATCAGGATATTGTAGAGGAGTAAAACATGAAATACACAAAGCGTGAAATCATTAGCGCATATCGAATTCTCACGAAGAATATTCAGCAGAATGACCTCGGCTGGCGTGGGAAGATGATTTTGAGTGATGTACTTGATGACTATTTCAGCCGTATTGAGGGTGAAATAGTTGTCGTCGATCCGAAGCATGGAAGTTTTCGCTGTCCCAAATGCAATACGGTAATTACAAGTAGGTATGATCACTATTGCAGAGATTGTGGTCAGAAGTTTGATTGGAGAGAAACAAGATGAAGATTGATTTGACTCTCAATGAAGCACGAGTTATACAAGACGCACTTGATGCAACAAGCTTGTGTAGGGCTTACTGCTACATGGGATACAAGAGTAATGATGAGAATCTGTGTTTTAGGCTTGACAAAGATGGTAATTGGCGTTGTAAGCTAATGCGTGAAATCGACTCCATCAACGGAAAGCTTGAGGATGCAATGGATGAAAAGTAATGACGAGAAAATCAAAGCGTTATGCAAAGGTATTAGACAGTTAACGAATGAGCTTGATGAACAATGGAAAGGGTTAGAACACTTTTCTGGAGATTTGTATGAAATAAAACTTGCTGAATACATGACAAAATTAGAGACCATCAAAACTCTTGGCGGATTTTATTTTCGTTATGATAACGGAAAGCATACAGTTTCCATTATGGGGTTTGATGGCTAATGATGTAAAGTATGCAAGAATTGATAAAATCCGGGTTCTTGTGGATACTTAACAAAAGGATGTGCAGATTGATGATATAACTATTGATGACGTAGGATTATTAGTAAAATTTTGGAAAATAAAATTGTTTTATTGAAAATTACATTCATGTGGTGTATGATTTAAGCAACCTCAACACAAGATGTTTAATCCAAAAGAAATGTGAGGTTAATATAATGTGGATTATGATAATATCGTTTATTGCATTTTACTTTATACTGCTTGTTCCTTTTGGGATTTTTGTAATGGGACTACTGAAAGTGGCGTCTATTGCAGACGATCAGAGTGAGCAACTGGAAATGGAACAGGGAAGGAATGGTCAAAATGGATAATTTGAAACCGTGTCCGTTCTGCGGTGGAGAAGTTGCCATTGCCGAAACAGGAACTGATGCAAAGAAGTGGATGTTTATTTCGAGATCGCATGGCGAAAACAAATGCACTTGCCGTGTTTTTATGGAGAGTGGGGAGTATTGGTTTGATTGCTCCGAAAAGGATAAAGAAAGAATTAAAGCCGACCTTATCGAAGCATGGAACAAACGAATTTATAAAAACTAAGTTCTAAGGGGAATGGTTTTATAATGATTTTTACCGTAACAATGATTGACTCGTTTAAGAACGAGCAGAATGCGAAATTTAGTTCGCCGGTATCAAACACCAAAGGCATCTATTGGATGCCAGATGATAGTTGGATTGCAGGGTACTTCACGGATTTGAAAGAAGCTATCCAGTCTGTGATTGATAATGTGGCCGATGTCTTTGAACATTGCTACAACTATGCAGTTATCGAAGGGTACGAGGAAGGATTCTATCCTGTGGCCGAGCTGACGAAGTGGTTCAAGTATGATGCCAAGAGCGACAAGGCATTTGAGATTGAACCGCCGTTGCATAATAATGTGCGTGGATATGCGTTTTGAAGAAGGAAGGTAATGTAATTATGAACAGCGTACTTATTGATCGGAAAGTAGCAAAGAAGGTAGAATCCATCTTCGAGCATCCTGATAAGGTCTATTCGGTGTATTTAAAGACTGGTGGAGATGTCGTTTGGCTGCAAGGTGAAATTGAGCTGTATGAATTTTTGCGTAGCTTGTAAAACTAAGTTTTAATATAGGTGATTCTATGACAAGAAATGAATTGCTTGGAGCGTTGTGCTTTCCAGAATATAATTTTCTTCGGGAGAATGAGCATCTTGGCAAGCATATGATGTTCGTAACGGTCGGTGGCAGTCATGCTTATGGGACAAATATTGAGGGCTCGGATCTTGATATCCGAGGTGTGGCGCTGAACTCGAAAGAAGACCTTCTTGGTCTCGGTGAGTTTGAGCATTATGTGGACACTCAGACCGATACAACGATTTATAGCTTTAACAAAGCTGTGAAATTGATGTGCAGTGGAAACCCAAATATGCTGGAACAGTTAGGGAATGCCGATGAACTCGTTATTAGCTATAACCCAATGACACAGCTACTTATGGACAACAAAAACTTATTCCTTTCAAAGCGTGTGATTTATTCGTTTGGAGGTTTTGCAGGCAAGCTGATTCAGAAGTCTGATACATTAGACAAAGATCCAATCTACCATAATTCAAAGAAAATGCACAAGACGGTAATGAATGCAGTTCGTGTATACCTGATGCTCTTTGACATTTTGGAAAAAGGTGAAATTAAAACCTATCGAGACAACGATCATAATCTCCTGACGCAGCTTCGCAACGGTGAATATGATTACAAAGAGATTCGTCAGCAACTGATTCCGGCCTATGAAAGCAGATTATCAGTTGACAAGAGTGAGACTTACCTGCCGGACAATGTTGATTGGAAGCGGGTCAACGAGCTTGTGATGACTGTAAATGAGGAGTCTTTAAAGATTTGATAGAACCAATATTCTTTGAAAGGAATGTAATCATGAACGAAAAGAATATTCTTGATGAACAAAGAAGAGAACGAGTTAATGGATTTATAAAAGAGTTAAATGCATTAACTGAAAAGTACCAGATTTCGATTGGAGGATGTGGTTGCTGTGGATCTCCGTATCTCACAGATATGAAAACGTATGACGGATATGACCCTAAGACGGAAATTAACAGTGAAATTTGTTGTGATCTTTCGTATGATTTTGACTGGGACAGTGGAGAATTTGGATATAGGACAAGCTCAATTGCCTGTGTAGTTCGTCAGAGGGAAGATTGGTCAAAAATCTATCGGTACAATGGTTCAAAGAAAAATGAGTCAAAAGAGTGAAAAGATAATAGAAGAATACATTCGCATTACCGGTGAGGTCTGGAAATGGAGAACAAGACAATGGCTTAGTGAATTTTTGGAAACTCTTGAAAAAGAATTGATTAAAGATAATTCAAACGAATGGAAGTGATTCTTATTAACTCTAATCTGTTAATAAATCGTGAGCAAAGCATTGCTATTGTGTGTATAATGTGCTTGCTGGCAGGGAACCTTGTGTCGAAGATCAGCCCTATGGTTCAGAATCAGGGCGGTTCGTACCTTTATAATAGTAGTCCTCCGGCAGTGAGCATTGTGCAGCAAGAGGAAAAAGAGCCAGAAGTCATTGTAGAGACTGTTGTTGAGACGCGGATTGTGAACTTCAGCCAGGGAAAGCGCGAACTCACTGATGATGAGCGTGCTCTTGCGGAGCAGATTGTTGCTTGTGAAGCAGGTGCTGATAGCCTAGAAGGTCAGATGGCTGTGGCTCAATGTCTTTATGATTCCGCTGTACTTGATGGTCTAACCATCCAGCAGGTCTTTAAGAAGTATGGTTATAGCTCCTTATATAATAGGAAGGTGACGGCAGAGAACGAACTGGCTGTGTCCATAGTGTTTGATTACGGCGCTAAGATTTCAGACAAACCTATTCAATGGTTTGTGACCCCGGCGGCAGCTCCCGGCAGTTGGCACGAGCGCAGAGCAACCTTTGCTGGACAATTTGGCGCACACAGGTTTTATTATGACGCGAAGCTGGTTGTGGATGATGCTGAGTAAATGGCATCATCTAAAATTTTGATAAAGTAGCACAACAAAATGGTGTGGTACATATTGACGAAAACAAAAAGATGTGTATAATATATCTTGGAAGTTGTTTATGTGATCGAAAGGCGGTATTTCGATGAGTGAGAAAAAGGTTTTGGGAGTTATACAGGTTGAGAACTTTTTGAAGTACATAAGAAAAAAGCGAGTGTGGGTCTGTTTTATTTGCAATGGTGTGGATGTTCACATGATCTGCAAAAAGATGGACGACATTGGCGTAGAGACGCATGGGATTGTCAAAGGCATTGGATTTTTTGGAAACGAAAGTCATATTGAGTTGCGGCAAGAATGTCACGAAGTAAGGAGGGTTGAGTTTAGGCCGGGCGATAAAGAGAAAGCGTATGAGATGATATTCGATAACACCAGCGTGTTCGTATCAGAGAATCCAGAGTTGTACGGGCACTAAAAATATTTTTGAAAACCTATTGACTTCTGTAAAGGTATCCTGTATAATATAGCTATGGAACGGAGCTACACTATTATAGAGGAGAAAGACTATGGACAACAATATTGACCCAAAGGTCGGAGAGGTTTGGTTGGTTGATCTATCCAATGCGACAGGTCATCAGCAGCGCGGTATTCGACCGTTCGTTGTGACGAGCAACAATAAGCGCAACTTCTTTAGTCCAACAATTAAAGGGAATCCATTGTCTTCCAGAATATACAAGCGCTCTCCGGTTCATGTTCTACTCTCAAAGGAAGATTGTGATTTCCTAGAGGTTGATAGTATCGTTCTATGTGAAGAGACTGATACACTTAACAAAGGACAGTTCATTAAAAAACTTGGTGTCTTGTCGGAGCGTCAGATGAATATGATCGCAATGGCAAGATGCAAGGATGAACCGTTTTTGCTTGCAGCATTCCTGAGCGGCGTACAACATACCATGGAATTTCAGAATTTTGCCGCATTTGCTTGATTTTTTATAAGGTTTAATGGTACACTACATATAATAAGAAGGAGTGTGCCACTATGCTTACTGAAGAAAAAATCAAAGCTTTTGCCGAAAAGTATTCTGATAGAAGCGGTGAGTTTGTTGCATCGACGATGCGTCACGTCATGGATTACGAGGCCGAGCGTGGGTATGAGTTGTTTGACTTCACAAAAGATGATTTCGTAAAGATGTTTGCCAAATATAATTGGGTGAACTCGAGTCGTTCGTTTAAAAATGTGAAGTCAATAATCACAGGCTACATCAAAAGTGAAAACGAAACAAGCATGTATGATCTGGCTGACTTTTCAGAGAGCGATGTAAGCGCAGATGATATGTACAATGACAGTTATTTTGCGTCGGTTGACGAATTTGTTGACTTCTTAAATAAGTACGAAGAGCCATATCAGATTCGTATGAACGTAATTGCTGTTTTGTACTGGATTGGTCTTACTTCCGATGAGATTTCTAATCTAACAATTAACGATGTGGATTTTGAATCTAATACCGTTCTTGATAAGACTGATGTTGACGCAAGGTTAATGGATATTATCAAGCAATGTTACGAGATGAAACAGTATGATGCCCCCAATAAGAGCGGTTATAGAACATTTTATGTCATGAATGGCGATTATATCCTACGCAAAACGAAGGATAAACCCGGTGTAAACAGTGATCCAAAGACGTCTATAATTTCAATTCATGTCTATTTTTCGAGGTTGAACGATATCCTCGAAAAAAGGCATCATTCAAAAACCTTAGATCAAAGATATTTAGCCAGAAATTGTGAGTATATCAAGGTTTATAACTACTGTAAAACTCATCCAAAATTTAATCTTGCAGAACTTAGTTTCGGAAATGGTAAAGGTCCTCTTGCGGACATTATCGGAAGAAAGTGCAGTAAAGTTGCCTATCTTAGTTTCCGGCAAGGATATAAAGGTTGGGTTGAATATTTCCATGAAAATTAAAAACAGGGGGCTTCGGCCCCTTCATTTTAACATGCTAACTATATAACACAGGATACCTATTAGAAAGGGAGATGCAGATGAGAACACTTTTACTGTTCCGTGGAGCACCCGGTTGCGGGAAGTCCACCTATATTAAAGAGCATAATCTTGAGCAGTACGTATTGAGTGCTGATACACTTCGCCTTATGTGCCAGAGCGCACAGGAAACACCTGATGGGCAGATGGAGATTTCTCCGCAGAATGATGATGTTGTATGGGAGATGCTTTTCAAACTGCTTGAGGTGCGGATGAGCCATGGCGAGTTTACTGTGATTGATGCAACGAATTCCAAGACGGTCGAAATGAATTGTTATAAGAATCTTGCAAAACAGTATCGTTATCGGATGTATGTTATTGATATGACGGACCTTCCGATCGAGGAATGCAAACGAAGAAACGCTCAGAGAGAATGGCTAAAGCGAGTTCCTGAAGCGGCTATTGATAAGATGTACGCTCGGTTTGCTACTCAAAAAGTTCCTTCTGGCGTGACAGTTCTTCCTTCTACTACGGATGTGATGTCCGATTTGAACTACTGCCCGAATGACTTTAACCAGTGGAAAAAGATACATATCATCGGTGATATTCATGGCTGCTATACCTGCTTGAGTGAATACCTTGGTGAGATGAAGGACGACGAGCTTTATATCTTCGTTGGTGATTATCTCGATCGTGGCATCGAAAACGTTGATGTATTCAAGTTCTTGTGTGATGTTGTAAATAACAACCGCAAGAATGTGATCCTTTTGGAAGGGAACCACGAGCATTGGCTGAACAAGTGGGGGCATGATAAACCGGTTCAAAGTGAAGAGTTTGCAAACTACACTCGTCCGCAGCTCTTTAAAGCCGGTATTGACAAGAACACTGCTCGTAAGATCTATTCCAGAGTCGGCCAGTGTGTCTACTTTGAGTATGATGGTAAGCGGTATTTCGTAAGTCACGGTGGTCTGAGCTATCTTCCTTATTTTCTTCCGTTCGTGTCTGCGGATCAGATGATTAAAGGCGTAGGCCGCTATCCTGATATACTGACCGTGGCTGAGTCTTGGGAAAAGTCGATGCCGGATAGCTATATTCAGATCTTCGGCCATCGAAATGTACAGGATGTTCCTATTGATATGGGTCATCGGTGCTACAATCTTGAAGGCAAAATCGAGTTTGGTGGATATCTTCGTTGTGTGGAGCTTGAACACGGTCAGCCTATCAAATGCGTAGAAACCAAGAATGATGTATTCCGAAAAGAGGAGCCAAAGACTGAAACTGCCGTTGAAATGAAAACTGAGTTCGATAACGCAGAACTTGTTAGTAAGATGCGTCAAAGCAAATATGTGTTTGAGAAGCGATTCGGAGATATTTCTTCTTTCAACTTCTCTCGTGAAGCATTTTATAAGAAGCACTGGGATGAGGTTTCTACCAAAGCAAGAGGGTTGTTCATTAACACAAAGACGAATAAGATTGTAGCTCGAAGCTATGATAAGTTCTTTGCGGTTGATGAGCGGAATGAAACGAGAATTGGAAACCTACAGAACACTTTGAAGTTCCCGGTGACTGCATATCTAAAAGAGAACGGATTTCTTGGTATCATTTCGTATGATGCAGAACAGGATGGTCTGTTCATTGCAAGTAAATCCACTCCTGATGGGCCTTTTGCAGATATGTTCCGAAAGATTCTCATGGATACGACTTCTGATGAAGATCGTAAGAATCTGAAAGAAGTTGCAAAAGAGAATGGCTCCATCATCTTCGAGGTGATTGATCCTGTGAATGATGCACATATCATCGAATATAAGAAACCGCACATTGTTTTGCTGGATATTATTGCAAATGATATGAATTTCAGTGTAATGGATTATGATGATTTGAAGCGTGTAGCCGAGAAGTGTCATCTGCAGATTAAGGAGAAGGTTAAAACCTTTGAGAACTGGAGTGAATTCTATCCTTGGTACGAAGAAGTCATGAACGAGAACTATCTGCATCATGGTTTTGAACACGTTGAAGGCTTTGTTTTGCGAGACAGCAATAATTTCATGTTTAAGCTGAAGCTTCCGTATTATAAGCACTGGAAGTTCTTGCGTGGTGTCATGCAGAGCGTTCAAAAACGTGGCTATTATGAAAATACCGCAAAGTTGTTTACTGCCGAGGATAACCTGTTCTATGGTTGGATGCGTGAACAACGAGAGAAAGATCAAGAGTCTTTCTGCAAGAAGGGTATTATTCAGCTGCGGAATGAGTTCTACGCAAGTCAGCAGAAGAGCTAAATTAAAAAATAGACATTTTATCGTGATTTTCGTTAAAATAATTAACGAAGTATCGTGATATTTCCTCCTCCGAAAATGCCCTGCGCGGGGCTGACAGCCGGGAAAGACCGGCAATATGGCCCTATGGCGGAATTAGGCATACGCAACAAGCTCAAACCTAGTAAAATTCTCAGTTCAAATCTGAGTAGGGCTACCAACCCATTTGCAGATGGGTAAGTGCTAGAATATTGGCAAATCGGAAAGACGGTTGACTGCTGGACAGACAGCTTTGATATGCTACCGTGGTGGAATGGCAGACACCGGAGACTTAAAATCTCCTGTCGGCAACGACGTGCCCGTTCAAGTCGGGTCGGTAGCACTAATATCCGGGTGTAGCTCAGTTGGAAGAGCGCGTGCTTTGGGAGCATGAGGCCGCAGGATCATGACCTGTCACTCGGACCAGCCCGAAAGGGCATGTAAAATTTTTTATTCACATTATTCCCAGCTCTCTGGAAACAGAGCAGTGTGGCGTAGCAAGCTGGGTAGACTACGAGGATTAGCCAAGCGGATAAGGCAGTGGAATTTGACTCCACGACCGCAGGTTCGATTCCTGCATCCTCGATTTATATGCGGGTATGGTGTAACTGGCAGCCACGCGGATTTTAGGTGTCCGTGCCGAAAGGCGTGAGGGATCGTGCCCCTCTACCCGTACCACGGTCATAGAATGGTTGCGTACCGTTTGTTGATCTCCTTTACTATTATTCCCAGCTCGCCAGTGATGGTGCAGTAGTGCTTTGTAAGCTGGGTTTACATGCAGTTATGGTGTAGTTGGTAAGCACGCTTGCTGATGAAGCAAGAGGATGAGTTCAAAACTCATTGACTGCAAAATATGAAATCAGTTGTTCCGGCTAGATCGGGGATTGGCCGTTCATTGGCAAACGACAGGTATCACACCGGTAAAGGATACCGAGCCAAATAGGAAGGGAAATAAGGTGCAAGCCGAGTAGCTGTCGGACGAATACTCTTCAGGTAGCCAGTAAACTGGAACGTAAAACGAATGTTGGCTGTTTCTGATTTCTTTTATATGCGACTGTAGTTCAATTGGTAGAGCGTCAGATTTCCAATCTGAATGTTGCGGGATCATACCCCGTCAGTCGCTCCATATGTGGCGTTAGTTCAAAGGAAGAACACTGACCTCATAAGTCAGCAGTTGGGATGTCAGGATTCCCACGCCGCACCAGCCCGAAAGGGCGTACATAAAATCTGCTAGAACTTTTGTTTTAAATTATGTAAAGAGGGATTTTCTGCCAAGCAAATCAGCGTCTTGTCTTGTAACGTAGAAATCGTTGCGCTCAATTCAGTTTGAACCAGAGCGCCTTTACCGCCACCTTCACATCCAGAACGGATTTTTAGAGTGTAGGCTGCAGGTTCTGTGCATCGAGTCGAAGTCTCTCGATGGTCTGACTCCAATACTCGTCCAATTCCTTCTCTTCCAGACCTTCTTGTTCCTTCACTTTCTGCACCACCTGTGACAGAGTTCCTGGATTCCACCATTCGATCATATCCAGCAACGCTTGCTTCAGGAGTTCGGGCAAAGGTTTTCCACGCCGGGATGCTCTCACAAGAATCCCCTGACATGCTCGTGCGCTCAAATAGAATTTCTGAGGCACGTTGTCCTCCAAAATCCATGACAAGCGCGATTCTCTGGCGACGCTGGGCGACTCCCCAGTATTTAGCGTCGAACAATCTCCATGCAATAGACCATCCATTACCGGAAATCGCTCCAGATTTTGCCCACTTCCCGTTCTTCCCTGAAGGTCGAGGAATTGAAACGTCTGGCTCGACAATGCGTGCAAATCTTTCCAACACACATCTGAAGTCTTCACCTTTGCTTGAGCTGAAAGCTCCTCTGACATTTTCCCAGATTGCGAATTTTGGATATTCTCCATTAGTGGCCTCCCTCATTTCTGTAATCACACGAATCATTTCAAGGAACAATCCAGAGCGTTCACCAGCCAAACCTTCACGTTTACCGGCCTGACTCAAATCTTGGCATGGACTGCCTCCTGTGATACAGGAAACCGGTTCAATCTGCCACCCATGAAGTTGTGTAATATCTCCGTAATGCTTCAGTTTTCATTCCTCCTTTTCGTATCCTGTATTATATAGCTAAAACTCAGAAAATGAGCGAAAAAATAATAGACGTATCAACGTCATGTTATTTCGTCGCCTATAAAACAAAAGATTTCGCCGGTGGTGTTTGAGAGCCACAGTCAAGACGCTCGATACACTCAGCTGAGTGATACAAGTCCGACTTGTACTGCTCAGTGGGGAACTGGTGGCAATAATATGCCACTGGTCATTGAGAAGAAAGCCTTTGCGATGCAACGCATTGGTGAATACAAGGAAAGTAAACAGGCTAGTACGATGAAATCTCGTGACTACAAGGACGCTACTGACCTGATTACAGAAAAAGAAACGAAGAATCTACGATGGATTGTTCGCCGTTTGACTCCTTTGGAGGATGAACGGCTTCAGGGGTTCCCTGATGGATGGACAGATATCGGTGACTGGATTGATGAGAACGAAAAGAAGCATAAAACTTCTGACGCAGTTCGTTATAAGGCACTCGGCAATTCAATCGCATTACCGCAATGGTATTGGATTTTTCAGAAGATGAAACCGTATATCGGTGAGAATCCTACTCTTGGTAGCCTCTTCGATGGGATCGGCGGCTTTCCGTTAGTATTTCAAAGCACATATAGTGAAGGTACTGCCATTTGGGGGTCAGAAATTGATAGCTTTTGCGTTGCAGTAACTAAGAAGCATTTTCCAGAAAAGCAAAGAGGATAAAAATGGGAGCTTTTATTGCAAGACAGCCTAACGGTTTGCTGTGTCGGTTTTCTTCGGTGGTCGATTGTGTCACCGATTACAACATGACCGAAGAAGAATATATCGAGATGTGTGCTGAAAAGGCACGAAAAGAAGCACGAGATGTTCTTGACCATTATATTAAGCCGTTTGAAATGGTTGACAGGTGTTTCTTCCCGAACAACATGACAATCGAAGAACACAAGCGGATTATGAAGGAAATGGAAAAGCCCGTTGACAAAGCAACTCATATTCCGTAATAAGAAAATCTCATAAAAGGCTAATTCAAATAAGAGGTGACACGATGAACAGCAAAATTCCTGTCAATGCAACCATCGACCCCGGCTCTTTGAGTATTCCGGCAAGTCCTATCTTCCAAAAGGAAAAGAATACATATCTTTGTCCGTTTTGTGTGACGAAGCTGGAGAAGTTCGAGCGTGAATGTTCTGATTGTCATCGCAAGATGGATTGGAGTAGGTTTACTGAAAAGAAGGAGGAGATGTTCACTTGAATATAGATTTCTTCCAACGGCGCAAGACTCAGCTTGAAGATACGCTTCTTTTGAAAAATCAGGCGGTCGATATGCTTGATTATCTAAAGAAGCATTGTATCAACAACGACCAGTATTGTGCCATTCGAGATTACATTGAAGAAGCTGCTAGGATTCTGGAGAGTGACCTCGAATACGCAAACAACAAGCTGCAGTCCGCATTCAGACCTAAGTATGGCCGGAACAACAGATTAACTCGTGCTCTATCTAAGATGTTCCGTGATAGAGAATATTAAAAATGAGGTGATGCCGTATGAACACATGTAAGAAAATATGTAACTGGTGTGGTCGTGAAATCAAGCCGATAGGTAGCGAGCAGGGAATCAGTTTTGAGCATCAATACTCTTATGGTAGCCAACTTGATGGTTCGCTTTTGAGTTTTGATTTGTGTCCTGAGTGTTCAGAACGGTTCCCAGTAGTGCTCGGCGCAATGTTTATACATAATCCATTAAAGGACGATTTCTAACGGCGGGTGCTGTATGAAATATAAGCCATCAATAAACCAGACGGAGGATAACACATAAAATGAATAGTGCGTAAATTGATTTGAGACAGTGAAACAGGAAACATAAGTGATTACCAATAAAACAAAATTACATAAAAGGAGACTTAATATGGCAGATAGAATTTTTAATCTTCCTCAGACCCGTGGTTCTTTTGAGATGGCTGGTAAGGTCACCGGCACCCAGCGTAGTAACTTCTACAACGAGAAGGAGACTAAGAGTGGTGCTATGCGCCGTGTCCTGAGCTTTGGCGTTCAGACCTCTAACGAAAACACTTTTTATGTTGATCTGGCTGGTATGCCTCGTGATAAGGTTTACTTCTTCCGCCGTGCCGATAAGGACAAGGGTATCGAGAAGGATAAGAAGGAAGTCGCTTGGAAGGATCGTCTGACTTATGTTGCACCGGAAGGCTATGACATGATTGGTGTTAAGGTCGGTGTCACCAAGAAGACGAATGAGTCTGGTAAGGTCGTCAATGATAACAAGACTCTGACCGACTTCGATGCAGCTAAGGAAATCTCCGAGAACCTGCATGACGGTGACAATGTGTATGTCCGTGGCAATATCGAGTACAGCACTTACAACGGTAAGCACCAGATTCGCTTTGTTCCTACTCAGGTGTCTCTGAGTTCCAAGGAAATCGACTTCGATGCAGAGGGTTTCGAGGAGCTGGCTCTGTTTACTCAGACCGTTGTGTACACTGGTTGCCGCAAGAGCGATGAGGGCGATGAAGTAATTGTCGATGCCAAGATTGTGAATTACAACACCATCGAGGACGCTGAGTTCTTCATTGACTATAAAGCAAACGCTCAGAATAAGGTTCTGGCCGATTCTATTCGTAAGCGTCTGAAGCCTTATACTAGCTTCGAGTGTTTTGGTCCCATCGTCAATCAGCAGAAGGTTGATGAAGTTGAGACTGAGAATATCTGGGGCGGTCCCAACAAAATGAAGCGTCAGGGAACTCAGGCAGTTCGCAAGCTGTATATCGAGGGTGTTAATCCTGATTCCTTTGATCCGAATCCCGGCGACAAGGATGCAGAGCCCACTTACACTGAGGACAATATCTCCGAGGCACGGGCAAAGATTGCTGCCAACACTCAGGCTAAGAAGGACTTTGACGGCAAGGCTGCTGAGAACGACACTTCTTGGTGGGGTGGTTCTAATAAGTCTACTGTAACTCCTGAAGATGAGGAAGATATCAACTGGGGCTAAAAATTTTTTGCTTTTAACTAAGTAACACAGGATACCAATAAAAGAAAAGATTTAGAGAGGAATTTACATATATGGCTATTGTTTGTGATGCATCTGCTATTCGTAAGAAGCTTCGTATGCTTGTGTATGGCGAGCAGGGAACTGGTAAGTCTCGATTTGCTATGCAGTTCTGCTACATGAAGACTCCTGAAGGTCGTCCGTTCCGTGTTCTGTATCTGGATACTGAGTCTGGTTCTATCGACGATTATCGTGAGGAACTGATGGAGAATGGGCTCGACCCGATGAATCTCCGTATCGTTTACACTCAGTCTCTCGCAGAGGTACAGGATTTCATTCATACCGTTGCTGACAATGAGGACTTCGAGGATGAGGACGGTAATGTTTGGCTGGACGCTGACGGTAAGCCTTTCCGTGCCGATGCTATCGTTGTTGATTCCGCAACCATTCTTAATCTGACTACGAAACAGGGCTTGACTAATTTCTCGCAGAAGCGTGCAAAGGTTAAGGCTGCAGCACAGGGTTTGACCGGCGACGAGAAGTCGGTGAAGATTGAGGGTGCTGGTATGGAGTTGAAGGATTATCAGCAGCTGAACTTTAAGGGGCAGTCCCTGATTCTGGATCTGAATGCAACTGGTGTGAGTTACATCGTCATTTGCCGTGAGAAGGATGAGACTGAAACCAAGCTGGTGAATGGTTCTTCTGTGAGCGTTTCTACTGGTCGTAAGATTCCTGATGGTTTCAAGGGTCAGGAGTACAATGTCGGCACCGAGTTCCGTATGTATCATCCCGGTGATGATAAGTCTATTAACTTTGCTTATTTTGATAAGGATCGTACCGGTGTTCATAATGGCGGTGAGGTTGTCGAAGACTTGACTCTGCTTGAGTATCAGGAATATCTCGACCGTTCCGCAAAGAATCGTGAGGTCATTATCAAGAATGGCCTGAACGATGCAGTCAAGACGGAAATGAAGCTGCGTGCTCGTGAGCTTGGTCTTGATGATAATGATATCAGTGATGATGCTCCTGCAGAGAATACCTCCGAATCCAAGGAGCCTTCTCTGGACGACATTAAGGCAAAGCTGAACGACCTGATTGCTTCCGCTTCTCCTGTGAAGAAGAGCGCAGCACAGAAGGCTGTTAAGGCGGCTGGTCTGTCTACCGCATTTCGTTCCATGACTGACATCGAGGAACTGAAGAAGGTCGCCGCAATCATGGAGAAGGAACTGGCTTAATGGAACTAACCCGTAAATGCAAGATTTGCGGGAAGAACATTTTCATCGAGCGAGACCGTAGCACGTTTTTCTACGACAAGACTGGTTTTTACCATAAGGATTGTTTTGTAGAAAAAAAGAAAAATCAAAAACGCCCTTGGACAGATGACCTGCTAAGGGCATTTTTTGACAAAGTGAATGACACTACGGACAAAAAGGTCGATGATCTTCTTTCCAAAAAGAGAGAGCAAGACCACAATCGTGAGCTTGCACGTATCAAACAGGAAGAAAAAAAGATTCTTTTCGACCATATTCGAGATACATACGCCCCGGCGGTTGTTCCGGGTAGCTTCTACTCGAAACTTACGCAGTTAATTTCTGGTAATTATTACAAATATAGAGGTTCGATTCCTCCGCTAGAACTTTACGATATGTGGGTTCTAGCGAAACCCCGACTAGATAAGATAATTGCCGAGAAAGAAGCTAAGGGTTGTGATATGAGCCAGCGATGGAATTACGATTTGGCTGTTTTGTTGGCTCAATATCCTAGTTATCTTGAACGGAAAGAAAGACTAGCTTCGATTCGCCGTGAAAGCGAAAGCAAAACGAAGGAAAATCTGACTGAAACGGTACTGAAACGGATGAAAACAGTACCGAAACAGAGCAAAAACGAGAACGAAATTGATATAAATGCAATTCTCGATGAAATATAAAAGAGGGAGGTGGATGAGTGGAACTCATTTCAAATATCCCGAACGAAATTTTATTTGTTGGCGCAATTTACAAGCATCCTGACTATTTGGTCGAGTATGGGCATTATGTCAAGAGCAAGTACGATTTTGCCGATGAAGCAACAAAATTTTTCTACGATTCAGCGTTAATTATTTACGAAACTCGGACTCAAGAATTTAATAAAACGTCTGTTTTAACGTTTATGGCTGAAGACGAGTCCAGATTGTCCCAATATAAGCGGCTGAAGGGCTGGTCAACCATTGAATACTACATGAATCTTGCGAATGACGATGATATCAAGGGATATTTCAATATCCTGAAGAAATATTCGCTACTTCGTGAGTATCAGAGAAACGGATTCAACATTGAAGGAATCTTGAAGCACCGGCAGTTTGAAATGTTTGGTGCTCAGGACATTTATAAACTGATTCGTGGCAAGGCCGACAAGATCAATACGGTTATCATTACAAACGATGATGCTGAGATTTTGAATAACGGTCTGCTGCCGATGGTTAATGAACGTTTGAGTGTTCCTGATATGGGCTTGCCGTTCCAGTATCCTATCATGAACGATTTGTTCCGAGGATTGAAGCTGGGCACCGTGATGTTCAATGGTATGCCATCTAATGCTGGTAAGACTAGATACATGATGGCGATTGTTGCATACGTCACATTGGTTCAAAAGCAAAAAGCACTCCTGCTGCTGAACGAGATGGATCTTGAGTCAGTCCGATATTGCTTACTGGTCACCGCCATCAATAATCCTGAGTTTCAAGAGTTGCATGGTCATCGTTTCCATAAGGACGAGCGAGAAATTACCCTTGGAATGTACCGGGATGCAAACGGAAATTTCATCTTCCGAAAGCAAAATGAAGATGGAGAATACATAGAAAGCATTGATGAGTTTACCGCTCGTGTCTACGAAGAAAGCGAAGAATACCGCAATGTGCTTGATGTTTGCCAGTGGATTGAGAACGAATCACAAGGCTTGATTATCGCAAAAGATGTTTCTGCCGATTATAGTGATAAGTCCCTGCGATTTGAAATTCAGAAGGCAGCTCTCACGCAGGGAGTTAAGTATGTGTTCTATGATACTTTAAAGAACGATATTGCATCTATTGGTGAATGGGCAGCGTTTAAAGTCACAGCCACAGAGCTTGAAGAGACTGCGAAAAACCTGAAGATCTTTATCTATGGTAGTATTCAGTTGGCCGAAAACGCTCATGAGTATCTTCCTGATGAGCTGAATTCAAACAACATTGCTGAGTCAAAAATGATTAAGCATGTTGCTTGGACGATGGTTCTGTTCAAGGAGATTCCAAAAGATAAGTTCGCGAAGTATCAATACATCTCTCATGACCCTGAGTGGGGCGGTGACTGTGCCCATCGGCTAAATCCAGATAAGCGGTATTACGTTGGAAACATCGATAAGAACCGCTTTGGTGAGAAAAAGAAAATCATGTTTGAAGTGAATTTGAATCAGAATATTTGGAGAGAGGTCGGTGTCTGCACCAGAAAGTAAGGAACTACAATGGTAAATATCGCAGATCTGAAAAATTACATTCTTGAAGAACAGCAGATTGAACCGATTCTGGAGGAACTTGGTTGTCATCATATCAGTCACAAGACTGGTTATTACCAGTGTGCAAATCCAGATGGTGACAATAGAACGGCACTCTGTATCTACGAGAATGAAAATCTTACTGCGGTAGATTACACACGAGATATTGCCAATGGAAAGACCAGTTATGATTTGATTTCTGTCGTCCAGTTCTTTCTGGAACTGTCTTTCCCAAAAGCTATTAAGCAAATCTGCGAATGGGTTGGACTTGACTACTATCACAACTTCGAGGAAGACCTTCCTAAAAGTATGTTGATTCTAAAAGAACTCATCGCCATGCAAAGTGAAGGTGAAGAACACGAGGATGACCGTCCGATAGTCCCAATCTCCGAAGCCATCCTCGGTTATTACAAACCTTATGTGAACCAGATTTTTGCTGACGATGGGATATCTTATGAGACGCAGCAGGAGTTTGAGATTGGCTTTGATGAACTGACAAATAGAATCACGATTCCAATCAGAGATGAAATTGGTACTCTGGTTGGTGTAAAGGGAAGATATTTTGGCAAGCCGCCTGAAGGTGAATTAAAGTATCTATATCTTGAGCCGTGTGCCAGAAACCGTATTCTGTATGGCCTGTATAAGACAGAGCCGTACATTAAGAATGAAGGTCTGGTATATGTTGGTGAAGCTGAAAAGTCTGTCATGCAGATGTGGAACATGGATGTCTACAACTGTGTGGCGACTGGCGGTAAGAAGGTTTCACAGAATCAAATTGAAATTTTAACACGTCTTTGCGTTGATATTTGTTTTGTATTTGATAAAGACGTTCAGCTTAGTGAGCTTATGGTTCTCGCTAATCGATTTGTCGATGGCGTAAGTGTGTATGCTGTAGTAGATGATAAAGGGATTCTGGATGAAAAGGAAGCCCCGACTGATAATCCTGAAAAATTTAAGGCATTGATTGAAAACTGTGTTAGGAGAATTAAATGAATGTAAAACTCTGGAAGGGGAGTAGGAACGACCTATCAGACCCGATTGGAACGATTATGGAGAACAGAGGGGTTGAGGATTATAAGACCTACATGAACCTAGATGATTCTTGTCTGAATTCTCCGTGGGAACTGGACAACATGGAAGATGCTGTCCGGCTGTTGAACAAACATATCTGGAATAAGTCTATTATCTCTATCCTTGTAGACTGTGATGTGGATGGATTCACAAGTGCTTCAATGATGTTTCAGTATTTGAAGACGATTGGTTATTTTGGAAAAATCAATGTTCTGCATCATAGTGGCAAAGAACACGGACTCTCTAAAGAAATTGAAGTTCCACCTGAAACTACCTTGCTGATTATTCCTGATGCTGGCAGCAATGATGTTGAGCAGTGTAAGGAACTTCGTGATAATGGCATCGATATTCTGATTCTTGACCATCACATCTGCGACAGAGAGAATCCTTACGCAGTAATCGTCAATAACCAGAATGGTACATATCCTAATAAGGAATTGTCTGGCGCTGGCGTGGTGTATAAGTTCCTTCAGGCTGTTGATGAATATAATTGGACTGATGTTGCAGACAGGTATCTTGATCTAGTGGCCGTCGGAAATATCGGTGACGTCATGGATATGCACTCACACGAGACAAAGCGCCTTTGCACGAAAGGTCTTGCGAGAATTGTGAATCCAATGATTTGCGCTCTGGTTGAAGCGAATAGCTTCAATATTAAGGGTGACCCGACTATCAATGATGTTCAGTTCTACATCGTTCCGATGATGAATGCACTGATTCGTGTTGGTTCATCCGAGCAGAAGAAGCGGATGTTCCGTGCAATGGTCGGTGAGGAACAGACATTCCAGTACACTCCGACTCGTGGCAAGAATGCCGGTGTCACGATTGACGAGACTCTGGCACAGCATGTAGCTCGTGAGTGTTCGTCTTGCAAGTATCAGCAAAACAAGACCAAAGACAAGGCTGTCGCAGAGCTTCAAAACTGGATTTCTAAGTATGGAGCGGACAGAAGTAAAGTTTTGTTTTGTAATTCCACTGGCATTCTGGACAGTAATTTGACTGGCGTTGTAGCAATCAAGTTGGCTGAAATGTATGGTAAACCTTGCGTACTACTTCGAGAGATGGCCTGCCCTGAAGAGCCAGACGAGAATCAAGAGTATTTTGGTGGTTCAATGAGAAATCCTGACGGTTCTCCGATTGAAAGTTTAAAAGAGTTTTTGATGAGCACCGGAGATTTTGAGTCGGTTCTTGGTCACGATAATGCCGCTGGCGTAAAAATCAAGAAAAAAAACGTACCAAAGGCGATTGCGGATTGCAATGAACTGCTTAAAGATGTCACGATGAGTAAGGCGATCGTGGTCGATTTTGATTTTGACTATAGTAAGTTGACTGTTGCATTGCCGAAGACCATGTATGAAATGCATAAAATCTGGGCACAGGGAATCTCCGAACCGTATTTCTACATTAAAAACATTCCGCTGATTCATAGTGGATGTGCTCCGATGGGCAAGAATGGTAATATGTGGAAATATTCTGATGAAGAAAAAGGCATTGATTTTGTGTGCTTTGCTGATAATGGCCGGATGATTGGCTGGATCAACAATGACTTTTATGGTGATCAGGAAGAAAAATACATCAATGCTGTATGCCGGTTATCTTTAAATCAGTACGGGAACAAAGTAACTCCGCAGGCGCAGATTGTTGATTTTGAGGTGATTTGATATGGGAAATTGGAAACGTGCTATCGCCATCGACTTTGATGGCACTCTCTGTGAAAATAATTACCCTGATATCGGTGAGCCAAATTGGAATGTCATTTATCAAGCAATTCAGGAACAGAAACACGGTGCTGGTCTGATTCTCTGGACTTGCCGTGAAGGAAAGCTTTTGTATGATGCAATGGAGGCTTGCTTTGATTGGGGCATTCAGTTTGATGCAATCAATGAGAGTCTTCCTGAGTGGAAAGAGCATTTTGGCACTGCTCCTAGAAAGGTTGTAGCTGATGAATATTGGGATGATAAGGCTAAGGTTGTAAAAAATGGAGAGTTGATTGACAATGCTGATGCCTGAACAGTTTGAAGCAGACGTTAAAGAATTTATCGCAGAATGCCAAAGCCATCCAGTGATAGATTTATCAAAAGATGATCCATGCGAAGGATGTCGCTTTGAGGACTTTTGCGATAGGTTTTATCCGGGCGATGGTAGCACATGGCATTGGCGAGTTTATGAGAGGGGTGAATGAATGGTTTACATTACAGGCGATATTCATGGCGATTTTAATCGTCTCTTAGAGTTAAATAAATTTTGCATTAAACACAATCTTGGAAAGAATGATTGGATTATCTGTCTTGGTGATGTTGGTCTAAACTATTATGGTAAGGATAACATCAACGAATGGAGAGTTAAGACCATTGCTGCGGACATCCCTGCGAATTTATTCTGTATTCATGGAAATCACGAACGCCGCCCGTCTCGTAAGGATGGTTATAGGACAAAGGAAATCAGTGGAGATATTTGTGGTAAGGTGTGGCATGATTCACATTATCCCAATCAGTATTTTGCTATTGATGGCGAAGTTTACCAGATTCTTGCTGATAGGGAAATTCTGAACTGTCTTGTTTGCGGCGGAGCATATTCTGTAGATAAATATTATCGGTTGGAACGTGGATGGAACTGGTGGCCGGACGAACAGCCTAATGAGAAGACTAAGAAAAAGATCTGGAATATTACACATGACCCTCAAATCGATGATATTGATGTTATGCTCACGCATACCTGTCCATTTCGGTTCATTCCAACTGAATTGTTTATCGGTGGTATTGATCAAAGCACAGTAGACCAGTCAACTGAAATATTCTTTGATAATATATACGAATGTTATCCTAACGATTGTAAACCATTCTGGTACTTCGGCCATTTCCATGGCAACAAGTACACCGATGACTATGTGATGCTTTTCGACGATATTATTAAGTTTGGAGATAAGGTGAATACGAATGAGTGAATATCATGTGAGCTGTGGTATGTTTGGTATTTACGCAGGAACTGTTAAAAAGAATGGAACCGAATGGAAGGATAAAACTCGTGTCACGGATGAAGCTATCGAGGCAGTTCGTGATTGGCTTCTTTCTGAAGCTCAGTTCAACAATAGAACTTTTGGTGGATACACATGGACAACAAAGGACGGTAAGACTGTAACTTTGAGAGTGTCTATCGAAGATAAGGAGCAGACAGAATGAATTTAAATAGTATGAAAGGTGGTGTTGCCTGATGAGTAGCAGTTTACATACGCACTCATACTTTTAGCTTGCTCGATGGGTTCTCTTCTCCTGAAGAAAATCTAAAAAGAGCATCGGAACTTGGCTTGAAAGCTATTGCCATTACGGAACATGGTGAGGTGACAAGCTGGCCGTATTACTCAGAACTAAAAGACAAGTATCCTGACGTAAAGCTTCTTTATGGTATCGAGGCATATGAGTGCGAGGATAGGGAAGTAAAGGACAAGAACAGTAAATACTGGCATCTGATCATCATCGCAAAGAATGAGGCTGGTCGTCAGACGGTTAATCGCTTATCTACACTCGGTCATCTTCATGGCTTTTATAGCCGTCCTCGTATCACAAAAGAGGATATCGCTAAGGAAGATACGAATAATTTGATTATCCTGTCTGCTTGTTTGGCGAGTAGACTGTCCAAAACGGATGATTATGACACTTGTGTCAAGCTAGTTCAAGAGTATAAGAGTTTATTCCCTCACTATTATCTTGAGGTTCAGGCTCATGCAAATAGTGAACAAGCAAAATACAATCAGAAAATCATGCGGTTGGCAAACGACACTCATACAAAAGTAGTCGTCACAAACGATGTTCATGCTGCCACAAAAGAAGCTCTGTATTATCAAGACTACTTTCTGAGAATTGCTCATGATACAGAAACTGCCGCAGAAATCTACGAAGGATGCTACTTTATGTCTCGCAGGGAGCAACATGAAGTCCTTGACGGTCAGATTGGATATGATGCGGCAGAATGGTGTATCAACAATACCGATGAGATTGCTGACCTATGTGATTATGTGGATATGCCTTGGCACGAACCTGAACTTCCCAAAATCGAGATTCCTCCACAGTATTCCAACTCAGCAGCTTACTTAAAAGACCTTGTGAAAGAGGGATGGAAGAAACGCGGCATTGACAAGTTTGATGTAGAAAAGCAGAAGATCTATCGTAAGCGTGTTGATGACGAGCTGTTTGTCATTGAGAAGAAAGACTTCTGTGATTATTTTTTGATTCTGGTTGATTACATCAACTGGTGTAAGAAAAATGATGTCATTGTTGGCCCTGGTCGTGGTTCTGCCGCTGGTTCACTTGTATGTTACCTGATTGGCATTACGCAACTTGATTCCATCAAATACGAGCTTGATTTCGGACGATTCCTTACCATTGAACGAAAAGACCTTCCCGACGTTGATGTAGATGTCAGTGATCGTGCCAAGGTTGTCGAGTATCTGACACGGAAGTACGGTGAAGATCGAGTAGTTCAGGTTATGAATATCGTGTACACCACTCCGGTCACTTCGATTCAGGATGTTGGCAAGGTGCTCGGTTTCCCGTATGCTGAGATTAGAAAAATCAGCGAGAAATTCGTTCAAAAGACATGGAAGGATTGTCTTGAAGCAAATCCAGAAGTGGCTGAGAATCCGAGATACAAAGAACTGCTTGATATTGCAGAGCACATCAATGGTCGCCCACGAGGGTATGGTATCCATGCTGGCGGTGTTATTGTCTGCCGACATCCTTATTATGAGTATATCGGTATCCGACACGGTGCCGATGGAGAGCACGTTATCTCTGTTGATAAGGTGATGGACGAGAAAATTGGACTTGTTAAGTTTGATATTCTTGGCGTTGCATCGCTTGTGGCTATTGATGAGGCAAAGCGTGAGGACAATATTCCAGACTGGGAAATTGACATTAACAATCCTGAGTTTGAAAATGACAAGGCATCCTATGATTTGATTTGTTCTGGCCGGACAGACAATCTATTCCAGATTGAGTCGTCTGGTATGAAGGATCTGGTTGCACAGCTTCAGCCGAGGTCGATTGAGGAGCTGTCAGCATTGATTGCTCTTTATCGTCCTGACGCAATGCCGTCTATTCCTACATACGTTGATTGCAAGTATCATCCAGAACACATTCATTATTTCCATCCTGATATGGAACCAATTTTCCGCAGCACCTATGGCGTGAACATCTATCAGGAACAGAGTATGAAGCTCACAAAGGTCTTTGGTGGCCGAAGCGATGCTGGTGCTGATAGAATGCGTAAGTGCTTAGCAAAGAAGAAACCTGAGAAGGTCAAGGAAGAGGTAGAACTTCTTCACGATGAAATTCTTGCAAATGGATACGATAAAGCAACCGCCGAGTATATTTGTAACGAGTTGTCAACGAAGGGCGGCTACGGCTTCAACGCTAGTCATTCTCAAGCATACGCCGTCATCTGTCTTCAGACCGCATACTTGAAAGCCCATCATCCGCTTGCGTTCTTTAAGGCTATGCTGAACCTGAATAAAGCAAAGGTCGGTAAGGTCAATAAGATTATGGTGGACGCACGCAGCTTTGATATTCAGATTCTTCCTCCGAGTATCAATCGTTCCGGCATGGATTTTACTGTGTCAAATGGTAAAATCCTATTTGGCTTGTCTGCTATCGGTGGTATTGGCAATACACTTGCTGAGACTATCATTGCAGAACGAGATAGGAATGGAAAATTTAAGGGACTTGATGATTTCACGAGTCGTGTTCGTGCAACGAAAGCGCAGATCATTGCGTTGGTCAAATCCGGTGCGATTCCTACAAAAAACAAACGAATATTCTTGGAAAAGTACATTGCCAGCGGTTTGGAACAATCTGAGTTTAAACCAGTCAGTACACTTCCTACCAAGGCAGTTTTGCTGAGTAAGTGGGATATTGATACAGAGCATTATAAGGTTGGTAAGAAGGTTGATAAAGAAACCGTCCTACGAATCTATAATGAAAAGCGCCGTGTCGTACATGAAACTGAAAAACTCAAGAAAAAGGAAGCGTACATGGCCGAGCAGTCAGAGAAGTATTTGAAGGACGAGCAATTCTGGGAGTTCCAGACGTTGCAGACGTTTATTATCGATAAGAATCCGTTTGAAAAGGCATACGAATACATTAAGGATTTCTCTGAGCTTGAAACTGGTGACTCCTGTGTACTGGTTGGTATTATCGCAAAGATTCAAAAGAAGAAAACAAAGACTGGTATGCAGTTTGCGTTTGTGAATCTGTATTCTGGCGATGGTATCATTGAGTTGACAGTATGGCCGAGAATCTTGTCAGATTATCAGGATTTGATTGTAAAGGGAAGTCAGGTAGCTGTGCTTGGAAAGAAGGAAGATGAATCACACGTTATTGCAAACGACTTCAAACCTTACAAGCAGTGGCTACATGATAGAGAGATAGCGTAAGAGGGTTATAAAGTGGCAGATAAGAAATTTAATGAAAATATGATTCGTTGCTACATCAGGATAAAACGAGTCTTTTATCCGAAAGATGGGAGGGAGGTGGAGCCCGGCGGCTTCGCCACTTTCTCTGCCGAGGTGGTAAAAGTCAAGCAGGGAAATCCTGTTATGAGTCGATACAGTGACCTCCGGTTAAAAGGCAACGTTCCTAGTCTCGATATGAATAAAACTTATTCGTTCTGTGGTGAGTACGTTCATCATGAAAAGTTCGGTGATCAGTATAAAATCATCTATATGAATGAGTTTCAAGAGATTACTGACCCGGAAGAACAAAAAAGCTTTCTCCGTTTTATCTTGACTGACCATCAGTTTGAGATGCTTTATGAAGCATTCGAGAATCCGTATGAAATCATCAAGAATGGTGACATCAAGTCTCTTTGTACTGTTAGCGGTATTACGGAAGGTCGAGCACAAAAGATCATTGACTCTTTTGAAAACAACATTGATAATAGTGAAGCGTACACGAAATTGATTGAATATGGTTTGACTCCCAGTGCTATTGAAAAGCTTGTTCGTCAGTATCACGGTGCAGACATTCTGGTAAAAAAGATTGAGGAGAATCCTTACGTCCTGATTGATGATGTGTATGGCATCGGCTGGAAAAAAGCGGACGCTCTTGCTTTGAATATGGGCTTAAAGCACAATTCGCAATTCAGAATCGAAGCTTACGTCATGCATTTTCTTGCCGCCCGTGCCGAAGAAGGTAACTCTATTATCCCGGCAAACCAGACAATCAATAGCTGCATCAAGGAACTTGATTTGAATGAGGGTGACCAAGAAGTAATCAAGAAGGCACTTTTCCATCTGCATGATGTACGTGAAACACTTTGGTGGAGCGATGACCGTCAGGAATTTGCTTTAACTAGAGTGTGGAATCTTGAAGATAAAATCGCAAAGGAAATTAAGCGACTGGCGGATGCACCTGTTGAGCAGATTGGTCGAAACATGGATGCAGCAATCAATGAAGCCGGGAATGCGCTTGGCATCGAGTATACTGAGGAGCAAAGAGATGCTATTAAAAAGGTATGCTCTAGCAACGTCTGTATCTTAACAGGCTACGGCGGAACTGGCAAAAGTACCGTTGTCGCTGGTGTCTTAAAAGTTCTTCGTGGTAAGTCTTTTGCACAGACTGCACTCTCTGGCCGTGCCGCAGCTCGTATGCAGGAGATTACTGGTCAGGATGGAAAGACGATTCATCGTCTCCTTGGATATGACATCGAGAACGGTGGGTTTGTTCACGATAAGGACAATCCTCTGGATGAGGACATCATCATTCTGGATGAGACATCCATGGTTGGCGCTCAATTGTTTTACGATTTGATTCAGGCTATCGAGACCGGAAAGCGATTCATCATGATTGGTGATGACGGACAGCTTGAGAGCATCGGTATGTGTAACATTTTCAAGGATATGCTTGCATCTATGGTTGTTCCTGTGGCTCGCTTGACTAAGATCCATCGTCAGGCAGCTAAGTCTGCAATTATCACGGAGAGTATCAAGGTTCGCAATGCTACGCAGTTGGTTCCTTATGGCTGGGCTGGTAGTGAGATTCGTGGTGAACTTCGTGATTTGGAGCTTGATATCTATAAAGACGCAAGTGAGTCATTCAACCACATCATCAATCAGTACCGTACCTTATATAATAAGGTAGGGAATGATAGTGCGAAGATTCAGATTGTACTTCCACAGAAGCTGCGTGGCAGTATCTGTACTTATGAAGTCAATAATGCAATTCAGGAAATTGTGAATCCGAGTCATGGTCAGGCGGAAGCGAAGGTTACAATCTATGGTGATGGCAAGGATAGAGTGTATACTCTGCGTGAGGGCGATCAGGTAATTATCAACAAGAACAACTATGAGCTTCACACATACAATCTCAAGACAAAGAAAAAGGAAGAGAAGTGTCCGGTGTTCAATGGAAACCGTGGCATTATCCGAAAGATTGAGAGTAGTTTTATCCTGGTTGATTTTGACCAGTGGGGAACGATTTTCATTCCTCATTACTTTGGTGGGAATAACATCTGGGCAACGCTTGAACTTGCTTATGCTTTAAGTTGTCATAAACTGCAGGGCAGTGAGGCTCCGTATGTGATTGTTGGCATGGACAACTCTGCGTACCTGATGTTGACGAGAGAATGGCTCTATACGGCCATCACTCGTGCCAAGAAGTATTGTGTGATTTGCGCCGAAACTCATGCTCTTGATCGGGCTGTAAAGACTTCGAGAGTTCCATACAAGCGGACGTTCCTGAAGGAATTTTTACGGAAAGAATTTTCAGAAAAGCATTGACAATTATGTGCGTATCCTGTATAATATAGCTATAAAAAGTCTCCATCCCGGAGGCTTAAAATTCTCTCTTTAGCTATATAATGCAGGATACGGGAAAGAAATGGCTTGCTCGTAACGACAAGCCTTTCTTTATTAACTATAACTATATAACACAGGATACGCAAGGAGGCTTTATGACAGATAAAGAGCTCATAGGTAAGCTTGATGCGATGGTTAAGGCATTGCAGGGCACAAAGAAAAAGACAGATAAGACTCGAATCTTACTGGATGCACGAAAGGATTTTGGCGACGAAGATGACGAGCTGATGTTTTTCTTCAGGTTTTTGCTTGATCCGGCAATTGTGACTGGACTGTCTGACGCAAAAATTAACAAAAAGGTGACAGCAAAGCCTGATTTAGATTTTGAACATTACAGTTGTGGATGTCTTTATCTAATGGGTAAAGGTCACAACACTGGTTCTGACGCATCAATCGCAACAATCCAGAATTATTTACATAAAAATCCTGAGTACGAAGAGTTTCTGAAACGACTGTTCACTAAGAACCTGCCGATCGGAGTCGAGGCAGCTACCATCAATAAGGTGTACAGCGAAGAGATTATTCCTGTCTGGGAGGTTCAGCAAGGATATCCGATTGATAAATATAAATTCAGAAAAGGTGAATTGATTTTTGCCTCGCGCAAACTCAATGGATCGAGAGGTACATATTTTAAGGGCGATATAATCTCTCGTCAGGCACAGAAGTTCGAGGGACTTGACCATATCATCAAGGATATTGAAAAAATCATTGGCACTGATTACGCAGTTGATGGCGAGCTGATTCGACGGAATATCGACGGATTAACTGATGGGCAAAACTTCCGCGAGACAATCTCCATCTTGAATAGCGACGGCAACGACAAGAGCCTGATTAAATTTGTCATCTTTGATATTGTGCCGATTGATGAATTTGAGAGGGATGCTTGCACAGAGAATTACTCAGTAAGAAAGAAACGGCTGCTCGATCTGAAAAACAAGATCCAGAAGAACGGCACACAGAATATCGAAGTGGTCCAGATGGTCTACGAAGGCACTGATGTGAATGATGTATATGATTGGCTCGATTATGCGGTTAAACACGATTGGGAAGGGCTGGTTGTGAACCGGCAGGTTCCATATCGCCGCACTCGTCACAATGGTTGTTTGAAGGTAAAACGATTCTATACGGTCGATTTGCGAATCACTGCAATCGAGGAAGGCCAGAACCGTCTGGCTGGCACGATGGGAGCTCTTGTTGTTGACTACAAGGGTAACGAGCTTCGTGTAGGCTCTGGTTTTGATGATGCTACGAGAGCTGCTGTGTGGGAGAATCCTGATAATTACATCGGTAAGATTGTGGAATGTAAGTACAAAGAGGTCACGATGGACAAAAAGACTGGCCTTGAATCCCTGCAATTCCCGACTTTTGTGCGATTCCGAAACGATAAGAATGAAGTAAGCTACGGTTAAGGAGAAAGCTATGAATCTTTCTAAGAAGTCCATTAAGCACATTCTTCGGATTCTTGATAACAAATGTGTTGAAGTTCCTACAAAGACATCCGCTTATAGCAGCGGTGGACGTAGAATTTTGACTCGTGATTTTGAGCCAAAGGTGTCACATGGCATGAATGGCTGGCAACGAATCGTCTATGTACCGTCCGAAGGATATTTCTACGGAATTTATAACGGAAAATCGGAAGAAGATTGGGATATTCCAGATATCTGGTCTCCTGTCCAGCTTTCTGATTTGTGAGGTTTACAATGTTTGTTTTAACACAGAATCAAACCGGAGTTGCTGACACCAGTAAATGTTTTGGAATCCATATTGTAGATGAATCAACAGTAATCAGAGCGTATACCTTTGATGGAGATGGATGGATGAAACTTGGTAAATATAAAACAGTAGAACGAGCAAAAGAAGTAATTCAAGAAATTAACACTGCTCTTTGTGAGAACCGTGTTAGTTTCGATATGCCGGAGGACTAAAATGCTACTTTTAACGCAAGACGGGAATATTGTAAACCTAGAACGTATGGCAACCATTGATACAATGGCACTTCAAATCTATGCAAGGCAGTGTATCAATGAACGTGGAATTATTCTTGGTAGTTATAACTCCGAAAGTAGATGCTATGACGTTATTGCAGAAATTTATGATGAATATGCACATGGACAGGATATGTATTCCATGCCGAAGGATTAACGATGAACGACTTCCGAAAACTAGCTATCCCAAAAAAAGAACGACTTGAAGTTCAACTTACCGATGGCACAGAAGAACACAATATATTGTACATAATCACATCTCTAGCCACTATTAAAGGTGCTGAGATTTTTAAAAATTTTCGTTTGTATTCTGTAGGCTCCGCCGGGGAGCTCAACTTATTAGAGAAGCGAGACGGCGATCCCTACTTTGATAAGCTGAAAGGAACAGAATATGAGTAATTCAATGAACCGAGAAGACCGGCGCAGAGAGCAGCGTAAGGCACGAATCCTTGCCCGGCGAATCAAGAAAGCTGGTGGTCCCGACTTTCTGGCTGGAATGCCCGCAGAGGAATGGGAACCAAAGATTGGTGATGAGGTCACTATTAAGGTAAAGAGGATTCAGGGCAAGAAAGACTTCTTTAAGATGAGTCCTCAGTATCAGGACTTTATCAATAGCCTTGAGGACGGAAAGCCTTACAAAATCACCAGCACCGGTATGAAGGGTCAGGTTTACGGCATTGACGCACATCCTTATTTCCAGATTTGGAAGGGTGATATGGAACCCTACAAGGAGCCATAATGAAGCAGATGTACTTCAGGACGGACTACAAAGATACGCTTCTTCCATCTGGTGCATTGCTTATGAAAGGCCATTGGTATGATGTGCTTGATGATTATGATGAAGGTTATCTGATCTGTAATATACCAGAGTGTACGAAGAAGGGATTTCGTCCGTCTGAGATGACTGTGATTCTAAAAGAAGATCTTGAGGATGACGTCTATGTCGTGACCGGTAAGAGTGAAGAATTTAAGGAAGGAGGTGGGGCGATATGATTGGTATTGACCATCGTGAGCAGGGGCGTAAAGAACGAGCCCTTGCAGAATATTACAGAACCTTGGCTCGATATCTTACCGAGTGTGGAGAGCCGATTACATATCAGCTGTCAGAAGAGCAACTTAGACATGTTCTCTGCGGAGATGTTACTGTTGATGAACTGATTGAAAGAGGTGAGGTAAATGAGAGACAGGATTAAGATGTGGATCGCGTTCATTAAGATTTTTAAGGATTATCTTATTGCGGTCGGAATCATGATTGCGTTGTGGCTGCTGTCTTGCCTTATCAAGTATGGGATTTCAGTATCCAACTTCCCAGATTGGTTCAAGTTTGCACTTCTAAAGTAAAGGAGGATTAAATGGTAACCGATATTCTTAATAGAGAGGTTCATGTTGGCGATACGGTTCTTAGAGCTAGAACTCGAAAAGGTCGCGGAGTTCTTTGGAGTATTCATAAAGTTGTCTCCATCATGAATGTAATGATTAAAGTTCAGGATGGCAAGTACACTTTAAATGTCGCACCTAAAAATTGCATCGTAATTGGTGAGAACGACATTCCTGAAAACTGGCAGGACGAATATTAAGGAGAGTTGAATGACTGTTGATTTGATCGCGTACACACAGCGAGTTGTTCCTACAAGTGATAAGAATCCTTTAGATATTGTGGAGGAAGCTGCGAGTATTTGTTACGATTCTTCAATGACTGATGATTATAAGATTGCTAAGGGATGTAAAGCCAGTGGTCACTATTCTGTGCTTGAGCACATCAATTTTACGTTCTACGTCAAAGATGTAAGCAGAGCACTTCTGGCACAGATTAGTCGTCATCGACATATTAGCATGAGCTGTCGCAGTCAGCGCTATTGCAGCGAGGATGGATTCAAGTATGTGAACCCGTTTACCGGTGAAGATGCTGATGTTTTCGATAATATGATGTCGGACATTGATACCGATTATCAGATTCTCAAGAAGTATCACAACGCCAAAAACGAAGACGCCCGTGCAGTTCTTCCGAATGCTTGCTGTACAGAGTTTTACATTACGATGAACGCTCGTGCTTTGATTGAGATGAGTCATCTTCGACTTTGCTCTAGGGCTCAAAAAGAAATCCGCGAGATGTTTACAGAAATGAAGAAGGAAGTTGCACAGGTTTGTCCTGAAGTAGCAAACTGGATGGTTCCTTCTTGTGAGGCTAATCCGAAGTATCCGTTCTGCCCAGAGGGTCGTGGTTGCTGTGGTCGTCACCCGAAGCTGGCAGATGTTTATAAGCCTATTGAAAAAAACAAGGAGGTTATTGATGCAAACATTTGATGAAATTAAGAAGAATGTAGACCATCCGTCTCATTACGGCGGTGCAGACAATCCCTATGAGGCTATTAAAGTGCTGCGAGAGTGGCAATTAGACGAGGATGCTTATCTTTGGAATGTTGGTAAGTATTTAAGCCGAGCAGGGCACAAAGATGGCAATTCTCCGCTTCAAGATTTAATGAAGGCACGTTATTATTTGGACTATAAAATCCGGCTTTTAGAGGAACAGCAGAAGATTGCCGAAAGTGTCGTAGATACGCTCAAGAAGATTCCTGATGAGGCAAATGATAAGCTGGCTACGATGCCGAAAAAAGACAGCCAAGGAAATTTTTACGATCCTAGACTTAATTGTTGGGTAAACGATTGTGTTTATCGTCCAAACGCATACGAGCAGAACATCGAAACTGCCGTGGTTCCGAGTGTTCATAATGATGCTATGTCTCCGAATAACAAAGGAGTTAATAAGGTTGACCATTCGATGCTGAACTCTAAAGTCCATGTCGATGAAGTCAAGTTTTAAGAGGTTTACATAAATGAGATACAACTGGAAGTTACCTATTATCGTTATTTGTGTCGTGTTAATTTCCATTCTTGGCATGACCTTTATTGTGCAGGGACCTAAGAACACGGCCATCTCTTATGAAGAGCAGATTCAGGAAGCTAAGTCTGGCATTGGGAATCAGGAGAAGCGCAGAGCTGATCTGATTCCAAATCTGGTTGAAACCGTCAAGGCTTATGACCAACATGAGTATCAGACTTTGATGGATGTTGTGAATGCTCGTGGCACTTCCGGCCAGACCGCTCAAGAGATTACGACTCAGATTGCAGCTATTGCGGAAGCATATCCTGAACTGAAGTCTAGCGACAACTACAAGGAGCTTATGAATGAGCTATCCGTCACTGAAAATTTGATTGCAAACTATCGTGGCGATTACAATCGTGTCGTGAAGGAATATAAGCAGAGCGTTCGTAAGTTTCCGAACTCATTTCTGCTTGGTCTGACTGGATATGAGGTTCAGAATTATGAGTATCTGTCCTATGAGGGGAATGAGGCGGCACCGGCAGTCGGTAACCTTTTTGGAAATCGGTAATGCCGAAATTACTTATCGTGAATTGATCGTCAGTGTTGGTATTGTGTTCATTATGCTGATACTTGGTAGCGTTATCGCTGGAAATATCACCAGAGATTCACTTGAGCAGAAAAAAGAATATAATACAGCAATTTCGATTGATGAGTCCGAAAATATGTTCGATTATGGAATGAGAACCAACGTAGGTAATGCGTTTTGCCAAGGCGCACTAGAAGCAGTAGATACCGTAAGCGATCCACGTATCGACGGCCAGTGGATGTACATCTATTGCGAAGAAAAGCACTATACGATGCATACACGAACTGTCACTACTACGGATGGTAAAGGCCATACAAGAACAAGAGTCGAAACGTACTGGACTTGGGACTATTACAGCTCAGAAGAGCACAGTTCCAAAAATGTAACGTTTCTGGGAAAAGAATTTAAGTATGGTGACATCAAAATGCCATCCAGCAAGTACCTGACCACTGTACAAGTCAGTTCTCATGTAAAGTTCGAGTTTTATGTCAAAGATGTTCGTTATGGTGGTACATTATACGCGAATTTGAGCGATAAAAGTATACATGATGCACAATTCATTAAGGATAAAAACATCGAAGAAGCACGAGATTATATGATTTCTGCAGCTGGTACACGAGTGATTTGGTTTTGGGTATTCTGGGTCGTATTGATGGTAGTTGCGGTTGGAGCTTTCTATGTGGCAGAAAATCGTTGGTTGGAAGATTAAGGAGTGATTGCATGGAATATGTGATTAAACGCGATGGAACGAAAGTTCCTTTTGATAAAAGTAAGATTGTAAATGCGATTGAGAAGGCAATGACGAATACGACTGGAGGAGTTGATTCTCGCGTATCTAACGCTATTGCAGACTACATCGCGGACATCCATGATACGATGTCTGTAGAGCAGATTCAGGATGTGGTTATTGACCAGTTGAAAAATAGCCCTCTTTCGGATGTGGCTGACGCTTATAGTCACTGGCGTATTCTTCGGCAGGAGATTCGTGAGAAACAGCGAGCGTATGGCGAAATTCTTTCCATCTGTGATGTAGACAATGAGAAGGTCAAGCAGGAAAACAGCAACAAAAATCCTGTTGTGAATAGCGTGCAGCGTGACTATATGGCTGGCGAGGTTTCCAAAGATCTGAGCTTCAATCTGCTTCTCCCGAAAGATATTGTGGACGCTCACTATGATGGCCGAATTCATTTTCACGATTCCGACTATTTTGCCCAGCACATGTTTAACTGCTCGCTAGTCAATCTGGAAGACATGCTTCAAAACGGCACTGTGATTTCTGGCACTGGAATCGACAAACCACATAGTTTCTCTACAGCGTGCAATATTGCAACCCAGATTATTGCACAGGTTGCTTCCAACCAATATGGTGGTCAGAGTATTACTCTGTCTCATTTGGCTCCTTTCGTGGACGTCTCTCGAAAGAAGATTACGGGTGAAGTCCATGAGGAGTTTTACGACATGATTCAAAACAATGAGATTGACAAGATGCCAAATCAGGAGACTATCAATCGAATTGTAGAGAAGCGTTTACATAAAGAAATCGTTGCAGGCGTTCAGACTATTCAGTATCAGGTTATTACTTTGATGACCACTAACGGGCAAGCTCCTTTTATTACTATTTTTATGTATCTGGATGAAGTTCCTGAAGGCCAGACCCGTGATGACCTTGCAATTATCATTGAAGAAGTCCTTCGTCAGCGTATTAAAGGCGTGAAGAATGAGACTGGTGCATGGATTACTCCGGCTTTCCCAAAGCTGATTTATGTGCTGGAAGAAGATAACATTCGAGATAATTCTAAGTATTACTATCTGACTGAACTGGCAGCTAAATGTACGGCCAAGAGATTTGTACCTGACTACATTTCTGAGAAGAAGATGTTGGAGTACAAAGGTGCTTGCTACCCCTGTATGGGATGTCGCAGCTTCTTGACTCCTGATCGAACCACCGAGAATGTTTCTGGTGCCATGAATTGGGAGAAGGGCCACAAGTACTATGGTCGCTTTAATGCCGGTGTTGTCACCATCAATCTGGTAGATGTTGCTTGTAGCTCTAAGAAGGATGTTTCTGAGTTTTGGGAAATTTTTGATGAGCGTCTTGAACTGTGCCATCGAGCACTTCAGATTCGGTATAAGCGATTGATGGGTACGCCTTCTGATGTGAGTCCAATTCATTTTCAGCATGGTGCAATCGCACGTTTGAAGAAGGGCGAGAAGATTGATAAATTGCTGTTTGACGGATATGCAACCATCAGTTTAGGTTACGCAGGTCTGTATGAATGCGTAAAGTACATGACCGGTAAGAGCCATACCGATGATGAAGCAAAACCTTTTGCTCTTGAGATTATGCAGCACATGAACGACAAGTGCAGTGAGTGGAAGGCAGCAGAAAATATTGATTATAGTCTTTACGGCACCCCGCTGGAATCCACCACCTACAAGTTTGCCAAGTGCCTGCAAAAGCGCTTTGGCATCATTCCAGATGTAACAGATCATGATTACATCACCAACAGTTATCATGTCGTGGTTCGTGAGCATATTGATGCATTCAAGAAGCTGAAGTTTGAGTCTGAGTTTCAGCAGCTGTCTCCAGGAGGAGCGATTTCTTATATTGAATGCCCGAACATGACCAACAACATCCCCGCTGTGATGAGTGTCATCAAATACATCTACGACACTATTATCTACGCAGAGCTGAACATCAAGACTGATTATTGTCAGGTTTGTGGTTATGACGGCGAGATTAAGATTGTTGAAGATAACGGCAAGCTCGTTTGGGAATGCCCGAACTGTGGTAATCGTGACCAGAATAAACTGAATGTCGCCCGTCGCACCTGCGGATTTATTGGCACTCAGTTCTGGAATCAGGGTCGCACTCAGGAAATTCGAGATCGAGTAGTTCACCTGAGCGATAACTAAACAAAGGATGAAATATGGATACTACACAACAGATTTTAGAGCGAGATTGGGATAATGGTTTTGTTAAAAAGATGCAGAATCGTATTTTGGTATCTCATTATAAATATGGTTGGATGAATCAAACATATCCAGACTTGGCTCAAGCTGTAAAGGAAATTTATCCAAGAGTCAAAAAGTATTTAGAGACAGGAAATACAGAATGGCTCATTGATGCTGCTAATTTTGCAATGATTGAGTATTTGCATCCTAGTGTTGTTGGAGCGCATTTCAAAGGAACGGATAGCGAAGAGTCTCCGGGACTGACAAGTGGAATCAGCTACAAAGAACTCGAAGAGAGTATGAAGTAAAATTTGAATATAAGTGGTGGGTTGGTGGGATTATTTATGAAAGAAATCATTGTTTTCTTTGTGATTGTATGGGTTATCTCCTATTACATTCTAAAAGACAACTATAAAGATTAAGGAGATACTTATGAAAAAGTTTATGGCAATTTTCGTTGCATTCCTCATTGCAGTTGGTGCAGTGCTTTGCACCGAGCGAGTACATACTGGTTATGTTGGTGTTATTTATTCCGCAAAGGGTGTTGAACAGCAGACTATCTCTCAGGGCTGGCATTTTATGAGTCCTCTGAAGCATGTGTCTGAGTTTCCGATTACTCAGCAGCGAGTGGTATTTTCTAATGCTCCGTCCGATTATGGCGCAAAGGAACACGCAGACTGGCATATCGACGCTCCTGCAAATGGCGGTACGATTGCAATCAACCTGACCGTCAATTATAACTTCCTGCCGGAGCATGTTGTTGAACTGTATACCAAGTTTGGCGGCATGGACGGCGAGAGCCTGATGGAGAGTAAGATCCAGAACGATATTATTGCTTATGTCAAGGAAGTTACTCCTCAGTTCAGTGTTATGCAGATTTATTCCGATGATCGTGCAGGTGTCAATACTGCAATCACCGACTATTTGAATGAGAAGCTGACCGCAGAATATGGAATCAATGTCTCTTCCGCACTGATTGTTGACGCACAGCCTGACGATACCCTAATGCAGAAGATTCGTGCCAAGGAGCAGGCAAAGCAGGATGCAGAGATTGCAGAACTGAATAAGCAGACTGCTCTGGCTCAGGCAGAGACTGATAAGGTTAAGGCACAGACGGAAGCCGATGTTAAGATGATTGAAGCACAGGCCGAGGCTGATGCAAATAAGGTGCTTTCCGAATCTATCACTCCTGAGCTGATTCAAATGAAGGAAGCAGAAGCTCGTCTGAAGCATGGTTGGGTTACCGTACAGGGTGCAGATACTGTCGTTACCAAGGGTGAATAAACGAGGCTTATAAAATGAAAATTTTTGAAAGAAGGTGATTAACATAAACGCATGGAAGAAATTCTTTAAGGCACTTGGTTCTTTTCTTGGAATCATTCTGATTTTTGTGGCTACATATTTTATCTCGTGGATTACCACGATCGGTATTATCTGGCTGATTTTTAAGCTGCTGAATATTATGTTTACCATCAAAGTAGCAACCGGTATCTGGCTGATACTGATTTTGCTTGAACGTTTTATCAAAGGTAGCCGAGGTAAATAAATAAACTAGTAGGGTGGGTGTGGTGGCATGAAAGGAGCTATATGGATTATTGGTCTGTTGAAGTAATGTATTACGATGATGGGAATCAGGCATTCAATACATATATGGTAAAGGCGCAGGATCAGAATGACGCTATGAATAAGGCACATCATCGCTTTGAGAAGGCGCATCCTAACATGAACTGCATGATTCACAACGCAGAAAAGGCAGGTGGCTGAGGTGGAAGACGATAGCGTTATCTATGAAAACATCAATTCCAAAGACGATGATGAAAAATTTGTTCTAGCGCCTTGGGGTTGCCTTAATTGTGCATTCAAGGATTTCGGTTTAAAACTTCCTAAAATCTCCAGAAAGATGGCAGAAGCTTTAATGGATGATTTCTTTGAAATTATGGAAATGTCCGGCATTATAGAGAGGGAAAATGAACCTTGATAAAAGTGCCGTTTTGTGAGGTGCAAATATGAAAAAGTGGACTAAAGACCTTCTTGAAGCTAATGGATATGAACTGAGAAACGCATACATTAAAAATGTATCTTTTGGAATGAAAGATTACGGATTTCTTTCTCTTGAACTCACTTTAGAAGGTGATGGATGGGGAGTAAATTACATGGGCCCTTCTATCGGTAGAAAATACTACATCAACGGAGAGTCTATTAAAGATGGTAATGCCGCAAATTTTGAAGGTTATGAAGGCGGAGCTGAAGCTATTGTAAGGATTTTAGATGTTGTTGATTGTCCTGAATTTGAATCATTAAAAGGGAAATACATCCGTGCAGCTACCAAAAGAGGAGAGTCTGTGAAAATCATCGGTAACATCATCAAAGATCAGTGGTTTGATTACGGTTAGTTCTTCGATGACTATAAGACAAAACAGGAGTGATTGTAATGAAGAAAGTGACTCTTGAACTTCTGGTTGATGAAAACGGAGACGAAGATATCAACCCTATTAAAAGTGAGATCGAGAGCGCTCTTCAACGCTGTTACCACGATATGAAGTTGGTTTCATATGAAGAAGAGAAGCTCGATGTACGATGGTTTTGTGCAAAAGACGTAACTCCTCCTGTCCCAGAGTATGGTATGTGTTCTGAAGATGTCATCGTAAAATACAAGGATGGCACAGAAAGCGTTGCGTGCATCACATTTAATGGAGTGTGGTACGATACTGATTACAATGAAGTTGCAGATGCAATAGTGTATTGGCGATACATGACGGATGACGAAAAGCCAGATTAACAAATAAAATTCCGCTTTTAACAGAAAGGAAAAATGATGATTGATATTTCTAGCTGGCACACTGTTGCCGACAATCCACCCGATAGGGTCCCACTGCTTTGCTATTGTGACGCAGATGGCAGTATGTTTCTTGGATTTGCTATTCATCCGTATTTGTCTCTTGATAGAACAGTGAGCCTCGTGAACTGGTACAAGCAAACTGGTTTGCACGAATGGCAGCGTGCAGAACACATTGTAACAAGATGGAAGGAAGTGACGTAAATGTTGACTGAGATTGCTTGGCTTATGACCAAAGCTTATATTATTTTGCTTTTAACCGCAACTGTAATTCGCTCTGAGCAGATTCTGTATGATACATCTACATATATTTTCAGAGGTGATAAGAAAAATGGAATGTATGGCTGCGTTGCGATAAATATTTTTATCATCGTATGTGCAAGTATGTGGACGAGGTTTATTTAAATGGCAAAATACATTCCTGAAAACGCTCAATGGGTGGATATCACTCCTTTGCTAGACGAAATTGATAGTGGTTTGAAACACATGCACTTTTATGATGAGCGAGATGATTATTCCGATTTCCTAGCAGAAGAACGTGAAGACCTACTAAGACTTCCGAAAGCAGAATCTAATACAGTTCGTGCTATTGCACACTGGAATCACTGGCCGTGCGATGATGAAGAAGACTTTGTATATCACTGCTCTAATTGTGGTGAACAGTTTTACGAAGATTTTTTCTATCCGCGTGAAACGCCTTGTTTGGGTTCTGAAAAATATAAGCCTTTTAAATATTGCCCTTATTGTGGCGCAAAAATGGAGGGCATTAAATGAACTACGCCAAAATAGTTCCTTGTGATATAGCAAATGGCGAAGGGGTGCGCGTCACGTTGTTCGTGCAGGGTTGTGATCACCATTGCCCCGGCTGTCAGAATCCTACTACATGGGACCCGAATGGTGGTCAGACATTCACAGATAAAACACTCGATAAAATTGTAGATTTACTTCGACCTGATTATATTCAGGGGCTTACGCTTACTGGTGGAGACCCACTGTATCCAGAGAACAGGGAGATGATTTGCAAAATTCTAATAAGAGTCAGACACGAGTTTGAAGGAAGCAAAGACATTTGGATGTGGACTGGATATACATGGGAAGAATTGATTCAACAGGCGGCAGAAGAATTGAAATATCAAACTATTCCGACAACGGTAACAATTATTCGAAACATAAACGTGCTAGTCGATGGTCCATATATCGAATCTAAACGAGATATCTCTTTGCCGTACATGGGGAGTTCCAATCAACGTGTAATCGGCTGTAATAAGAGTTTTGCTTTACGAAGACCAGTCCTTTGGTGGACTCCAGAAGAGAAAGGAAAATAATATGGATTTAGGAAACGTAACTAAGTATTTTTATGGGCATCACGGAACTGTAGAGGCTTGTTCCAGTGTTTATCGTCCCAATATCAAGGTCAATAAACTACATGATGATGCTCATCTGCCGACTTATGGTTCTGCAAATGCTGCTTGCGCAGACTTGTACGCCTATATCGGTTTTGATGATGCAACGATGGTAAACAAGAATGGCGATCGCTGCATTATGATTCAGCCGCACGAGACCGTTAAGGTACATACTGGTCTGCGAATGGCTCCGCCGGAAGGTTGGTACATTCAAGGGTTCGCTCGTAGCGGTCTTTCCACTAAGCAGGGTCTTGCACCTGTGAATGCCGTGCCAATCATCGACCAGGATTATCGTGGAGAGATCATTATTCCTCTCCACAACTATTCCAACATTCCTCAGATGATTACTCATGGCGACCGCATTGCTCAGATGGCAGTTGTTCCGTTCTGGCAGGCTAATTTTGAAGAAGTTTCCGAATTGGACGAAACTGAGCGTGGAGCGGGCGGTTTTGGATCTACTGGAAAACAGTAATGGAGATAATTATGGGAAAGACAATCGATACATCCGAGCTTCTGTATCGGATGGGAAAGTACGCAGAAATCGATGTTGAGCAGGATAAGCATGATTCGTTTATGCATTTCATGCTTCTTTTGACACGCACAATTGAGAAGATGCCGAATGCTGCATTGACTCATAAAAATCCGATTGATGACGAAATTATGAAGAATGAGTACAAGCTGGTGAATGCAATCTCACTTGTAACTGGACGCACTCGAAACGATGGCTGGTATCCTACTTGGATTGGCATGACTATGAAGATTGTGCGTCTAAAGGTCGATGAGTCTGCCGGTTTCCGGTACATTAAAGATAATGAGGGACATGATTATCCGGGCACAATGCATACATCTTGTGTTGTTGATTATTACATCTCAAGTGACAAGAAAAATGTTATTGTCCAGACTGAGAACACAATTTATAAGTTTGAAAAGGTTAAGGAGGACTAAATTATGGCTAAGTATTTTTATGTTTACAATATCGCCGGTGTCGAGGATTCTATTGTAAAGATGTTCAACACTGATACTGGTGCAATGGGCGAGAAAAGCGTCAAGAAGGATCGCATGGATGGCTTTATTGATGGTATTAAGACGAGCGGCTTTGTTTTGAATAAAGAACTGGCGGAGGCTGACGTTGCAGAGGCCGAAGCAAAGCGTGTTCTTGCAGAGAAGATGACCGCTTATCAGGCAGCTCGCGATGACTATCACAGCAAAAGTGAAACTCTGAAGAAGGTCAAGGCCAAGTACGGTATCAAGTAAGGAGAATACATAATGAAGTATTACGCTATCGAATCTCATTACGAGAAAGAAGCTCCATTTGGAATTGCATGGCAAGTAAAGCTGTTTGACGGGCATACGCTTTTGGAAGAGTACGACCACATCTTCTATAACGAGATTGCTGGCTACTGCAAATGTCTTGAGGATATGGGGTTTATCGAGAATGTCGAAGTGAAACTGGACATCGAAAGCGAATTGAAGAAGCTACAGGATTTCCAGAAGAGTATCGATGAAATCACGGCGAAGGCCGCGATGCTGGAAATCCTGCAAAAAGTGTAGAACACCTTCAATTAGAACGAAATATTCATTCTGGTAAAAGGTAAATTTTACGGAGGATTTATGGAGGGGAATGAAATCGGTTTCCTGCAAGCGACAGACGGAATTTACAACGTAGATATTGGCGTAAGAGTCTCGAATGGCTCTGTTGAACTTGCATATTATAGTGATGCTCCAGATATGGAATTGAGCTCTGCAACACTTACAAAAGAAAAGACAAAGACTTTAATTTTGTATTTGATATATGCACTTGAGCAATTAGAGTAAATATGTTTTATGGGTGGGTGGGAGGAATAAAAATCATTATGCACAAGACTGATAGTTTGAAAAATCCAGTAATCGTGTTTCCTTGTAAGAACTGCGGTTGCACAACTAAGATTCGAGTAACTTCTTTTGAAAATCCTGATTTGGATATTCCTGAGAATAATGTGATTGCGTGCTATAGATGTAGAGCGGAAGTTGCTGGGGCTGAGTTTATTTCTTGGAAAGAAGCAACTAAAACTATTTTTACCGTGGAGGTGCCAGATGGCGATTAAGATTATTGAACACAAACATGAGCGAAAGAAAACAAGATATGCCGTTAAATTCCTTTGTAAATGTGGATGCGTATTTTGGGCTGATGAAGAAGATACGAAAATTCCAAAAGAATTTGATTGGACTGAATACTCACCGGTTAAACAGGCGATTTGCCCAGAATGCAACACAGAAGTTTCATCTTGTTTATCTACAGTTCCAAGAGAAAAGATTTTTGTGGATTGAGGTGCCAAATGGCTATACGAATTGAAGTCCATGGTAAAGAAAGAGAAAAAACAAAATACTCAGTAGAGTTTAGATGTTCTAGCTGCGGTTGCGAGTTTTGGGTTGATGCAGATTCTCTTGGAGAGTTCAAGCCAGCCAATTATTGTGATTTGAAATACAACTGTCCTGAATGTGATTCTAGTTCTTATCCGGTTGATATTATGGAGAACAGCCGTATCTTTAATAAACACAAGTGGAAACCTATATTTTGGCAGATTATCGAATCTCCGTTTCATCGGTATTGCAGAATTTGCGATAAAGAAAAATAATATGCCAAAGCAAGTTTATTTTCAAGAATGTATGTTTTAGAAAGAGGTGAGAAAAAAATGGCTATTTGCAGTAAATGTCTACATAAAGAAGTATGCGCTTATAGAAAGCAAACAAGAGATAGTTGCGCCGAATCTTGCGAAGACTTTCTCGGTTGGGTTAAGGTCATGGATGAGCGTCCGATTCTTTTAAAAGACAACGTTGTAATAAGCGATTGTGGTCTGTCATTTATTGGATATTACGATTACAATAAGAGAGATCGAGAACACTTTTGCGATGCAAACACACTTGAAAAAATTTATGAATGTCCATCTTACTGGCTGAAAGGACTTGAATTGCATGAGCAAGAACGAATCGCAAACAAAGAATATAAACAACGATTGGCTCGCAAAGAAGCGGAGAGCGTACTTCAAACTGTTTCTGATGCAGACGAGAGTTGACTTTTGACGCAATTTGCAGAGCGTGTGAGAAAATCAAAGGATGGTGTATGAGATGAAAGTTATAGAACTTATCAAAAAACTGAATGAAATAGGCTATGATGAAAATACCGAATTGACCTTTGGGGTTGTTAATAGAGAAAACGGCAACTGGTATGAGGCTCCGTTCGATGAAATCAACTATGGAATTGATTTGACTGGAGAGCCATACCACAATGATGTAATCAATATTGACGTTGATGTAGATTCTGTAGAAGAATATCAGAAAGAAAAAACAGATTCTGCTGTTGAAAGTTTTGTTGATGAGATTCAGGAAGTTTTAAATAAATATCAGCGTAAGCTTATTTTTTAAGAACTAGACTTTTATGAGGTGACTTATGGGTGACTTTGCATTTTGTAGTACATTCACAGAAGACTATAAACTATTTTTAGAGAAAATTAAGAATGGCACTCTTACGGAAGAAGAACTAATAGAGTTTGATAAAAAATATGGCTGCAAATTAGAATACACTTATTATGCAGATCAAACGCCTGAATATCTCAGACATCTTTTTAAACAAAAGAAAAGTATCTATAACAATCCAATCATTAAAAGTCGGTAACGTAAATGGTAAATAAAGATTTTTCAATCGAAAAGAATCACTGGGAAATACAAAATCCAGAATGGGAGAACTATTCTCATTTCATCTGCACTAAAGACCATTATTGGACTGGTGTACACGGTATCAGCAACTATTTTCTTCAATATAAGAATTTTGGCAGAAGTAAACCAGTCGAACGATTTTCTGTAGAATGGCCGAACTTCGTAAAGCACATGTGGTTTATCCATTGGCGTGGCCCATGGGATTATATTTTTGCTTCATATAAATTATCCGAAATCAAACGATTTTTAGAACTTGATATTGACGCTATTAAAAAGAACCATTGGCCGGATGGCCGCTGCACTTGCTACAGTATTTATGACTACGTGACGAAGAAATGGTACTATTTTAAAATCGAAAATTTGGGAACATTTTATGGATGCACGTGGCCGTTGGGTGATGATACGGGGGATGTGATTAGTTGTGACTAAACAAATAGGCTATTATAAATCCGACTGGTACATTATGGGCATTGATGGAAAATATAACAAAGCCTGTATCTCGCATACAGAATCGCAGCTTCGATATACAGTTCCAAGGTCGCCAGAATGGACAATCAATGGATTGGGTTTTGCTTATCTTAGAGAACATGGATTTGAAGATTATCCTGAACTTTATGGTATTGTATTCTATGATATGGAGTGGTGGCGACGAAAACGCTATCCGGGTGACTTTTATGTAGAAATACCGATTTGCGATTTGTGCGGAGATGCCTTTCATTTAAAATGGCGTTGTAAGGAATTTCGTGTACATCAATGGTCTTGCTTGCGTAAAGAAACAAAGTGGGTGAAAGGCAGAAGTAACTACACTATTTATGAGCTTGCCGATAAGTTGCCACACGAAGAATTTATAGAATATCTTAAAGACAACGGTATCTATATTGTAAACGAAGGTGGTATTGAACTTGGATGATAATAACGAAAAACTCACTCTTGGAGAAAAGATCTTGTTTTTGACAGTCGGTGTGCTCATTACTCTTATTGTTGGATATTTTGTATGGGCGATTGGCGACGGTATCTATCGTCATTATAATCCGATTAAGTGGACTGCCACTATTGAAGAACTGGAACCGGGTATCTACGGATATACATCTACTATGGTATCTAATGTCCCAGCAGAAAATTACGAGATGCTTACGGTTCTTTGTAATGGCACATACATGAATATCAAAGGCCATGTACAGATTGTGTACGATAGTAATACTCCGTATATCGAATATAAATCGACCAGTATTGTCAATGCAGACTCTGTAATAATTCATGCTCAAAAAGGACAGATTAAAAATAATGGAGTTAGTACAGTAACGAGGTGATTCTTATGGAAGAATTAGGGTTTTATGAAGGGAAATATCAATGAAAGATTTTGACTTTTATAGAGCTAAATATATTCGTGATGGGAAATGGCGAATTGAGTTTTTTGATAAAGACAAAAAGTATGTTGGCTCTATTTATAAAGTAGGGTCGGACGGCGTCCGTGGGTATTGCCAGTGTTTAAATGATCTTGGCTACAAAGCAATTTTATAAAACTTGGATTCTTATAAAGGAGGTTCACAATGATTATTGACTGCAAATCTATTGCACAAGATATCAAAAATAAAATCAAGAATGTCATCACAGAAGATGGCTACGCTCCTGTTTTATATATTTATCAAGTAGGGGACAACCCTGCGTCTAACGCCTATATTCGTGGTAAGCTGCGTGACTGTGAAGAGGTGGGAATCGAAGCAAAACTTATCAAACTTCCGGAAAATATTACGGAGGATGAATTAAATAACAAGATACTGGAATATTATAACTGGGAAGATGTGGACGGTATCATTGTTCAGCTTCCATTGCCAAAACATATCAATCCCAAAAATATCTGCATTCCAGACGCAGTTGATGTTGATGGCTTTAATTCTACATCACCATTTCAGCCTTGCACTCCGCTTGGCGTTATGAAGATTTTTGATTCCATCGGTTACAATCTGGATGGCAAGAATGTGCTTGTGTGCGGTCAGTCTGATATCGTGGGTCGTCCGCTGGTTGATATGCTGATTAAACGGCACTGTAATGTAATCTCTGTGAATAGCACTGGTTCCGCTATGAAGGCCACTGCTCTTGAATTTGAAATGGTCGATGTGATTATTTCTGCTGTGGGCAAGCGCAACTTTATCACACCGTTTGATATTGATCGGGTTAAAGTGTGTATCGATGTTGGTATCAATTATGACGAGAATGGAAAGCAGCACGGAGACTGCTCCGATAATGTCTATGAAATGGAAGATGTCAGGGTGACTCCTCGTATCGGTGGGGTTGGCCTTATGACCCGTGCCATGCTCTTATATAACGTATGCGTGGCTAAATATGGTGAACATAAGATGGAGAAGGTGATTGAATGAAAGAAGTCCCAATCTGGGAAAAAACGACGCTTACTGTGGAAGAAGCTGCTGCGTACTCTAATATCGGCATACATAAACTAAGAGAAATCACAGATAAGGACGACAGGCAGCTTGTGCTGTGGGTTGGATCAAAACGCTTGATTAAACGCAAAGCACTTGAAAAATACATAGACCAGTCTTATTCGATTTGAAATCAGAGCTTTGGTGTGGTATACTTATAGTGTCACATCAAGGCTCTTTATAATAAATGTAAGGAGTCTATTTATGGAAAGACGTAAAGATAGTAAAGGTAAAGTCTTAAAAGACGGCGAAAGCCAAAGAAAGGATGGAATATATCAATATCGATGGACTGATAAAACTGGAAAACGTCACACAATTTATGCGAAAGATTTAAAAGTTCTTCGAGAAAAAGAAAATAATGCTAGTAAAATAATTTCTCAAGGGATAGATTTTGAAGGCGGTAAAATAACAACATATCAGTTTCTTATAAGATATTATGAATTTAAGAAAACATCAATAAAGAAATCGAGTTTGAAGACATATTATACAACGACAAACAAGTTGAAGGATACGTCTATCGGTAATACAAAAATTATTGACGTAAAGATTTCAGACGCAAAACAACTGATTATTGATTTGAGCCAGAATGGATTGAAATACAGTACAATAAAAACTATAAAAACACTGATAAAAGCTGCATTTAAAATGGCTCAAGAAGATGATTTGATTTTAAAGAATCCGTTTGATTTTCAGCTGAATGAAGTTATAAAAAACGACACTAAAAAAAGAGTCGCATTAACCGAACAACAGTATTCTAATTTGCTTGAATTCGTTTTATGTGATCGAGTCTTTCGTAAGTATTATGATGACATCGTATTTTTGTATGAAACTGGAATTCGCGTAAGTGAATTTTGTGGGTTAACACTTTCGGACATTGACTTTGTGAAACATGAAGTTGTAATTGATAAACAACTCATCAAAACCTCAAAAGGAGAACTCTACATCACAGATCCAAAATCAAAAGCTGGGTTTCGGACGATTCCATTGAGCGCTGAGGCATATCACGCGATTAAAGCCATTATCAATCGTCGGCCACAAACAAACGAGATGATGGTCGATGGTTATTGTGGTTTCATCTCAATTCATTCAAATGGAACCCCGAAGACCTCTTGGAACATTGAATATGAGCTAAGAGAAATTGCAAAGGCGTATAACAGTCTTTACCCAGAGTGCCAATTACCAAATCTCACACCTCACGTTCTTCGACACACTTTTTGTACCAGAAAAGTTAGCAGCGGCATGAACATCAAGGCAGTTCAATATCTAATGGGGCATAGCTCAGTACAAATTACACTCGATGTATACACATCAATCGACGCTGATATGATAAAAACTGAATTTGCAAAAGTGGCACAGATGTGAGAGTTACTACACCAATCACTACACCAATTTTGGTGAAAATACGCCAAGATATGCGAAGATATGCCATACCATGCGGCACATAATAGATTGTCGAATACAAATAATTCACGAATTAACGTAATAAAATGTCAATATGTTAAAAAACTGAAAACTTTCTCATAAAAATTGCAAAACCCCTTGATTTTTCAGAGCAAGATGAGTACAATACAATTAGCACTCAGAGAAAAGGAGTGCTAAACCGCTGCGGAGCACACACGAAGCCCCCGCAGGACACAACAAAGTTTCAAATAAATTCAATATAATTGGAGGGCAAGAATTATGAAAATCATTCCTCTTGCAGACCGTGTTGTCATCAAGACTGTTGAAGTTGAGGAGACCACCAAGGGCGGCCTGATCCTGACCGGCAGCGCAAAAGAGAAGCCGCAGGTCGCACAGGTCATTGCTGTCGGCCCCGGCGGTGTCGTGGACGGCAAGGAAGTCAAGATGACCGTCAAGGTCGGCGACAAGGTCCTCACCAGCAAGTACTCTGGCACTGAGGTCAAGGTGGACGGCGAAGAGTGCACCATCGTGCGTCAGAGTGATATTCTGGCTGTTGTGGAAGACTGAAACTGAATTTTCCCTTTTCAATTGAGCTTGTATTATAAAGGAGCGATGTATTATGGCAAAGCAGATCAAGCAGGGTGAGGACGCCCGCAAGGCACTGTGTGCCGGTATTGATACCCTGGCTAACACCGTTAAGATCACCCTCGGCCCCAAGGGCCGCAACGTGGTGCTGGGCAAAAAGTTCGGCGCACCGGTCATCACCAACGATGGCGTGACCATCGCAAAGGAGATCGAGCTGAAGGACGAGTTCGAGAACATGGGCGCACAGTTGGTGCGTGAAGTCGCAACCAAGACCAACGATGCCGCAGGCGATGGCACCACCACCGCTACCGTGCTGGCACAGGCTATGGTCAACGAGGGCATGAAGAATGTTACCGCCGGTGCAAATCCCATGGATATCCGCCGCGGCATGAGCAAGGCTGTTACCACCGCTGTGGAGACCATCAAGGCACACAGCCAGAAGGTGAAGGACAGCAACGATATTGCCCGCGTCGGCACTATTTCTGCCGGCGACCCCGAGATCGGCCGTCTGATTGCTGAGGCTATGGAGAAGGTCACCTCTGACGGCGTTATCACCATCGAGGAGAACAAGACCACCGCTGAGACCTACAACGAGATCGTGGAAGGTATGCAGTTTGACCGCGGCTATCTGACTCCCTATATGGTCACCGATACCGACAAGATGGTGGCCGATCTGGACAACGCTGCTATCCTGATCACCGATAAGAAGATCAGCGTCATTCAGGATCTGGTTCCCCTGCTGGAGCAGGTGATGCAGAACGGCATGAAGCTGCTGATCGTGGCTGAGGATATCGAGGGCGAGGCGCTGTCCACCCTGATTGTCAACCGTCTGCGCGGCACCCTGAATGTCGTGGCTGTTAAGGCTCCCGGCTTCGGCGACCGCCGCAAGGAGATGCTGCAGGATATCGCTACCCTGACCGGCGGCACCGTGATCTCCTCTGATCTGGGCTACGAGCTGAAGGACGCAACCGTCCAGATGCTGGGTCATGCCCGTCAGGTGAAGGTGACCAAGGAGAACACCACCATCGTGGGCGGCGCAGGCGACAAGGACGCCATTGCAGCTCGCATTGCCCAGATTCGCAGCCAGATCGAGGCCGCTACCAGCGACTTTGACCGCGAGAAGCTGCAGGAGCGTCTGGCTAAGCTGGCCGGCGGTGTGGCTGTCATCAAGGTCGGTGCTGCTACCGAAGTCGAGATGAAGGACAAGAAGCTGCGCATTGAGGATGCACTGAACGCTACCAAGGCAGCTGTGCAGGAAGGTGTTGTGGCCGGCGGCGGTACCGCTCCCATCAATGCCATCCCCGCTGTGCGCGCCCTGTGCGATACGCTGGAGGGCGACGAGCGCACCGGTGCCAAGATCGTGTTGAAGGCTCTGGAGGCTCCTCTGCGCCAGATCGCCAAGAACGCCGGTCTGGAGGGCAGCGTCATCATCGACAAGATCGTCTCTGCCAACAAGCCCAACTACGGCTTCGATGCCCAGAACGAGGTCTTTGTCGAGGATATGATCGCTGCAGGCATCGTGGACCCGACCAAGGTCACCCGTTCCGCTCTGGAGAACGCAGCTTCCGTCGCTGAGATGGTGCTGACCACCGAGAGCCTTGTTGCTGACCTGCCGGAACCCCCGGCTCCCGCCGCACCTGCCGGCGGTGACATGGGCGGCATGTACTAATAACTGCCTAAAAACCGCATGAATCCTTGATTTTTGGAGCGCGCAAAAGCGGATTTACGCCAAACTTACGCCACTTACGCCAAAAATCAAAGCGCATGATAGGGTAACAAAATCGACACTCGCTGAAAAGCGGGTGCCGATTTTTTTGTCTAGGGGATTTGAAGAAAGAGCGATTCGCTGGTGGACTCTGTGCCGGGCAGAGCGTCAGCGAATTTTTCTGCGTGATGGCATATTGACAAAATTCAATCACGCGAGTATAATGATGATGGAAGAATACAAAAATACCATCATGTTCAAAAGGAGTGAACTGAATGAACCTGAGCGTATCCGATGTTGAGAACTATCTTGAAGCCGTGAAATGTGCGGTGAAAGCACACCGCTACAGGCTGGATATGAATGCTAAACGCCCGGATAATCGAAAACTCTTTGATACGTATCTGCTTACCATGAGGGATGCAGAAAACATCATTCTGGATTTGAATGCAATGGACTTCTCAGACGCAGTTCCGAATGAACACGCTGGCTTTGAACATGAGACACTCTATATCTTTGGAAAAGAAGTTCTGTTGATCGAACGATACGGAACAGCGGAAAAGCTGGTGCCGCTTTACATCAAGTTCAACAAGCTGGACAACGAATTCGTCATCGTGATCTCATTCCACGAGCAACGCCATCCGCTGACTTACTACTTCAAATAACTGAGCACAAAAGAAGGAGAGGACACTATGCGCGAACGAAAGGACTTCTGCACAGAATGCCGCAGAGAAACGAGCTACACCCTGAGGAAAATCAAAATCAACCAGACTATCCGGGAAAAGGAATATACTTTTGAAATCACGGCTGCTTTCTGCAACGAATGCGGCGGCGAAATGGGGATTCCCGGCCTGATGGACTACAACGTAAAGGAAATGGATGAGCAGTACCGCAAAGCGGAGGAGATCATCACGGTGGAGGACATCGAACGCCTGATGAAACTCTACAACATCGGCAAAGCACCGTTGTCGTTGGCACTGGGCTTTGGGGAAGTGACCATCACCCGTTATCTTGCCGGGCAGGTGCCGTCCAAAGAGTACTCGGATATCATGTTGCACGCATTGGCATCGGCTTCCTATATGAAGGAACTGCTGGACCAAAACCGTGAGAAGATCGGAGAGACCGCCTACAAAAAGGCCTACACGGCTGCAACGCAACTGGAAAACCTCTATGTGGCTGTCCCGGTGGAACTGCTGGCGGTGATCGCCTATATCTTCTCAGCGCTGCATGAGGTGACACCGCTGACCCTGCAAAAGCTTTTGTATTATATTCAGGGCAACTATGCAGCGATTTACGACAAACCGCTGTTTGATGCCCCCTGCGAAGCGTGGGTGCACGGCCCGGTGTATCGCAATGTCTATAATCTGTTCCGAGATTTTAAGTACAACCCCATTGATGATGACCGCTTTGTTCCGTTGAAGGAGAGTGCGCTGCCGCTCACCCCGGAGGCCAAAGAGGTGGTAGACCGGGTGCTGGATACCTTTGGTATGTACAGCGGAAAGGTTCTGGAAAGCATCACCCACAAAGAAGCCCCTTGGCTGGATGCCCGGAGGGGTTTTCTGCCGGACGAAACTTCTCATGCGGAGATTTCGCTGGATGCGATGAAGGCGTACTTCAAAAAGGTGGATGAGAAGTATAATATTCGGACAGAGGATGGACTGCGGAAGTATATCGGCAAAATGTTATAATAAGTCGGACTATGCACAACGGCAGGTTAATTTATTATGAACAGCATTGATTACTTGGTAAAAAGTGCTATAATTAAAGTGCCCCATACGAAAGGTATGGGGGAAGGAGATTGTTGTCAACTCTCCTGCTAGAATATTCTCGAGAATATTTAGCAGCACAGTTGACACGGTTGTTGATGCTGATGTAGCAAATGCTAGAATCAGACTGATTGATGAAATCACGACAATCGCCTCCCAGTCAATTATACCATAATTGATGATTGCGCTAACAGAATAGCTGGGAACTCTGAAAATCCTTTATGGTAATAGGGGTAACCACGTCAAACGTATATCCATCGGCTTAGAGACGCTATTCCTCGTGCCGATGGATATTGCATTTTAGGGGTATTAAAGCAATGGATGCTTGGTTAAGTGATAAGAAGACAATTCAAAGAAGCAAGCGATATTATGCACATTTTGATGTGCGAACAGATATCGGTCGCATGAAAGATTATGTTTCAAATCCAAAAGCAGTTGCAGCGCATGGATTTTATCCATTTATCCATTATGAGATGGATATGAGCAAGTTTAAAAGAGGAAAAGGAGTAGTTCCTAAAAAACGTGATATTTGCTATGCAGCACATATTGATCGGTGCATTTATCAGTATTACAGTCACATTTTGAATGAGAAATAT